CTCGTGGGCTCGGAGATGTGTATAAGAGACAGACCATACCACAACTAATTCCATCAAATAAACTTAATACTTTCATTTTCTTTTTTTTGTTAAATTAAACAATATTCTTGATTCACTCATTTTCTTTCTTGTTTCTTTTGATAAAAGAAACCCATATAGTTCCTCTTTTTCATTACAGCCAATTAAACTTGTTAATTAAAGATATCTGTATATATTTAACAAAAAATTCTCGTTCTGAGATTCGAATCATTACTTCTTCTTTCGAAGGATTGTTCAAAACAACCTCTGCCAATTGCCCTTTATAGAAAACCTTAGTTCCACGATACAGCAAGTACCACATGTCATAATTGCTTTGAACCCGACGTTGCTCGTTATCTTTATATTGAAAGAAAGGAACTCCGGTTGGTTTCAAAAAATACTTCTTGACAAATTTATTGACGCTCAACCCATTAAAAATGGACTTCAATCCAAATTTCACGCTTATCTCTTGAATTTTCAATTTCTTCTTATCGGCTATGTCCGACGCAACTTTAGCATATCTTTCATCACGATAAATCTGAGAACGTAGCTTATGCGTCAGATATTCCAACTGCAATTTTATCAAAAACTCCTTACGAGCAATTAATTTATCGCCAGATTCTAACTTGTTTTCCATATCCTATAATTTCACTTCTACTCTATTATAAAAGAAGTTGATTGGGTCAATCGCCCCTTGTAATACTTCTTCAAGATATTCTATATCTATATTTCCTGGATCAACCCCCTCACGCCGAATGGCTGTCACATATACCCTATCAAAAATTTCCCTCATTTTCAGGGAAGCTTCTTTACTTTCATTAATGGTTCCATAGTCGTACAAAAGTATTATATTTTTTATTCCTTTTTTCTTGAGCATCTTAATTTGCCCATCTCCGATATTATTCCCAAACGTAAAACAACATTTAATATCATCGACATCATTCAGTCCCAAAAGATTCTGTATATTCACCGCATCAAAAATACCTTCTACGAGTATTACTGTCTCCGTTTTTCCAAGTACAATTTCATCACATCCTCCTAACAAATCCTGAAAGTTGTTTTCACTGTTTCGATAACGCAACACTAAATCAGCTTCATGTCGTTTGTAGGCTTCAAGATTTTCTTTGTGCCACTCTTTTGTATATCTACTACGCGCCCACCACGCTACACAAACCCCATCAACCTTCATTTTAAAGATGATAAAATTTTTGAGTTTAGGCTCAAGCGGAGTATCCGTGTAGGAAGGTTCAAACTGTTTGTAATGTTCTTCACGAAACCCCCGGTTATTCAAATAAGAATCATTCACCAATGGTTTGAGTCTCAACGGAAGCGATACAGGCTTTAAATCTTCTTCCTTAACAAGTTCTTCTTCCTGTACCCATAGTGGCTTATCTTCGTCATTAGACACTAATTTAGGGCACTTATCTATTTCATCGGGCTTAACAGTATACGTCTTTTTTGCTAAATCCGTACGACCTAACTTTTTAAGAAACTCATACAAAGAAACCTTCCGAGGGCATTTCCAACAATGGAACGTGGCTATACCTGTATCATTAAAGATAATTCCCCACTTCCCACTCTTTCCACAATAGGGGCACTCCATATCCTTATTGGTCATCCAACCCTGAGAACCAAACGGCTTCAAGCCAAAATCAACAATTATCTGTTCTTTGTCGTACCTCATGACTTCTTTCTTGGGATAGGTTTCTTTTCATCCTTCTTGTGTCTCCACGCTTTTAAAGACTCCCGTTTAGCTCGCTCTTCTTTTATCTCTTCTGGCTCCGAAACGACCTCTTCATTTCCTTTCACTACCTGAGTCACCCACACACCTGGTTCTATCTCTACACGCTCTTTACGATCCCCAACAACCGATTCTCCATTTGACTTTTTACCTCGTTTAGATTCTAGCTTTTCTAAAGCCGACATATCAAGAATTTGTTCGACAGTAGTTGACCGGGGTAAATCATAGAAAAAACCATTTTCATAATTAGTAGGAACTCTAACTATGATCCCGTTATTCTTATAATTACGAAGCTTATCACAATAAATACGAGCGATTTGAGCTTTCCCTTCTTCCAGTGTAGCATTTCCAGTAAACACAAATGAAAACGGCTTAATAAGTGTTCGGTCACCTTCGGTGTGTTGTCGAGTAATCACCCACTGAGGATTATTCCAAAGTTCAAAGGGAATATCTCCGGTTTGGGCTACTGTCCACACTACACAATCATACGTTTTAGCAATGTCTTTAAACCGTTGAGCAATCTTTTGAAGCCTATATTTGATAAAGTTCGGATCAAAGTCGATCTTTTTGTTTTCACCTGTCAACATCAAATCAATAGAGTCAACTGCTATCAAATCGGGATAATACCCATACTCCTTTTTATAGTCTTCAATTGCACTTACCAAATCAGAAATAGTTGTATCCATCATTTCATCAGATGAATATACGTCTATATCACTATTTACAGTTATTGCCCGATTAACAATTGCTTTTAAACGCTTGTATGTGTCCTCAGACAAATCCCCCTTCATAATCTTTGAATAGGTGGTATTAGCAAGCATTTGATCGTACTTCGCCGTAACTTCCTTACGACCCCCTTCTAACTGTACATGTAAAACATGATTATGCGCAATAGAAGTGTTGTACCACCCCACATATCTCAGCCAAGTTGACTTTCCAACACCTGAACGCATAATAAACAAAGCCGTATCCTGTCTAGGGACTCCTCCATCGGTAATCTCATCTAAGGTTGTAATCCCTATCGGAATTTTTGTACGTCTTTGTTCGTCTTCGGCTTCCATCTGAAGACTATTTACGTCCTTCATCAAGTCGCGATAAATACGGGTAAACTTTCCTTTTCCTCGTTCAAAAGAAAAACTGTTTATCTCATACATTCGTTTTTCTAATAACGCCATTGCCTCGTCCGGTTTGCCTTCATTGTACATGTCGGATACCTGGCGTTGAACCGCAACAAAAGTCTGACGTTTGATAAACGTTTCCAATTGCTGAACCATCGGTTCATAATCCGGAGTCTTCAGATTTTTAATATCTTCAATTTTCTTTAAGACGTCTTTATTATTAGGGTACGTCATTTCAACCATCCCTAATGTAGCTAAATTCCCATTCCGATTCATTTCATCGGATAAGACTTTTAACATAGCTTTGCACCCACCTAACTCCCTAGGGAAATTGCTTAAATCGAGATTATCAATAACCATAGCAGCAAACGCCCGGTTTGCAAATGCTAGTTTTAACATCTCTTCGACAAAATTAGGCGAAAGAATAGCATCGACCTTTTTATTCATAATTAAACCGAATCAACCTTTATTAAAACAGTGTTTTCTCTTAATCTATTTATTGCCATAAACGACGACGAAACCGTATCATCATGCCCACTTATACTTTCCAAAGTTCCTTTATCGCTTCGGAAAGCCACACTATTAAACTCCCCAAACATTTGATCAACACGTTCCCGAGTATCAGGATGATAGGGACACTTTAAAACCCCTCTTTCATACAAAGCAGCTAAAGATGCCCATCCTGTACGCAAATCCTTCTTATTTCCAGATGTCGTCGTAAACGGGTGAATATTTTTAATACCCCTTTGTACACACATATCCGCTAGAATGTTCTGAAATCCGTTATTTTCTACAACAATTTCATGGGGGTGGAACGCATGATTAAGCTGCTCTATCCTAGATATTTGTTCGTTATGCGACAACCCCTTTTGACGATATATGTACAATAGATAGTAATTCCCTTGAATATCTCTTCCCCACACGGTATAACACGTAAAGTCAGCACCTACATTCCCCGATACAGCAAAGTCACACCCTATCACCACACGTGTTAGTTTAATAGGAAAGCTGACAATGTTCTCGACCAACTTAATATTTTCCATCCCGATTGTACTCCTCATAAGTATCTCCCAAGGAAAGATTGTACTATCGTCTGAGATAGGTACGACTAAATACTCTCTACTAAACACCAGAGTCCCAAGAGACTTCTTTTCCTCCATCAGCTTTTTGAACGTAAAGCGGTCAGGAGCTAACAAACGCCCGTCCGGGAATATTGCCGGATATTCAAAAACCTTAAACTTTGGGTCCTTCTTTAAATCGGAATAAAGGTCATCAGCCTGATATGGCGTGTTATGAGATACAATTCCATTTGAAATAAATGAATGAGTTTCTTTCATTGAAAAATCAACCGTAATAGACTCAGATTCTTCAATTTTCTTAATAGGAAGGAAAACATATCCACTTTCAACATTTTTTATAAATGTTCTTGTATCTTCATTTTCAAAACCAGAACCCTTTACCCATTTAACAACTTTTTCTAATTCAGAACGTTTATGAATACTAATCGTGTTTCTACTTTTAAATCTTAATTTTTCTAACCCATATTTTTTCTTATCTTTAGCAGTCAAACTAATTTCTTTCCTAATTCTTTTCATTAGTTCTGACTGATAAGGTATCTGCATAACAGAACAATCAATTAATGTATTAGAAATGTTTCGATATTTGTCACCTTTTCCTGAATGAGGGAAACCAATTTTTTCCATAAAAATATGAACCATTTCTTGTGAGGTTATTCTAAGAAGATACCCTATACGATTTGATTTTACTTTTTTAGAAGATTGACATTTTTTAGGATTTACAGACGATACAATCCCCATATTCAAAAGAACGAACTGTATTTGTTTTATCAATTTTTCACTAACTGAAAAACAGCTAACATGACAATGACCAGAATCATCAATTGTCATACACCCATCACCATCAAAATATCCCGATAAAAACTTACATAATTCCCTTTCACCTGAATGTAATATTTTATTTGGAATTTCTTTTGTATGAGATAAAAGTCCTATTTTATAACCCAAGGATTGAAATAGCTTAGACTTTTCATTACGATAGTATCTCATACTCAACCTTCCTCTTACAGGTCTAAATTCCTGTTCATTTATCAAGTAATCTCGAATCCCTTTCACGCCTTTTATTATAGAAACACGGTTTTCTGACAAAACACCATCAGCAATACAAAGTCCAATTTGATAGAGGTCATCATCTGAAACTTTCAAAGGTTTACCCCATACCCCTGCTCCAACCTTTATTGCAACAAAATCTCCAACTTTTAAATCTTTTGCCTTTCGCCACTCAAATAACCCCTTTTCATTGCAAACCATTATTGGGTGAATGTAGCTTGTTTCAAGTTTCAAACCCTTTTTAAGAGTTATTACTTTTGTCTTCGTTAGCCCATTAATATAATATTCATTTGCAATTTCAAGTTTAGTTCCATTGTAAACCTCTTTTCCATAAGGATAATATCCTTTATCAGAAGTAATAGGAACTGGAGCTAATTCACCTATTTCAAAAATTCCATTATCGGTTAAAACAAGTGTATCAGGGGTAACACACCCGTCGACAATATTATATCCATAGGGTTCTACAATCGGAGTAATTGCTCCTTTAAACAAATCCCGTAACTTTTCTCGTTGTTCCAACGAATAGATACTGCTTTCGTCAGGTAAGTCATCACTGACCGCTGCTCCAACATGTAGTCCTCGAATAAATCCGTCTTTTCCACGTAGGTGAAGTTTCGTTCCATTTTCGCACTCTATACTCGTCGCTGCTAAAGATGCCTTTCCACCGGGGTTTAACTTAGCAGCTATTGCTTCATTAACCCGAATTTCTTCAACTACCTTATCAATATGCTCCTTACCTAACTTCTCGGTATTTGTAATGATACACGTTTCCTGGCGATTTTTATTATCTGGAGTATCAGGACGCATAAAATTTGGACGATGATAACTGTATAGTCTCCACAAAGGGAATGCCATACAAAATTCGTAGGAATTATGTACTACTGTCCCATCCTCCAACTGAAACATATGGTCTCCATCACACATGAACCCATAATAAGACTCCTCTCCTATCCCTTCTACCTTTATATCTGTTCGAACAATTACAGGCTTATCATAGGAGAATATTTTATACCCCTGAAAACGACGTTGTTTCTTAGGCTCATACTTAAGAAACTTCCCCATTTCTATTTCCACGAACTGTTTGCTCCTTTTATCCCACAAACATAAAATATGCGCTCTATTCACAGCATAGGGCATCCCATCTTCCTGATCAACCCTAAACATCTGAGCTCGTCCAATATGCCTTGTAAGAACCTTACGAGGAGTAAAATCCATCCCCATTACTTCCATACCGGGATAAATATCCTCAACATTCTTAACAGTAAAGTCCGCCATCAGGATACGAGTTCCTGCGGCAAAACATTTACCGTGTGACCGAGCAGCAAGATATGCACTGTTTGGGTATAACTGAACCATATTTCCCCACTCAAGATTTCTCCAACCTTGCCGAAAATTAGGAAGCATAGTCGTCTTGAAGTAATTATAAGACTGAACCTTGAGAGTTTCGTCCATAGATTCTTCAAGCTGGTCTATATAGTTCAGCCTCTCTGTATCGAGAGTTGAGTTTAATGTGAGCACGTTGTTCGTTTGTGTAAAAATCTCAGTTAACAGATTGTCAACGTCTCCGCCATACCCTCCCAAAAGCTGATTAATCGCAACCGGGGGGAGGGCTTCTAAAACGTTGAAAGCCGTTGTAAAAACCGTGTCCAATTGTTTATACGACAATTTCGAACCCTCACTAAACCTAATCATATCCTATACCAATTGAAAATTTTCTCTGAAACGAGATTCCTTTTTCACCGAAGCGGAAGGCTCAGCAACCACATTCCCTCGCATAAGCTCAATGTATTTAAGCATCAGATATGCATTTGCTCGTGTATCAGTAAGTGCTCGGTGAGCATCTACCAATTCAACCCCCTCCTTGCGACAACACGTTCCCAATTTATAATTTTCTTGTTCTGTGGCACGATAGTAGCTCAATTTCATGGTATCTTCAACGAACTTCACGTATTCCCACAAATCATCATTATTGAAGGCAAACATACCTTCAAAAAATGGAATATCAAAAAGTTGAAAATTATGCCCGGCTAGAATAGCACCTATTCTCTTATTGGCGTATTTCTTGAGAAGGGCTTTCGTTTCCTTATACACAGTTTTGATGTCTTCACCGTTTTCAGTTAAGTGCTGAACTGACAATCCATGCACTTCCTCAGCCTGCGGGGAGTATTCAAGCCCATCTTTATAGGGAGCAATAATCGCATTGTATTCAGTAACAATGTCTAAATTAATACAATCAACTACCACCATAGCAACCTCGGCGAGTGCTATATCATAAAAAGCCTTTTTGTTCTTATTTGGCAGCCCCCCGGTTTCCGAGTCAGCCACAATGACATACTTTACTGTTGTTTCCATAATCTTCTTTCTTTTAGTTTATATCGCCATATAAATCCTCCGGCAGTATTATATTTACCTTTACAACACCCCGAAATATTACTAATATTTAACGTTTTCTTTGCTAAATTTGCTGATTCAAAAGTTTGAATATACTCCCCATCTAAAGAATACTGCTCTACAACTCGAATATATTTTCCGCTTTTTAATTTCTCCAACATTTCTTTATTTTCAAGAACCCCAATAATCCCATGCCGTGCAATTGTGGTTCTATTCAAAACGTGTTTATGACCTTCTGAAAGTTTACGTCTATGTTCTTCAGATAGCCGTTTTCCCGCATTCCAAGGTTTCTTTCCTTGATTAGTTTTACTTAATTTCAATCGTGAACCAATTGAGAAACACCCCTGCTTATTCCATGCTTCTACAACCCCCACAGTCCCTTTATTCCATGGAATTAATCCTTTCTTAAACCATGTTCCAGACATCTTCTTTTTAGAAGATTCTGAGTGATGAAGTCCTAATACGCCATCACCACCCTCGGTAGAGTTATAACCCCGGCGTTTCGTGTCGTAACGGGCTATAAAATGACGTTCAAGAAAATCTAGTTTCCGTTTTAGAGACTGTTTATTAGGAGCCTCAACCCACATGATTTCCTCGATTACAAAGTTTTCAACGCCGTATTTTCGTATGGCTCGATAAAATTTGTAATTGCATCTTTCTGAAGAACGTACATGATGATTCCTTCTTACAGATAATTGTTTCATTGTTTGACCAATATACCATTTACCCGTAACTAAGCATTCAATCATATAAATTCTTCCTCTTATCATTTTAGTAAAAATTTTAAATCTTTCAAATCCTGATCCCGCACCTCTACATCATCATATACCAATTCTAACTTCAAGACAGGATTCTTTTCAGCCCGTAACCCCTCAGGGAAATCGTTGATGACAATTGTCGGTTCCCCAGCTATTGTTAAATCTGCCCGACAATCTATGATGTAACATCGAATCAAACTACGTCGAGTCCGATCTTTGAATGAAAATAACTTTGCTTTATATTTTCGTTCAAGTATGTCAGCAAATTTATCCAACGCTGCCCACAATTTCTTTTCAGGAACATCAGCTCGAAAATCTATTAAATTTGCAACCATTGGTGCCCCTAAAATTCGTAGAATCCTCATTAGGAACTCGGCTGTTCTGTTATCCATAATTATTAAACGTTAAATTATACTTTCGGTTATTTCCGACTGCCAAACTCATATTGATGATGGCAATCGCAGCATAATAATTCAATATTTGTTTTATCAAGACGAAGCTCTGGAAAAGCCCCCTTTGATTTTATGTGGCTAAAATATTGTGGTTTCAACACTACACCCAAATCTTTTCCACACTTCACACATTTGTGCTCCCTTTCAGCCCAAATTTCTTTGAACAGTTTTAATTCCCCAGTAGCTTTCTTAGTCTTATGAGGCTTTGATTTTTGTTTTTCAATAGCGACCTGAAATCGGGTCTTACCGTCGTGCAGGCGTTTATAATTACATTCGTCACATAGTTGCTTCGTTCGGTTAGCAACTCTTTTTATACGACCGCAATCGATACATACACCAAATTTATTCAAAGTCCTCATAATTTTCTTGATGTTTTGTTTGACGTACATTTACCCGGCTCGGAAGTTCTATCACGGTTTCTGAACAATTTACCTTCTGAAACAAATTCACCCCGTCAGAATCAGGCAAAAACAAAACTTCACATTCCTTTTTAAAGGGACACTTGATACACATTAAATCTTCCGCATCATAGGGATAATCTCCATATTTAGCCCCACAGAAATTAGGACCAGAGATTCTTGACATACGGTATCTTTCCCTCCGTAATGCTTCCTCCCTGACAGGAGTATAACTTTTCATTTTAACCGGATTTTCTAATTTACGTTGGACTGCCCATTGTTGGGCATGATAGTTTGCACCTCTGTTATAGCTTGCCCATCGCTCCCAAGCCTCAGCCCCTATAAACCACACTGGTAACGGACGCCTATTATGCTTTTGCTCGGAATAAACATAAAACTGAAACACTAAAAATTCCCAAATGAAATCCACCCCGGCAGAGGGAGGTAGTTTCTCAAGAAAAGAAACTATCGCTTCCCGATGCTTAGGCTTCCATAATTTTACCGAACACGGCATATCTTTGACTTTCAATGAAAGATACTCATAAATTCTCAAGAATATCTTTAATGTGTCATCATAAGAATATATCATACTAAATCATTTCTAACTTTAATTAATTCCAACTGATCACCAAATTAATTGATTCTTCCTTAGAATGTTCAATCGGAACATACATTCTTCCCGTGGGATCATTGATATCCGGCTTGCATATTTCCTCATACTGTTTCCTCGCTTCTTCCTTGTCAACATGCCTGCACACCCAAAGACCTATTTCTTCACCCGGTTTCAAACTCCCTAAATCCAGTTCAACTCCTTCACTCATTTCAACGAACTGAGCGTGGAACGGTTTATTGTTACCCGTTGATACATTTTCCATGTATTGCTGGTTGTATTTGTTTACCCCATTTAATACGCCTATCCCCACTTTATAGGTGCAAACCGAATCAGCAGGTCGAACAATGCTCACCTTAATGTTATCAGCAGGGATTTGAAATTCATTTTTCAAAACAATTGCCCGATATTCATCTCTTCCGCTTTTAAGCGTCATAATAGACAATTCATCGAACATATTTCCAAAGTCATCATTCACGACCATCGTGGAGGATTTATATCCTCCAAGCGAACGGTCAGGGTTTGGTTGGTCAACATTGTAACCAACTGTTGTTGTATAAAATAGTACCATAATTTAATCTTTAATTTTCACCATTTCACCTTCGTACCCTCCGGAACCACTTGCCACGGGAACTGTAAACAACTCGTGAGTTTCACCAGAAACAGGTACGTCAAGTTTACATTCAAAATCCCAATACTCAACTTCGGTATCCGGAACGAAATACGCAATTAAAGTGTAATTCGCATTAGCCGTTACAGTATACATGGCTTCCTGGGAAACGGTTTCTCCATTTTGCGTCCAATGGGAAAACTTATATCCCGAAGCTGCTTTTGCATACACTTTACGAACTGATCCAGCTTGTACTGTCAATTGCGTTAATGCGCTATTTATCACATTAGGAGAAAACGAAACAGCTCCCTGAGAAATATCCAATGTTTCAGTCTTGGCAATAAGAGTAAAAGTATCACCCGTCTGAGGTTGTAAAACAACTTCTATGGTCTCGTTCTTTCCATTAATAGTAAAAGTCCCTGACTGAGGAATGTACCCTTCTTTGGTTACTTCCCAAGACAGTATCTGACCATTCACCCCAGAAGCACTATTCTTCTTTACTCCATTTATAAAAACTGTCGCATCAGCAGGAGTTGGAGTAATAGTCAAAATATATTCAGAACCTCCCCCACTTCCTAATGACCAAAATTCAGTTCTCTCATCCAAAATAGTAATCACTCCATTGTTATTTCTAAGCCGAGCGATAAAATACTCATTTGCTTCTTTAGAGGGTTTTATTCCTATCGCTGGCTCGGGAACCAAAGACAGTTGATACGTTTCATAGGTGTATAACCCTTCGAGCTGCTCGTCGGTAAAACGACGACCCATAGGAACGCTTCCTAAAATAATTACTTTTAATTGGCTTTCGGCTTGAAAAGGATAGCCACTTGAAAGAACTAAATTTTTTGCGTTGATAATATCAACTACTTGATACACGGCATTATTCTTGGGTTCTGATCCGTCTTCTTTAACGAACCGAAGTGCTGTCGCAACATTCGATTGCCCCCGAACTATGCCCGAAAAATCAACCGTTCCTGAAACTTTTCCTGAAGTATCAACTTGAACATAGCCTGGTTCCCAATTATGTGCAGCCGGACCAACTTTCAACCAATAATACACCCCATCATTCGGAATAGGGAAGTCAACTTGATTATCAACTTTATACCCCACTAAATTCAAATCTATTACATAACCTCCGGTTATATTAACCGTTCCAAAAGTCGTTGACTCAGACACTCGAAATGCAGCACCAGGACGTCCTCCAGGTGATACTAGCCCGTAGGAAACAGATGAAGATAAAATCCCTTTTATAAGAGGGTTATCGTTCAAGAATCCTATCATTCTGTTTAACTCTTCCTTTTCAAGGAATGTGTTTCTGTGAATGTTTATTTTGTTCATAATATTATAAATTATCCTTCTTGATCAATTTCAATTCTTAATTCTGTATCACCCGGATCACCCTGCGCAGGAGTAACTGATGCCCAATCAGCAGGAAGTGAATCCAATACCCAATGCTTCGTTGAAGACGCAATCACCTTTCCAATTCCTCCTGTTGCCGGAATTGTAATTTCAGCAGGTTCGAATGACAATTCCCCCGATACTTCGAAAATAGCCTGAACAACTATGTTGTGATCCCCTAAGAAATAATTTGTCGGGTTTCGAGTATCTTCTGTCTTATCAGTAACAATTACATACTTAATAAAAACATAGCCGGGGGCTGGTGTAGCGTCAAAAGTTACTTCCGTTCGAGGTAACCAACCATCACCCCAACGAGTTCCTGTTATTTTTACCGTTCCAAAGCCCTTTTCTACAATTTGCATATCGACAAATAACGGAAGCAGAATTGAAACAGAAATATCCTGATCTTTATTCATTGTCACTGTTCCGGTTTTCTTCACACCTTTGTAGTCAACAGTCCAATTTACAACCGTATCAAATTTGACTTCAAAACGGACATACCCATCTTTATCTGTTACAGAACTGAATCCATTACTTAATGTTACGGTTGCCCCAGACAATTTTTCACCAGTAGTTTCATCTGTCACATTAAACGTTAGGAACCAAGCAGTCCGAACAACCCAATCCAACCATGTGTAAGAAACCACATTCTTATAACTTACAAGATACCGCTGTATAAATTCCTCAATATCTTTCTTGGTACGAGCGGACTTTATCTGAGCGTACATTGCTATAACGTTTTTCTGACCTAGATACCCCTGAGAAAAGGGTAAATCTAAGGGTTTTAAAACTATCCCAGCAATAGAAATATCAGCAACGTTTCCCTCACGATTCTGGACAATGTACGGAGCCATATATTTTACATCTCCGATAAATCTTAATGGACGACCATTTTCAAAGTTTAGATACAATAATCTTAACTCATTCAATCGTTTTTGATAATCCTCTTCTGATTCCCCACTCAATCTATCATTCTCAGTAACATTATAAATAATTCCTTTTAATCTGTAATAAATCCCTGGAACCTTACAAGGATTTTGATAACGTTCCCCAGTAAAGAAACTGTTTGTTTCTTTAAAATCAGTGATACGAATTTGCTTGATGAATTTCATGTTACCATCATAACAATTCACCCCAAATTCTATATTTTGCACTCCTTCATTGTCAGCTTTCAACCAAACGGTTACTTCATAATCAAGTCCAACATACACTTCAATAACCTTGCTAAGATCGGCTTCAGAAGATATTCCACATCTACCTGAACCAACAGGGCTAAGAACATACATGTCATCCTGATATTTTCTTTTCACTTCCCCTAAAATAGGATAGTCAGAAAGTTTTCCAACCCCTATTAAAGTCGCTTGTAAAAGATCAGGTGGTATGTTGGGATCATCCCCTACAAAAATTTCCCACGGATAATTCGTGATAATATCGTTCTTAACGTTATCACCCTTCGTAGAAAGGGTAATCTCCTCTTCACCGAAATGAACTTTATCTCCAAAATTATCACCAGCATAATCAGGTCCAAAGTCATAACCCTTTGAAACGGCATTGATTGTTTCTGTTCCATACCACGTTGGGGAAGACCAACCCATACACCAACCCACATTTTGTGGAGCCAAAACACCAAAGATAAATTCATTTGGTTTATAATACCCTACCAATCTACGCAATTCACCTTCAACGTCACCCCCGGTTTCAACAATCTGATAAGTTCCACGTTTATAGAACTGATTTATCCAATTTTTAAATAGATTAGTTCTATCTGTTTGATCTTTAATCACTAAGTTTTCATAAACCAATCCCCAACCCTCGATAAAAGTTTTTAATAACAAATCACTTTTATCGATTTCCCTGAACCTACGTGCATATACTACAATAAAAGCAAAGAAGTGAGTAATTGTCAGAAAATAGGTATTGAAGTCGTCTTCGTTATTTCGACTTACATATAGCGGAACGATACCCGGCTCAAATAGCTTCTCTAAGACGTTAATTGCCCATCCAAGAACCTCTGGGTCGTTATTGTCAAAAAATATCTTAAAAACGCTCTTATCGTATATAATATTCGATAGGGGTTGATCGTAGAGGTTGATCGTTTGCGACCTGAAAAGGGTTCTTTTCCTAAAAGGATCAGTCACATAATCAACTACCAAATCAGCTCTGTCAGTAAAACTCCCCAAATCAAACATAACTTGTGGAGTTAATGATTCCCAATCCGTAAATGTTTTTCCTCCGTCCACTGAATACCGAAATAAATTCTGATTCCCTTGTCGAGCTGCACGCAACACGGGAATTAATCCAGCCGGGGGGATAGATTGTGTAATAATACGAAATCCATTCCCTATTTGAGAATATTCTTTATATTCAACCCTTGCCATAGTTAATTTCTATTTCGTTTTGTTTTATCCTTACTTACATTTATCCACTCGTTATATAATATCGTTGATTCGGGATTGTGATTGATACATTTTATTTCGTAACGCTTAGTCCCGAATCTAATCCCCAAAATCTTAAATTTAGGAACTTTATATAGTACGTGCGATAAACTGTCTCGGGTATTCATTTTAAAGTCTATAATCGGGGGCTTTGGCGTGAAATCTATCTCCTGATTAACTGTCCACCACTTTGTGTCCTGGTTCCATTCAAATTTATCTGGTGCGACCTGTACTAAAGAGTCACGATATTCTATCTTTGTTTTGGTAACTGTTTTAATAATCTCTTTAATCTGGGGAGGTCGTATTTTTAATTCTTCTATCATCTTTATATCGTCCTCCCGTAATTTCTTCAATTCTTTTACAGTTAATTGTAACTCCTGTATTGTAGATACATCTTCGCCTCTCTTAGTGCGCTCATGCTTAATCTCTGTCATTAGAGACTCAGTGTTATTCTTTTCTCGAAGATACTTCTGGCGGTTATTAATAGAAGTTTTAATCGTAAAATATAATGCAACCGTTAACAAAACGATCAAAACAATCTTCCAATTTTTTCTTACAATTTTCCACATAACTACTCGTTTGAAATTGTTATCCAAATCTCTTCCCCCTTATCCACAGCCCCCTTTACTAATTTTTTAATCTGTTCAGTCACTTGAAACTGATTTTTTAACTGTTCCTTTCCAGAAACTCTCGTCCCAGTTAAAATACATCCTTCGGTATGACCGACATTTGCCCCAGCATGAATCAATATTCCCAAAAAATGAGGAACATTTTCAATGGCTGGATAACTTTTCCCAAACTTCGGCGAAAACCGATATGTTACTTTATAACGTCCAGAAGGAATACAGGTTTCTCCATAAACCTTTTCCGGACATTTACACATCTTACTCTGAGGAGTGTACGGACAAACCTCCGGAAGTTTTCTATACGTATCCTCCAACGTGTCGGCAACTTTTATTCCGTCAATATACATATACCCCAATGTGGCAGTAGATGTAAATTCATTTCTCGTTACTACTATTTCCATAACATTCTTCTGTTAAAATTTCATCACTATCTTCGGCATCTATTACTCGATTAATCTTTCGTTTAGTTATCCTTCTAATAGCCCTGAACACGGGGTGGTCACTAATATCACCCGCATTCTCTAAAAATGACCAAAACTCTGTTCCGCAAACAAATCCAGCAACCATATTAGGGAGCTTCAAATCTACGAAATCAAAAATTTTAGTATCCAAGTAAAAAGACAACGAAACCGCAATCAATGAAAATGCTAACTTATATATCGTATTCCACGCTTTTGCGCTTTCAAAATACCAACGCACCTTACGCCGTTTTGATCTTTTATAGGAAGCTATAATCCCCACAACAAAGTCAACAGCAATAAATATGAACACCCCCAGCAACATATCTTGTATAGGAGCAAATGATCCCCATAATGCTGCTCCTACACCCGTAAACCATTGTAAATTGAAATTTCTAACTTCCATAACCATAATAATTCCGTATATTTACAAAATGTAACTTGAATTTCCACTTGTAAATATACGGCAAATTTCGTTAATACTTAAACTTAATTTGCGGGATAAAAAACCGGGGAGAACTGGTTCTCCATATCAAAAAGCACATTCCCTTCCAAATCCCTCATCACAAATTTTTTAATACGTGGCAACAGCCATTCGCTGACAGGCTCATCAACCTTTGGGTAAAAATCTTGATCAGCTACATATTTCACTCCTTCCGTGTTTTTTGTAATTTCAAGAAGATTATCCCATTCAACCTGTCTTCCTGGTTCCCAAAATCTCCAATCTAAATATTTTGTCATCCCTACCTGAATATTCTTACGCACTGCGGCAATATCATACCCGGCTTCTAGCTCACATCTAAAATCAATTCCTTTTTCCCCACCTACTTCATACCAAGAAGCGTTTTCAAACTTAATTCCCATCAACCGCCCCGAAACAATCATATCTCCAACCCCAAAATAAGGGGTTGCTCCTTCTAACAGTGTTTGAAGTTCTTGGTATGTTAGTTCTTGCCCATTCTGGGTTGCTATCTGAATATGAATGAAGGAGTCTTCCATTACCCCTACAAACACAATCTTTAAAACCCGGCTGTCAATGTTCTGAAGAATTTGAACTAGCTTTTCGAGTGTTCCTTCTGTATACACATTCTGATGGTTTAGGATTCGAATCCTAAACATTTCATCGTCTTCAACGTCTCTGCCACCAACAGCATAATATTCGTTTGTGCATTCAATATGCCCATTAGGGACTGGGGTTAAAGTTACAATGCTATTTGGATCAACGTTCGTAAATGCTCCCACAGACTCGCTTCTTACTTTAACATACCCGTACCCTGAATTGCCAACTGTTAGCGACTCTTCTATCTGAAAATGAACGCCATTCGTACTTACAAACACATTTGCTCCCTTTGTGTAGGAAGTTCCAGGAGTTGCATACACTCGAATATATGTAGAACTCCCCAAAGCCCCTTTTCTAGGAGGAACTCCAAACAGAGAGGCTGTTCTATCTAAAAAATCACTTGAAGCTTCCTCCGGGAAAATTTGTGCCTCAACGATAGCAACATCTTTCAGTGCCTTTTGAGCAACTTTTGCAGTTGCATACGCCGTAGCATTTAAAACAGAATTGTCAGTAATATCTGACACTTTATCTGTTTTATTTATGAAGGTTTCAATCCATAAATTCTTTAGGAAAGAAATCGTATTATTCAATTTCGTTATCATATCTGAATATTTGTTACAAGATAATTATTCGTTACTGTCTTAGCATTCACTTTCATAAAAATACTGTCTTCCTTTCGATATAAGTCAATAAGATTCACCTCCACCCAACGAGCATCCCTTTGGAACATATTCAAAAGATTACGAAAAATTGTTGGGTATTGAATTGCATTTACAGAATTTCCTATCATATCATTGGGTAAGCCATATTCAGGAAATTCTGGAATTTGCCCTTTCAAACAATTAAGCATCGTATTGAATGCCTGACGTACAGCTAAATCATATTCAACCGTCGCTAAATCGTTTCCTTCAAATCTAAAATTGACATCAATGTCTTTTCCTAAAATCTTTTGAGAAGAAAGATTATCTACGATATTAGGAATATCGAAGTTTCCCTCCTGTTTAATGTTAATCTTAAACATTCCTCCCCCGGTATTTGCGTCATAATCTTCTTCTTCAACGTAATTATTCTTGGCGATATTGAACCAATCGTTCTGGGGTTGAGAAAGCCCCAATTGTGAAGCTACGTCTTCAAACGTTTCACGAGTTTTTAACACTCGTTGAATTGCTATATTGTTTCCGTATCTTCCAATAATAGCCGACCTCAACCATCTAGAAGAATTGTTAATCGTCCACAACATTGTTTGACAGTCGGTGAACATTTCCAACAACTCCCATAAATCTATGGTTTTGAATCCATTTGCTTTTAAAGTGAACAAAGGTTCAATCTCTTCTGTCTGTTTCAGGAGAGCGTCTAGCCTCCCAAAAGAATCCCTGACGTTTACCTCAATACCTGTATAATAGCTAACTATCGTTGGATAGTACGTATTGCAGAATAAAGCAAAAGATTCAAAGAAATCTTTTATGTTATAACCTGTCAGGTCTTTAAATGTTTGTAACGCTGCTTTCATAAAATTGCCCTTGTTACTTTAGTTGCCAACTTATTCACTCCAGTTTGAACAGCAAAAGACGTCAATCTATCTACCAAGGTTGATCTTTTAGCAGACCCGGCTGCAACGGCATCGAGGGGGGCTAAAGTTATCATCGTCAGGTTATAATTCCAAATCATATTTTTAGATATGTCCTGGGAATATTGAACTCCACTCGGCGGAATTACAACGAGAAAGCTCTCTCCTAATGCCATATTGTAAAAATACAGTCTAAAGGGTTTTCCCAGTTTGTCCAAAGCAACACTCTTACTCGCCATAGCTTTCAATATCTTTATAACTCCATACCCCGTTTTCACGCCGACATCAAATCCAGGAAATGCTAAGGTTGTCTTTCGCCCACTTACTGAAAACAAATCGTATTTTCCAGCAGCAGTACTGAAGGCTGCTCCTTTAATCGGATTTGCTATATTCAAAAGAATTTTAAAATTTCTACCAAATGTTCCTTTTATATTAATCTCCTGAGGAGTAAACGAAGGATTTGTCAATGCTGTCACCCCCATCAAAGACTTTTTAATGTTAGTCCGAGTTGGTTCTGTTTTCTGCATTGAATCCGGCATTACTGGAAATGACAGATAATCTATCACATTATCTTCACTGTCAGTAAGTTCAAGAGCGATCATATATAACTCGAAATCATTCGGATAAAGCCCACTCAGGGCTTGAACTCCTATTGATTGAGCCATGCTTCTCATCTTATTTAAAACTGAACTTGCTGCCATAACTATTTACATTTTAGTGTACAAATATACTGTTTTCTTATATAATTTTTCCTGGAGCTGTCGTAGCCCCGGTTTGAGCTGTTGCTGAACCAGTAGTGGATACGGCTATCCCGGCTGGAACCTCCCCCGTCTTAACAAAGGTGTCAATCGCATCGGCTAAACCATTTGCAAAACTTACTATCATCAATCTCAGTCTCTTTTCTCATTTTTGTCATCAGGTCTAATATCGCCTGTGCTAAAGCCGTTTTATTCAGTGCCATAATTTATGAATTAAAGAATTTTTTTAATAATTGTTCCAATTCGGTTGTTTTCTGAATGGTAGGAGGAAGGGGTGTCCCAGATGGTCCAACAGCCGTTGAAACAGTTAATGTCTTTACCGCGTCAACAATTTTTGTCATTAATTCATTCATTCCAGTGGAATTGTTAATAAAAGACATTTTCCCATTATTAATCTCTATATATGCGTCATCTTGTTTAACTGTCGCCTTCTTCTCTTCCAACTGAACTGAAGAATCCATAAATTGGATTAAGGCTTTCGCCTTATCAATTGTATTTTCATATTTAGACCCATCAAAATCAGCAATAGTCTGAATGTGACCCTCTGTGATCTCACTGTTTACAGTAGCTTTTTCAAACTTCTGACTTGCTTTTATTCCAGTAACAGATACTTCCTCATGAAATTCTTCTCCAGTATTAAACACAATATCAGATTTCACCCCCTCGGTCGTTATAGTCGTATTAACGAAATTATTTTCACCTTCCTCGCCATATATAGCCTCAATCACAAAAGCGTCCTTATTGATGGATATACCAGACCTATTTTCGGTATCAGGATCAATAACCTGAGCCGTTAAATTTTTAAACGCCGTTACATCAATATTTCCATTCCCTTCAACCTTAACACTACCAGATGAAGTCACCTCAATAGCAGAATTTTCATCCCCACTTACATTTACCTTCATATATCCAGATTTTTGCCCCCGGACGCTAATAAACAAACTTCCATCTTTTGCACTACCACTTATAGTCAAAAGCCCCTGATTCCATTCTCTTTTAATTATAAATTCTTCATCATCACGTATATCAATTTTTTCTTGTGGAAGAAATGTTCCAATAACCATCGGCTCTGTCTGAAATGGCTGAGAAACCCAAACCACCGGAATTCCCTTTTCCCCGACTACTCTTGGAAACTTAATATTCTGTAAAGCCTCATTTGTTATATAACAATCATGTATTATACTTCCGCTACTATCGTCAATAATAGTAATACGACACTTTCTAAAACACGTAGCAACGAATTGATCCCTATCAACTCCATCTGGAATCATCACATAACCAAACCCAGTAGTTTGCTGAGTAGTGGTTCGTTTAAAAGCCGGGCTAACTCCAGGTTTACCAATATTCCTTATTTTAATTCTCGCCATCTTATGTTGTTTTAAATCTATTACGATTTATAAAATAATTAAAAACTTCTGTGTTTACACCGAATTTAGACGGCGAAACTTTAGAAGTTTCATCCTTCTTTATATCCGGATTTCTTCTTGAAATTTCTTCACGAATACCATCTATATCAATAATGTTAAAATAATTGTATTTTCCAGATAACAAATCAGTGAACATTCCTCTTTCAACTGTTAACGTTGTAGTACGATCAATAGAATTGTTATTAAAAGATATAGAATTACTAACAGCAGTAACATAATACAACTCATTAGTCATCTCTAAAAAGATAAATGTTCCTACCTTTATACGTCTGTCACCGTTTATCGTAATTGTCCCCTTACGAGTAAAAGGTAAATATGAATTTGTTTCAACAACAAATAACAAATCATTCAATAATGCCTGAGACATTGTATTTGTATTTTGCCCGCTATTTTTCCCTCTAAGACTACTTTCCGAAAAATAAATATCATTTATTATACAACGTTTATTTCCATATAATTCACAATATTCATTAAAAAATATAATAGGAACATAAACCAACGACAAATATTCCGAATTTCCCATCATACTATTTTGTGGAATCAATCGATACCATGCATAAATTCTATCATCATATGTTAGGGAAGCAGACATAACATCATCTGTTCTTACCGAAATATAACTTTCGGAATTCCATACACTTGCAATTGCTTTCCTTGTAAAAGGAGGTTGTCTGACAATAATATCAAATTCATTACCCCAAGTATCACCCCAAAATTCTATAAATGGTTCCTGACAAACTTTGTTAAAAAAATCTAAAAGTGATCCTTCCGGATTTATTAACGACCTATCTACAATTCTCCTGTCATTTAATGCTTCGTCAACAAATACCCGCACCATTTGCCAAATTCCTTTAACATTATTTTCTGCTGACCCTTGTTCAGTTTCAGTAGAAAATTTTTCTGTTACTTTTGCACAATGTGCAAACAAACTATCCTCAACAATACCGATATTTGAAAGTTGGTTTATTATAAAACTGATTAAAGTTTTTACTTTCTGAAAAGTGTAAGAAAAATAATAATTAAATTCTCCAGTAACAATATTTCTTTTAAACCATGCAGATTCAGGATCTCCTCCATAAAACCACCTATCAGGGCTTCCTTCAATAAATTTTAATGGAATAAAATAAGAACCATCTTCAACCAAAAGCTTTGTATAATCCCGGCCTGTTATTGTTACCGAATAATTATTCAAACTCCCATCAACAGAAATTTGAACATTATCTATTAATCCCATCATATCCCATATCACATCATCGTTCAATTCAGATGGCGCAACTTTATACATACCATCATCTTTACGAGGAAAAACAGAACTATTCTTATCAGAATACACTTCCATTTGTAATTGTTCAAATCTAATAAATATTGGGTCGTTATTTTGTAAAAACTTTCCAAACCAATCTTCATTTAAAAAACCGTTTTTATCTAAAATAGAATACTGATTAAAAAATTCATTTCCATAAGAATTAACCGCTAAAGTATCAGTAGGAGACAATTCTATAGAAAAATTTCCAACCCCTTTATCTTTACTTGTAGAAGCACTTCTAACCCACCTACTAATATCAAATAACTCTTTAAGTGCCCGGCTATATACCCATACTCTAATATTTAAAGGTTTAATCTTTGAAGAAAAGAAATTATCATCCCGACCAGCCCCTTTTAAAAATACGCTTTTTTCTCCAATTTCATCAAAAGGTACATACCCCGGATCATTTAATAATTTTTCTTGAATTTCTGTCCAAAATGCGTTAAATTCAACTTGTTCTAAAAATATGTCCGACCCTAAAATTTTTTGAATTTCTATCGTAATAGAATCATTCGGTAAAAATAATTTTGTTCCAACTTTAATTATTTGTGGTTTACCTTGTGCTATACTATCCTTATATTTAAATTTTTCAGCGGGGGTATATTGTCCAACAATGCGCTGAGCATTAGTTAACCCCTCATGTTTAAAATTATATATAGCATCTGGACCCATATCATAAGCCAGATTATTCTTTTCAAATTCCTTTATTAAAGAATCCATGTCAACAGGCTCTCTGTTCCCGTCAACCCCTTTGAATTCCCATTCAGAATGCTTTAAAATAGATTTTAATTCTTTATCTGTTTTATCAGCCATAATTATTGTAATATAATTTCTATACCATTTTCAGTTTCAACAGAAATCCAATTTTTTCCTAATGCTCTAGCCATATTTTCTTGAGCAGGGCTTACCTTAGTAAGTAATTCTTCTTTAAAAGAATCTGAGTTCACAATCATTACTGGAATAGGCTTATCCAAAGAAGATAAAACCTCCTTCAAAGAAGAACCGCTTTGATCTAAAACTCTGGATATTCCATCCACAATTTGTCTATTAGCAGTACCAGCGTTTGACAACTCAGCCGCTCCAATTTTACTTTGTGCATTTTCATCACTGTAATCTCCAATTTTAATTATTCCGGAATCATATATCTCCTTCGCAGTTTTATTCGTTAACTTACTATCAACAATATCTCTAAATGTCAAAGAAGGAAAAATGGATTTAAATGCAAAGCCTAATTCATCCCCTCCGGTACCAACAGTCGTTCGTATTTGTTCAAAAAACTGTTTCTGAAGTTTTTCATCATTTGGCATATCTTCAATTAAAGCTTGTAACTCCAAATTAGTCTTTTCTGGATACAATTGTCGAGCAGTTCTAGTTAATAGAGCTTGCGTAACTGGATCTTTACTAACATTTAAACCCATCAGTGAATTCTGTACTCGTTCTAATTGTTTTCCTTCAAAACCTGTAGCATTTTGTATGCTTGTCATAGAACGAACTACTGCATCAGTGTTTACTGAACCAGACTTTTCCAGTATTGATTCAGAAACTCTGTTAAATTGCCTTAAATATTCACTTAATGTAGCAGCTATTCTTTGATCAGCATCAGGCCTACCCTTATACAAATTCTGTAAATTAGAATCAAACGCTCTAACAACTCCAGCCCCGGTAAGCCCTCCCTGAGAAAAACGTGTTGTTCTTAAAACTGAAGCCATATCATCCTCTGATAATCCTCTAATACGTCCAGCCTTTAAGAGTTGATTAATATCCTCTATAGAGGTATTTGCACCTGTAACCCCAGCCCGTTGTAAAGAAGAAACTTTGCTTAAATAATCAGTAATATTAAGCCCTAAAGTTCTAGAAGCCCAATTATGATATTCATCTTTAGAACTTTGAACATTCGAATCCGCTTCAACATTTGGGTTAACACCCTGTGTTACGCTTGAATGTGTGTTTCTAGCCACTAATCTAACAAAAGGTAATAAGGTTTTAACTGCACTTCCAAGTGTTCCAGCATTATACTTCATACTTTCAACACTTTCATTTCCACCTTTTAAAAATCCATAGTCATCAAAACTATTTCCAAATTGAGCCTTAATTGCACTATTGTATGATAAATTATGTAAAGAAGAATATTCCCTCAAAGCTGCATCGTTTCTGGCTGCCGCAGTTCTACCAACTTCACGTTCCTGAGATATGGCTCCGGAAATTCCAAAAGTTAAAGCATTTAATAGCCAATAATTTCCAATATTATTCCGTCGCTGAAACTCATTTTCTGCTGCATATTGAGAGGCTTCAAATTTAAAATGTTGTCCTAAAGCCATTCCAATACTACCAACTAATGCAGTTATCATTCCTCCAGCACCCAACATACTTAAAATTCCAGGAATAGTCGTAGGAACCCGAAATCCTTTGCCACCACCCCAATTTCTAAAGCCTCTATTATTGTTGTTATTATTGTTATTATTATTGTTGTTATCTTCTGTATTAAAATTAGAAGGTGTAGCTCCATTAACACTATCCCTATTTCCTTTTTCAATAGAATCGGCTATTCTGGTAACTTGGGAATAAATTCTTTCAAAAATTCCATTTGGGTTATTATTCCCTGTAAAAGAAACAGCACGAAGATCAGTTCCAGGAGATCTTCCATCGGTATAACGATCTGTATTTGGGTCTATAATGGAACTTCTTTCTCTTGGAGGTTGATATGTATCTTCCACGTTAACAGAAGCTGTATAGAGGTTGTTTCTCTCCTTTAAAAGGTCAATTTGTTTTTGAATAGAAGCAATCGTTTCATCTACTAAGCCCTTATGTTTTTCTTCCATTTGTATTAAATCACCCCATAATGCTTGTGCCCCTTGACGTAATTCCTGTAATGGGCCAGCGTCTGCCGACACTCTAATCCTCTTATCATCTGCCATTTTCTTCTTGTTTTAATAGTTTTTCAATTTCTCTTTGGGCTTCATTGGCAAAAGATTCCATTGACGGTTCACTTTTTAAAAATTCCCCTATTCCAGGTATATAATCATCTTTTTCTTCTTTTTCAACGGTTTTTAGAAAAAGCTTATCTTCCTCAAATTCAAACAACTGAAATAAAAAAGAAGATTCCCGATGTGCAGGTGACATAAATGGAATGTTATGTTTCATTCTCCACCACCTATCCAACGGGAATCTGTTATCCCAGTTGATCACATTTTGTACCAACTCGGAACGTTTCATATTAGTCCTCCTTTACCTCATCTTCATCCCCTTTCAACAGGTTATTAATTTCTTTAAAGAACGGAGCAACTATTTTATAATATTCATCTCGAATCAGTCTATAGTCCCGAATATCCAATTCCCCAAAATTTTTAACCTTCAAATCCTTAATCAAATCCGGGCATAACACAACTAAAGTTGCTTCAATATCAATCATATCAAGCGCATGCTGTGCAGCCGTCGAAGGACTCATTACCATCGTATTATAAAAGCCTCTAGCTAAATTTTGCTTTGTAGCTTCAATCTGATAGAACTGTCCAACAGTAGGAAAGTTCACCGGGTACTCACGCCCCTTAATTGAAATTTTTACTTCATCATTAATCATATCTCAATTGGTCTTTTAAAGGTATGGCAGGATTATCCTGCCATACTGATTGGTTCCAGATAGATACCGTTGATGTCAACACCAGCAATACCACCTTCCTGTAACTGGAAGGATTGACTGTTCAACAAACAACCCTGCAACCGGGCGATTGTCTTTCCGGTATTATCAACTTCAGTTACCAAACGACTCTGAGCATCTTCGCTCACAACCGTTTTAGCATACATCGTAATATCAAAGGCAATATCCCCCAATACTAAACTATTTTTGATTTCGGCAATGCTTCCGAACTTTTTCAGCATCTTCTTCATCACCGGAGTATCAAAACTAATGAAGTATTGAGAAACGCTCCATTGACATGTATACGCTACTGCCGGAGCTTCCTGATATGTCAGACTTCCCAGCCCTTGCACGTTAGCCCGGTTCACGTTCTCCGAAAAGTTGAGGTTACGACAGTAACCTGCAACTTCATTATCTATTTTGATGAACGCTTGCGGGGCAGTAAAAACTTTTCCTCTTGCCATAGCTTTCTTTATTTACGTAATAAGAATCCAGTGAAGAATACTTTCGTCACCTCATTGTTCACCAACACCTCATAGGTCACTTTGTAATAATCGTCAACCCGTGCGGCATTTACATTCTGAAACTTCATAATCAGGTTATCCTGATTTTCAGTTGCAACCCTCTGCTGCAAGAAATTGATCGTCCAAGTTTCCAAAGCACCTTTAGACAAAGTGTTAATGTTAACACCGTTTTCATCTCCGAGCAAATCAATCTCAGCATTTACGACGCATTCTTTGTTCAACTGAGCCAAGATACGCATAAATTGCAAGCTAAACGAATCACCCTTCTTATTGAAAAGTAATTTATTATCCTGTAACGTTGTCACTCCCTGAAGAATAACAAACCGTCTCAGATAGGGGTTCGGGTACACAACAATCAACCCGGCTTTGACAGCTTTCTCCAATTCCTTCTCATCAGGAATATGTTGTAATTTGTCCCCACCGATAGTTTTGTTTGTTACCGGAATATAAGGTGGTTTGCCACCCACACGACCGATAACTTGGCAAAGGTTATAAAACACTCCCCACCAACGTACCTTTGTCGCCACCATGTCGCTTGCAGTCCCAATACCACCGTGTACGGCACACACCCAAGCACTGTTAAAACTCTGAGCCATAGCTAAAGAATCGGCATACTTTGCTTTTGAGTCGTAAGCCCCAATAAATACAAATTTATCGAACTTCGCTTGGTTGTTACGGTGAGAAATCACCTTCAGATTAATAGCACTCGCCCCGTTAGTTCCAATTTGATCAGTGAATACAATGTTGTATTCAACATCAGTAATCTGACTCAAAACGGCATCAATGTCTGTCGGTTTGTATTGTTCAGTAGCTCCTGTTGCAACCTGATATCCAGCATTGTCGGCAATATCAGAAGCATCAACGGTTCCATCCCCTTTAATTTCACTGGTATCATCAAGAATGAAACGTAATCCAAAATTCTCATCTGTCTGACACCACTGAATCAATTGAGCCATAGTTGTACATTCAGGAGATTCGCAAATCAGATACGGATCAGATTGTTCAACCGTTAACTCATCGTAGGAAAGCTGAACACCCGTAATTGGGTCAGTGTATAGCCCGGTATATGTACCTCTCCAAAATTTCATTACAAATGAATTAGGAGTATCCGTCCCGGCTTCAACTGTATATGCATATCCTGTTTTCAGGAAATTGCCCTCCAATACGCCATTAGCGTTCAGCCCTTCATCAATAGTCTTAACTACTAAAGAACCTCCCTTAGAACCACCACCAGTTGGGGTAAAAGTCAACGTCGCCGGAGTAGTAGTACAGGCTCTAACATATAACAATTTGCTAATACCTACTGCGTCGGGGTTATAAGAGTCAGGAGTGAATAGTGCTTCGGCACATTTCCAAAACATACCCCCTTTTACAAACTCTCTAAAAGAAGATAAATCCTCAAACTCATACACGGCATCCTTGCCCTGTTTTCCCGCTCCATTTATTCCAGAACCACCTCCAAATCCAGCACCATAAACGCCAGTATCAATCAGCAAGACAGTTCCGTAATCAAGGTTACGGGTGGAATTGCTATCTCCGGAAGTAATAGTCGAATAAATACCAGGAAGAGTCCTTAATTTTCCATTAAAATAGACACTCGTCGCCATATTTATCGTTTTAATAATTCATTACTAACTTATTTCTGGGATTAAAATTAATAAAAAACCCACGGTTAAAATAACGTGGGTTCTTTCATCTTTCGTTACAATCAATTCTGATAAAATCCAACTAATAACTGTCCCCATTTAATAACATCCTAGTACCCAGTTACTTTCCCGTTACCACTTCCACTGTTAGGGTTAGTGGGGACCCATGCTGGTTTTGTTGTCATATTCCCTATTTTAATGAGGAGCCGGGTTTCCCCGACTCGCTCGTTGTTTTAACTTACTGACCAACTTGGTATGTTAGACTTTACTGTTACGGTCTTAGAACCGCCAGAAGCTTCGTACGACAAACTTGTCGGACTTACATCAATAAACCATACTTTAGCAACTATATTCCTGTTACTTGTTACGGTAATCGGATAAGTTAAGTTGGTGCTCAACAGAGTTTCATTTTCGTACCAACCTGCAAATACATCTCCACTGTTCAGCAATTTGCATTGTAAATTGATTTTATCTCCATAGTTGACAGTTTCACTGAATGATGATGTCCAAACTGTCGAACCCGAACCAACTTGACACCTTCCAGTGCAAGAAGAATCGACTCCAATAGTTGCGGTGTACCTACGTGTCATACGAGTTGCTCTTGCTTCTAACGTCAACGCTCCTGTTATATTAGTAGGCGCATAAGTCAATGCCGTTGAGACTCTAGTAGAACCGTTATACCAGCCATCAAAAGCATAACTGTATTGAGCCGTATTGGCCATTACCGTCGCAGTCGATCCAGCAGCATTAGAACCATAACTTACAGATTCACTCGTACGACTCACAGAAGAAATATAGCTTCCCTTATTATAGGTGACTGTATAGCTTCTTAGAGTTCTTGTTCCCTTTGCTGTATAAGTAGCATCCGCAGTAACTGCAGTCGGCGCATACGTCGCATTAGATGTCTTCTTAGTCGCACCAGAATACCAACCATCAACCGCATAAGAATATTGAGCAGTCGTAGACATAACTGTCATCGTACAGCCTGTTGCATTTGCTCCATGAGCCACACGTTCAGAAGTCTTACTTAGACTCGCTACATAATCACTCTTAGCATAAGTGATAGTATAATATTTCTTAGTAAATCGAGCATAAACGGTCTTAGATGCTGTAACATTTGAAATCGCATAAGAAACAGAACTACTTAACAAAGAACCGCCTGTTGCGCCAGCCGAATACCAACCGTCAAATTTATAACCTGCCGCTGGAGTAGCTGTTACAGTCGTACTTCCTCCATAATTTACAGAACCACCACCAGAAACAGTTCCTCCAGTTGTTCCTGAAGTATAATTACCCGTTCCATCAGTATTTCTGAAATATGGTGAAGCAGTTACAGTGTATTTATTAATCGTAGCTTTTGCAGTTAATGTCAGATTTGATTTAACATTTGTCGGAGCATAAGTCAAAGAAGTTGAAACTCTTGTACCGCCATTGTACCAACCGTCAAATGTATATCCCGTCGTTACTGTCGCAGTACATCCTGTTGCATTTGCTCCCCAACTTACTGTTTCAGAAGTTTTGCTGATTGTCGCGATACCTGTTCCCTTGACATAAGTCACGGTATAAGTGTTCGTCGTATATTCAGCCGTATAGGTCGCATTCGCTGTTACAGTCACTTCACGAGAGGCAGTAGTTACACCGTCAGACCATTTCGAGAATGTCTTTCCTTCGATAGTCGAAGCAGTGATAGTTACTTTCGTACCGTAATTGTAAGTTCCAGAGCCAGAACCGTTCACGACTGTCAACGTGTACTTATTCACTGTCGCAACGCCACGAGCCTCAAAGGTTCTCGCTGCCGTGATATTCGCAACACTCAACGCCAGAGCCGTTCCTACCCGTGTACTTCCTTCATACCAACCACCGAATGAATAAGTGTATTGTGCAGTATTTGCCGGAAGAGTCGCTGTACAGGTTGCAGTTCCACCATAATTAACCGTTTCACTCGTCTTACTGATAGAAGCAATATTTGCATTCTTCGTGTAGGAAATAGTGTATGAGTTAATCGTTGCAGAAGCAACCAACGTACAATTCGACTGAATAGCCGAAAGCGTTGCTTTTCCAGCACTCACACTCAACAAACCAGTTCCTGAAGACTTCGTCCATGTCGGAGAATTATACCCCGTAGACGCAACAGCCGTTTCAGATGTTACTGTTCCATTATAAGCAACTCGCTCAGAAGTCTTAGACAAAGAATTGACTCCAGTTCCTCTTGTGTAAGTTACCGTATACCAATTCTTTTGGAATCTAGCATAAACCGTAACAGCAGCCGTCACACTGTTAATCGTGTAAGTTGTAGAAGTTCCCACTGAAGTACCTGAAGTATTAAACCAGCCCATAAAAGTATAGCCTGTCGCCGCAGACGCCGTTAAAGTCACTTTAGAGCCATAATCGTACGTACCCGAACCACTTACCGAACCACCAGAAGTTCCTGTCGACCAGTCGCCCGTAGAGTCGGTATTTCGGTATTGAGACGTTCCTGTAACTGCAAAAGTTTTAATTGTCCCCTTGGCAACCAAAGTCATATTTTTGACTACACTTGTCGGACCATATTTCAACGCTGTACTAACACGAGTTGAACCATTGTACCAACCGTCAAAATTATAACCCGTAGCAACTGTGGCAGTCGATCCAGCAGCATTAGAACCATGATTTACGGTTTCACTCGTAGGGGTAACAGATGCCACTCCAGTTCCAGCTTGATATGTTATCACATAGGCATTAATTCCAAATGAAGCTGCATACGTAGCATTTGCAGTAACATTGGTCACGGTCAATTTCGCCGTCTTCGTTCCATTACTCCACTGAGTAAATGTATAACCCGTATTCGCCGTTGCAGTCGATTCAGCCGATCCACCGTATTGAACCCTTGCCGATGTCGGGCTAACCGTTCCTCCGGTTCCAGCACTGAATGTAATCGTATACCAGTTACGCTGGAATCGACCAACTAAAGTACGAGCACTCGTTGCGGTAAAGGTATAAGCTTCAGCCGTTGAAACCTGATTAGCTCCTTCGTACCATCCAGCAAATGAATAACCCGTAGCAGGGGTTGCTTTTAACGAAACTGAATCCCCATGAGTATAAGTTCCTCCTCCGGAAACTGTTCCTCCAGTTGTACCTGTCGTAAAATCTCCCGACTCATTTACGCGGTATGCAGCATTCGCAGAAATCGAATATGTTTTAGGAGTAAAGACTGCCTGAACAGTTCTATTTCCATCGATATCAATTCCTGTTAGAGGATTAGCTTTGCTTACATCTCCTGTATCAAGCACCCACTTTGTAAAATTGTACCCCGTTGCCGGAGTTGCCGTAGCCTGAACAGAAGAACCATAATTGTATGTTCCTTGTCCAACCGTTGTTCCTGCACCCGTCGGGATAACAGTTATCACCAAAGTATAACGATTCAGTGTCCGATTACCAATCGCAGTAAAGGTTCTGTTCGAAATAATTCCAGCAACACTCAACGCCAAATCCGACCCAACTTTCGTTGAGCCATCATACCATCCATCGAATGTGTAGGCGTACTGAACAGTGTTGGCAGGCAACGTTGCAGTTGCAGTTGCCGTTCCACCATAGTTCACTTTCTCAGATGTTTTGTTGATGGTATCGATATAATCTCCCTTTACATACGAAACAGTATAGGAAGAAGTTGCCTGAGTAATAGTTGCCTGTGCTTTAATCTCAACGTCAGAACCCACCGCTAAAATTTTTCCAACTCGTTGACCAACTGTATTTTTAGGAATTGAAATAGCAATGCTAAACGAAAATTCAGCTTTTGCGCCAGGGTCTCCGGCTATCGCTGATCCGTTTGAAGTTTCTACTTCATTTGCCGTATATGTTGTTGGCAACGTAATTGGAATATTATTTCCAGTATCCAGACTAAATGTTATCTTTGGCGAATTGCTCTTACCAGTGATAGTAACCGTCGAAGCGTCCTCACTTACATTAAAAGATGTTTTGTCAAACACAATAGACTCTAAAGACGGCTCCTGATTTACTGCGTATGATTTTCCAGCGTTAAGCCCAATGACAGAAGCGGTAACAGTCGTCGAACGTATGAGTCTTCCGGTATGTAATGTACCAGAATTACTCAACGTCGCGTTACCTTTTCCCGACATTGGGTTAACGGTTAACCATGAATCTTTCGCCATGTAATTTTAAGTATTAATAAATTAACTTACTGTCCAATTCGAAACATTAGAAGTCACTGTTACAGTTTTAGAACCGCCCCCAGCGTCATAACTCAAAGATGTAGGAACAACGTCAATAAACAAGATTTTAGCAACAAGACTCTCTTCACCTGTTACAGTAAAGGTGTAGTTCACGTCACCACTCACTTTTATTGACCCTTTATACCATCCATCAAATACATCGCCAGCTAGGCTCATATTACATTTCACTGTAACCGAATCACCAATATTCAGTTCTGCCGTAGCCGTTGCCCCAGCAGTTCCGTTATTGATTTGTACTGTACCTCGGCTCGTAACATCAGAATTTAAAGCCACAGAAATAGCAACAGCCCCTTTTGCCAAATCTTTCAAAAGAACAAATTCCTTATCCTGATATCCGGATAAGGAAGCTGCATCAAATTTTCCCGTAGCAATTAATTCTTTTTTGCGTGGCCATTGATTAGCAGGAACTCCAATATCGGTTGGGGTAATTCCAACCAAATCGGCTGCCTCTTTGGAAGTTACAAAAAAATAATTCATACGTTATACTCCTTCCTTTCCACCACCGCCTTGGCAGTCTACGAATTTGGTAAATACAATATTGCCTCCTACAGAATTGATTTTATCAATAATCTGCTGTCCTGTCATTTTCGCAAGCAACTGCTCGCCCGTTACATTTTCAATAACTAATCCAGGATTCGTTTGCTGATTTTGAACTATTTCAAGAAGCTCATCAATCTTAGCTCCTGTAAATCTTGATTTGTATGCCATGTTTTTAAAAATTTAGTGAATAATCATTCTTTTAAAACAGCAAAAATTTCACCATCGTTTGTCTCGAAAAACGAATAGCCAGGTTCATCCTCTTGATCATCTGTTTTAGTATCAAACTCAACTTCAAACTCCCATCTGAGTCCGGGCTGAATAATGCGAAAAGAAGCTATCTGAATAGGAGTCCCTTCTGTTGTGCGCCCTGTCACGGTCATTTCCCTGTCAAGGCCATTATTTACTCTTGATGAAGCAAGAGCCACCCCCAAAGGTACGAGGGTGGTTATCTTACTTTTCGTTTTACTTTTCTTTTTAGCCATCTTTAAGATAAAGTCCAAGAAGCATTAGAAATAATAGTATTGTTAACAGCAGTTCCTTCAGCCGTTAACATGATAGAAGCTTTGCCAAACTCAAACGAAGGATCACCAGCGGATTGCTTAATAGTAATCTGAGCCATTTGTCCACCTGCGGCCGTTACTTTCAATGCAGCCGTTAGTTCATTAATTGTCGCATTAGCAGCAATTCCTGTAAAAGTAATGCTGAAAGCAAACTGAGCAGCTGCTCCGGGGTCACCAGTAATAGCCACATCATTAGATGTCTGGACTCCTCCGGCGGTGTACTTTTCGGGCAACGTCAATTTCAACCCTCCCTCAACTATACCAGTAGTTGATGTATCGTCAGTTAAATCTAACAATTCAAATTTCAACTTTTCAGAATTGGAAAGACCCGTAATAGTAAGCGTTCCACCTGTTTTAGCAACGGTAATTTCTGCACCTTCATCGAAAGATACGAATTCCGGCTTTGCTTCCTGAACAACTTGATAAGTCTTATTTGGGGTAACCCCTACTGCAACCCCTGTCACTGTAGTTGTTCTTTGGGTTCTACCAGTGTGCACTGTACCCGTGTTCGAAACTGTTGCATTCCCCGTACCTGACATTGGGGAAACTGTTAACCAAGATGCTTTTGCCATAATGATATGTTTTTTTTTTGTAAACTATATTATTCAGGACAAATTTATAAAATTTTTTAGTCCTAAATTCTTAACTACTCTAACTTCCACGGAACTTGAGACTCAATTTCTTGATCTCCTTTGTTTGTTATTTCGTCAAGCCAAACGAACGGTTTTCCAAACTCAAATAGTTCATCATCACCAACAGCTAACACCCAATCAGTATTTGAAAATATAGTATTTTCTGCTACGTTATCTTCTCCACTTAACCAAACATAAGGGTGAGCAAACACAAAGTATTTATCAGGAGTAGGAGGCTTCCAATTTGGATCAGTTCCTATTGGGATAGCATCCTCTATGATAAAATGGCTTATCAACTCTGGTCTAATAATCGAAGCATACCTGTCAGTGTCTTCAATCGACAAAGAAACATTCTTTATCAAAATAGGTGTAGGAAACAGCGAATTTTCCGCAATCAATTCATTCGCACTGAAATCGAATTTTGTAAATTCATGTTCCAATGTATTTCTAGCCCCGACTAACAAGGTATATAAAACCTCTCCTATCAAGGTCGATTCTAACATGTTATCACTAAAACACATCATGTTAATTTCGGACAGAATTGATTCCCGAAATCCTTCCCTTTCATAACCGGAACTTCCAAATTGATCCGGAACAGGATCACCAAATCCACCCAGTGGGTCAATTTCTCCTGAACCACGTCCTGGTTCTCTAATAATAATACACGGCATATGGCTTTTATCACGAGGATATTCCATACGTGTAGTTATCTTTCTTGGGCTTGTGTTCTTCCTTAAGAAAATTTCCTTCGCCTGTTCATAGAAATCAAATTTACCATCTCGCGTTCCATAGAACATGTGATATAACAACGTCTCATTCTCAGGAACACTATTGAAATCGTATTCAACATAAGCTAGAAGCCCATCCACGATTTGTTTTATTCTTGCTATTGTTATCATTGCAATGATTTTAAAAATGTATCGATCGCCATATCTGCTACAACTTCAACCTGAACCGAATCAAGTGCTTTATCCATAAATTTATGAGCGGAAAATCCTGGATGAATCCAACTCAATGGCTCACTCTTATCACTTACCCGTCTAAATGTAAAGTATCCGCTTCTTGTTTCTTTTTCAGTAGAAGAAATATCTAATTTTACTAACCCTTGATATTTGGGGGATTTGTGAACATACTCAGGAATTACAACATTAGCCGTTTGTATTTCTTTTCGTTTTCCTAGCTGTTGGTAAACAGAAGGAAGCTGACCTTTCTGTAAAGGCCTCCCTTGATTCTGCTTAGACAAGTTATAAATCTCCTTCGTCAACCTACCTTGGAATATATCCGACTCCGCTACTGCACCCGGTGTCGAATACCTGAAAGGTATCGTAAGATACCACCCCCCACCCATTTTAACTTTGCGCTTCGATGAAGAAGCAAACCCTATCTTTTCGTCAAAAGGAGGCTTTCCTTCTTCAAGAGACAAAGCCAATCCATCATCACCCGGTTGTAATCCAAAAACAACTTCTGTTGGACTTATACGGTCTACATACATTGCTTTCTTATACAGTTTACGTGTTTGACGTAATCCTTTATTAACTAAATTCTCCCATTTGTTAGTGTACTCGACAACAACCCGGTTGATTATTTCAGCACCGAGTTCTTGAGCCTGATCGCCAGTAAGCGCAAATTCCTCAACAACTTCACTCAAATCAATGTGAATTGGAATCATAATCGTTATAAATTATTCCACTTCCATCATAGTTAGGACGCTGAACATCTATCAGATGAGTTCTCCTTCCAACAGCTTGTATCGGCATCTTTATCACTTCAAATGCTCCTGTTTGCTTATTAGTTTGTAGGGAAGCTCTAATTTCATGAGGAATATCTATGATGTGATATTCCACGCGATGTTTATACAAAACTGAAACTCCGTCCCCCTCAGCGACATTACCCGGCTCAAACCTTATACAATAAGGATTATCCGGAACTATTTCATAAGTAGTCTTATCAAGCAAAATTAACGGCTCGTCTGAAGCTTTAAACAAATACACCGCACTCACCTCTATTGGCGCGTATGAAAGAAAAACAGCAACCTCCTCACCTACCATCAGCCGAGCTTCTACCATCTCTGTAAACGAAGCATATTCATCCTCTACAGTTATCCTATCAAAGTAGGACACATAATCTTTATCCTGGTCACGCACTGTTATAGCTGCTGTACCCATCAACTCAGGAGCCCAATGAGTATATTGAGTATCACGATTTAACCCAGTAATCAGGGCTTTCGTCCGATATGGATTAATGTAAAAATATCCTGAGCCATGACAATTCTGACAACTTGGTAAAGGGGAATCCCCGTTACCCTGACACGGACACCGAACAGCCTTTTCGCAAATAATATCATATCCATGTGCCCATATAACTGCCGAAAAATCATTTGGTCTAAAACTTACCTGTGGCTGACCATACATAGATTGAGGGGCTGAATCCTGTATGTTACGATTATTTGACATATTCCCGAATTTTATCTTGTTTTCATTGTTTATACAAAAATACGTTTTATATTTGTAATGTCAAAAGGTTACAGTAACAGAATTTCAGTACCGCTTACTGTTTAACTGTTCGCCCCGTGTCGGTCTTCAATTGTTGAAGGTAGGAAATTCAAAGCTAACAGCCGTTACAATGACAAAAGCCGGAGTTCATCGCTTCGGTTTTTCTTTTACATAACTGTCAAATATCTTTTGACGTCTTTCACGTTCTTCCTTTGAATTTTCAACTTCTGGAGTTGATTTATCGTAGGAGGTTAAAATGAAATGTCTTACAAGAATGTTCCCCCTGCTATCCTTATCTTTCTGAACAGCAAAAACAAATTTTTGCCCAGAAGGAGTAATTATTCTAAAACCAACATTCCCACGAACACGATTAGGGGCGGCTTCTTTATTGTTCTTATCAAAATAATCTATTCGTAACAGTTCATCAATAACTGTATTCTGAAGTTCCTCTATTGAATCAAAATCATCATGAATAACATAATGATCATCAATAATGTGCTCTAGCCCTACATTTCTATTCTTATCACCCCACACAAAATCAATACTTGTTTTAGCAAGAATCGGCTTGTTCGTTTTATTATCTTTTATAATTTTAAAGCCATCCCCCTCGTCAATGTAAACAGGTAAATAAATTTCACACACATTTTGACATTGACCCCGGCGTTCTCTCAGCAATTTATCAAATGCTTTCTTCGGCTTACCTTTATACCCGTCAAATATTTCCCCAAATCCACCCTGCTTCTTATTTTTACTCATGGGTTCCTCATAAATGTATTTCCAACCACCCTTTCCATCAGGAACTTTCCTGATGTATTTAAACGATTTTTCAATATAAATATCCTCAAGGCTCATAGGACGCTCATCATAATTACAGTACTGAAAGTTTCACTTCATCATAAACCAATTTAATACGAGGTATCGTCGCCTTAATCTCTCTCTCGTATTGTACGAGCCTTGCTCCGTACCCGGCATTGGTAGCAGATGATGTCGAACTAATCGATTGACTCAAACCATCAACCCCTAAAGATTGACTGGCTATACCTGCTCCAAGAATCAAGTCTCCGGCGATACCTAATGGTCCAAATGAAGCTAACTTTCCAGTTAAGTTGATCAAGTCCATAGGAATTTGATCAAGTTTAAAACCTGTAATATATTGTAAATCCCAATAATCCGGAATCATTAGGAAGTGCTGACTTCCTAATTGGGTGGTCAGACCGCTTAGTATCACTTCCGCATTTGCGGTCGCTACCGCAGTCCCTGTCGGAACAATTGATACACGGCGTTTATATTGCCCGTAACTGTTTTGAGTATTCGTCAACCATTGAGTTGGATAACTTATTTGTTCAAGCTGATTGAACCGTCCAGTCAACGATATAGGTTTGTTGACTGGATAGTTCGTAAACAAAATAGGAAAACTTTGCCAATAATCAGCTCTATAGAAAGTCAGCTTTTCAAGGGCGATGAATTGGTAAACAAGTTTCAGATTGAAAAAATTCTCTATCTCTTGCTGGGCTGCTTGTATATAAAATCTCATACTTTCAGTACTGAAAGCAGTTCCATCTCCAGCCTGTATTTTGATTCCATACAGGTATAAAGAAAACATTTCAGTCGGAGATAATAGCAACCCCTCGTTTTTACGATATTTCATCGTCAATGTTAGCTGTCCCATCTTTTACTCTTTTGAAGAATTAAGCAAAAATTCTACAATCTCGGCTTTTGTCTGATTTTTAATTTCAGACATATCGAAGCCACTTTCTTCACCGAACTTAATCAGTTCGTCTTTTTTCATCTTTTCCAATTCAGCCTTCAAATCTGAATCTTCCTGAGTAGCCGTTGTTTCCTCTTTTGGGTTCTCTAACGACTTTTCTTCCTGTACCGAAGGAATAGCTTCGGCTTTAGCCTCAGATGCTGTACCAGACGCTAAAGCGACTCTCAAATCGTGTTCTTTTTGGTACTCCTGCTTCCACATTTCAACTTCGGTTTTGAGCTTCTTTACCTCAGCTTCACGGGCTTCCTTTACATTTGTAATACGCTCCAACTCTCTTTTATACCAATCTTCCCTGTCTTTAAAATCAGACTTCATCTGAACCTCCTTAGGAGTCACAAAGGCAGGTTGCTTTCCGTACTCGTACATTTCCGGTAACCCCAGTTTTAAAACTTCGGCACCAAAGTCATCTTCAACCTCGGCAACGCCGTTCACGAACTGTACTTTCTGACCATTAATGTTTACAACTTTTGTTCCGGTTTTTCTTGAATAAAGTTTCATAATCTTTTATGTTTTTAATTAAACAAAAACGGAGCAGGGTATCCACCCCACCCCGTTTCTTACCAATTATACGGTTTATAACCTTACACGGTTGGCATCCCGATTCTACCAATGTTGACGATACGAGCAATTTTACCCGGCATATACTCAACCGGAGTTCCGTAATTAAGGACAGAGAAAGAACGTCTCGGACCAACAATAGCGTAATCCAGTTTCATCGTACCACCGAGTTCCAGGTACTCAATCATTTCACTTCCGTTGAAATAAACCAAAGCTGATTTGGTTCCAGCAATCCAACGGTTACGATCGTGGATTGTTCCCGGATCAGCACCGTCCCAACCAGCAGCCATTTCTGTACGGCTTACTTCGAAAATCGGATAAAAGTCAGCAACGTCTTTGCTCATCGGGTTCACTTCTGTACGATAGATCACGTAGCAGGTTTCCGGATATGCTGAAGAATTTGCAGCGGAAAATTTCAAAGTTACAGACTGAGTTGCCCCAACTGCCTGATCGGCATCGGTCAACAAAGTCGGCTCTGATTCTCCATAACGATTTTTGGCAGTAACAGCATACAGATAATTTCCAGCATGTTCTGTTCCAAACTGGGTTTTTGCATCAACAGCAACTGTTACGGGTGCGGTAGTGTCCTTAACAGGAGCGTTCGGTGCTTTGTCAGAAGTTTTGCCCCGGCTCAATTTAATAGGAGCATTCCAGTCAAAGAATTTGTCAACTTTAATAGCAACTTTACCAAATTGGGTAGTGATATTGTTCACAGACTGACCCATAGTTGCCCCGGTAACTCCACCTTCCATTCCAACAATCACACGTTTTGACTCGTGGAAGAGTTTCACATAGTTATTGAATACAATAGGAGAAGAAACGATACGGTCAATCAAACCGTTTCGGTCATTTACAACGGCTTGTGCTGCATCTTCAACCAAAGCATCATTCAGAACATGACCGTTTGCATTCAATACGGCAACGTCTCCGAAATAAGCATCCAAAACCTGTTCTGAAGTTTTACCCAGCATTCCACCAGTGATATCGTTGATACCCTCAACGTGCTGAGCAAACACACCGTCAAACTCTTCCGGAACTTTCGCTGAATTTGCATCGATAACCTTTTTGTCCAGGATAGTCTGTAACAGGATAGTCTTGTTTTCAACTTCCTTAGTGTACAAACTGCCAACAACCGTACGAACGATCATACCGGGGTGAGTTACCTGACCAGTTACACCCGTAAATTTCACAACGATAGATTTACGTCTGTAAACAGAGTCGGTTTCAGTCGGGGTTTCACCTTCCTGGTTGAAAATACCTACTTCCTGACCGTATTTATACAACTGGTTGTATTGGTGAACAGTGTTCTCAATTCTCTGACGATTAAGTTCATTCCAGAATACCAACTGATCCAAACGGTTTTCCAGGTTTTTTAACACGTAATCCAAAGATTCCGGTTTCAAACCACCACCATTATTGAGCTGGTTGTCGTACTGCATACCAGTCATCAAGCCAGCTTCCATCGCCTTCAGAAGTTCATCTGAGGACATACTTTCGAACGGGCTAGCATTCTCCGTCCCACTGTAATTAAATAAGTCCATTGTATTGTATTATTTTATAGTTTATTACAAAATTATTTCACCAAACGAACACCTTTCTTTTCAAAGAAATACTTTGCCGCAGGCTCGCCAATAGCTCCCTCAACCGGGTCCATTACGTAGGCAGTGGTATTCATCCTCAAAGATTTCTGAATCTCGGGATCAGCCTCTTCCTCAATTGATTTCAGAATCAATTCTCTCACAACTGCCCGGTCACGGGTAACGCTCAATGCCATCTTTCCGTTTTCGTCTTTTGCACCCCCGCCGTTCTCAATGCTTTTCTGAATCAAAGCCTTATTCAAGTCCGCACCTTTAAAAGAAGGAGCCTTGTCTCCAAAAGCTACAATTGCCTGACGCATACCGTCCAAAGATTTTTCAATCTTATCCAAAATAGGTTCGAAAGCTCTTTCGATAGCAGCCGGAATTGATTTCAGAAATTCTTCATTTTTGTCGTCTACCTGCCCCAAAATGTCATTACTCAAAGACTTCATCAAATCGTCAATACCTAAAGATTTTGCCAACTGTTCTTTGTCGTCTCCGTCGCAATGTTTTCCTTTTTTGAAATCTTTTTCGCGGGCGTCTTCAGCATCCTTAGCCTCACCTTCTTCGTCGTCTTCCTTCTTACGTTTCTTTGTACCTTTATCGGCACGCTTTTCATCATCGTCGTCCCCATCGCCTTCTCCATGGTCATCGGGACCATATTGGGTCGACTTTTCAATAGTCACTGCTCCGGATTTAATCCAACCAGCAACCACATCTTCGCTAAAGCCACTGTCAAGCAATGACTTCACGAGTTCGTCGTTTTTCTGTTCATCTGTCAATTCAAACATAATCGTTCAATTTTTCTGGTTTAAAATTATTACAAAATTTCTTTTCATAAAAATGAGTCGTCAAATACGTTCTTCTCGTATGTTAAAATTAGCATCTATTACAATGCGTTTATTTCCTACGATTTGTTCGTACATGACGCTTTTTGAAAGATTACCAAGCGAAACTCCATCTGTAGGAATAAAGTCCTGGCTTTGTATACCTTTCACGAAATCAATATACGAATTGAAATTTACCGGAGTAAAAGTCAGTGCTATATTGTTTATAACAGCTTTTGTGATATGTTTTTCGTTCTTAGGATCTCTTTCTAATGCTCTTCCTTCAATAGACATACCGGGTTTACGCGATGAACCACTTTCACGCATTTCAATAGCTTTGTCCCAAAAAGCTCGAGCTTCGGGCGACTCAGACCAGAGTCGTCCCTTCACCCAAAACTTATTGTTTATGATTTTCCCATCAATAGGTTCACCAATCCAAAACCTACTTTTCAGTTCTTTTGCCCGTGTTGTCAAATGATCAAGATTAAACAAGCCATGACGCAAAAAGTAATCAATCTGGAAACCGTTCGGTTCCATAGAGTCTCCCTGATAATCTTTACTATCATCACTTGCTATCCCCTCAAACACCATATCCTCATACCTACGTTCGTCACCACGTGGATATTCAGCAGCCCCTGATTTTTCTAAATCCATGGGCAACCAAAAATTAAAATTGTTTGAGGTCAAATCATTCATCTTCTTAAATTTTTGACAAAATTACAAATCATTTCAGAAATCCACAAATACGGGATCACCGACATAATCAGTTCCGTTCTCGTTTACAGACATAAATTCTTCGTGAGGTGTCTTGACAGAAATTGACCCAGCTAACAGACCAAACTTCATTTTCTCGAGCAACTGTTCCATGTTTACATCATCCCCCGAATATATTACTTCAACCTGAGTCAGCCGATTGTTTTCCGGTGGGGTTTGATAATTTACCTCATACACCTGTACGGGGGAAGCAAAAGTAAAATCATCAACAACCTTCACTTGGTTATGACCGCTGATAGCTTTCATAATTTTATCTATGCAACGTTGAGGATCACGGGCTTTAAACAAAGCTCTTCTTTTCAGAGGCTCTTTTGTTTCACCATCCATAGATTCAGGTATTAAGGGCTCTTCATCTTCAGTGTCCATTGCTTTCTTTAAACAAGACCTGAAACTTGTTACAAACACTTCGGGAGACATTCTACCTTCCTCTACTGCCTTCATTAGAGGCTCTATGGCTGTAATTTCATGTGGCTTCAACAACAGATTCATCGCAATAGCACCTTGGTCAAAAATGAACGGTTTGATCTTCATTTCCGGAACCTCTATCCACTCTGAAAAACAATGTTCAGAAGCATCAACTGTTACAGGCTGATTTGAATCCACAATTACTTCGTAATACTTAATGTAAGCATCATCGGTTCTGTATTCGCCCAATTCAACTATTCCTTTCCCAGGAATAGGGTCAAGATTTGTTTCTTCCTTCAATTCACGTAGGGCAGCCGTCTGAAAATCTTCTCCCGGATCAACATGCCCACCCGGTAAGCAAACCATTCCAGTTGGAACAAATCCATCAACGCGGTGAAGAATTAAAATTCGCCCATCAGCACCTCGTGCAATCACATCAGCATATTTCGTAGGCTCACCCGACAGTGACTTCACTATGTCAAAGTATGCTTGTTTTTTAAGTCTACCATGACGATAATATTCCGTCGCGTCATCAATAGTGTCGATGTTGTGAATGGCTTCTGCTATTTCATCATCTGAACGCAAACGCTCAATAGACTTCACAATACGATCACGATCGTTCATCGCCTTAGCCACTTCCTTTTGGTGACTTTTCAAGAAGTCATTGTACCTCGAAAACACTTCTCCTCGTCGTTCATCTGGTAACGAGTCAACATCGTCAATGATTGATTTCTGTATCATAAACCTGTCTGACAACTGTTTCCCTATTGCATTCATTGAAGAAAGTTGTCGTTTCAGTTCCCGATATTCAGAAATTTTTTCCTGGGCTGTCTGTAACCCCAAAATTTTTCTTAGATTCATGATTATCATTTTTATACAGTATATTCTCTTTCTCCAATAGTTATCTTTACCTTTCCTTTTCGCTCCACTTGACGCTGGTAATTTTTAGGAGGAACAAATTGATGAGTTTCCTCGTCCCATTCGTACCCAAGTGGAAGCTCTCTTAAATCACATCTACAAAAGGGGTGGACAGGATGTATCGTTGCCTTCCAATCCTTTGCTTTCACCCCATAATTTGTCCCATTAGCTAGCAATTCCTGGAGGTTAAAAACTCGAGGTTTACTTCCAATTCCACCTGTTAGGTACAGGCGGATACAGTGCCTGCACGCACCGGGGTATACATCAAAATATACTTTCGATTCCGGGTTTTCAGACAAAATAAACTGGGCACGCCCTAAATTATACACGTCTTGACACTCCGTCTCAACGATACGCCCCCAATCTCTTCTCCAATCGTTCATTTGATGAGCGATATTAGAAGTTATTTTCTTCACCGCCCGACGCTCAAATGTTCCATCAAGAATTTCGTCATGAATGACTTTTCTTGTTTCTGAGGCTTTTTTAGCAGCTAAAAAATTCAATTCCTCAGAAGCAATAGAAGCACGAACGTCGTTCTTAAATCGTTCACCCAAACCTTTAATGTGCATATACGTTTTGTTGGCTGCTATCTTATAAAACTCCATTTCGGCGGTTGTAGGGGCAAAAGCACCCATTTTAGCCAAAAATTTAATAAACTCGGAGTAAGTCATCCGGGAACTACCTTTGGTGCCAATAGCAGCCGAAACGCGACCAAATAGGAAGGCCTGCAAATGAGAAGGAAACCTTGGTATCAACTTCACTAAATCAACCCCCCGTTTTTTCAGCAAATCAATATCATCCCTAGTCAGGTACTCTTTACCTAACGTTTCCGCAACTAACTTTGCTATTGTGAAGTCGATATTGGAAAGAATTCTTTGTATTTCAGTTGCTGTAAATAACATTATTTATTCTTCTCTTTTACGATCTCTACCATTGTTTTTACCAAGTTCTCAAACAACTCTCCCAGTTTAAAAGCCTCTTTCGCCTTCGCCTCGTATTGACCTTGTATACGGGGGTAACGTACTGGATCAACATGATGGTGGATAGGTGGACTCTTTGGTTTAACAATATCCATTACTTTTTAGATAGTTGATTGTCAATGAATTCAAACGCTTTTCCTAAGATAGGATTATCAGCAGATTTCGACAGCATAGAATCAAATTCTTTATCACCCGTACTGGTCTCTTCACCGCCCTCTTCATCAGCAACCTGATTCATGAAATCTCCGCCCATCATCTTTGCGTTTTGAGCTTGCTGATAAACCGAATTAAGAATTGTGTCCTTATCCGGGTTGAATTTTCTTCCAGAGTACTTCTCAAAAGCATCCTCAAGTGAAATAAAGCCGTTTTGAATCTTTTTCACGTCTAAATCTACCTGAGCTGCTTCATCCTCGATTTCTATCCCTGTAAACACAAATTCAAGTCTCTCATCGATTTCACTGATGATATACTTGTTCAAAATGTTTTGATAAAAAATCAATAGTGGGGTCAGTCCTTTTTGCTTTGAGTGATCCAACCGTTCCTTTTGACCATCCTGACCAAACACGCGAGCAGTATCCTGAAACTGAAAGCCTAACTCCGAGGGATCCATTCGATACACACTGCAAACCAAAACCATCAAGAACTTAATCCACTCCGTAAATTCCATATCCCGATTCGTCTGCTGTAAATCAATCCATTCAAGATCGATTCCTTGGATGACCGGAATTTTGTGTGAATTGTAAACAGTACTCATTGTCTGCTTCCAATCCTGCCGAAACTCGTTCAAAGTACCTTGGTCGATATTCCCATTCTTTACGTTAATAAAACCTTTCGGCTGGCTACCTTGCTTAAAAAAGTTTCCATTATACTGCATACCCCAAAGTACCCACGTCACAATTTCCAACAAGGTTTCAAGCTCGCTGCACCCGTACCCGTTACGCAACACATTAGAAGATTTGTTTCGAATACCGTACCCAAGTTCCCATGGATAAAATGCAACATATTCATCAGTTACTGGGTGTCGAATGATTTGACCATCCCAAACCATAGCATAACGAGGCAAATAACCATGCCAACGAAACTGTTCAAACATCTGGGTATGTCGTGGATCATTCGTATCTAATTGACGTATTAATGCTCCATCTACCGCACGAAACTTTTTTAACGATAAATTACGAGCACGAACCACCTCGAAACATAATTGGTCAAGACGCAATGAATCATTCAGAACTTTTCGTGTAAATTCTTGGAAATTATCTTCACAATCCCATTTTTCATTTTCCCCGCCTTCTTCCAAAAACTTTACGATATATTCGACCTTCTTCATATCTTCCTTAGACAACTCCTGCTTCGAAGCATCATCCCCTAAAGAAGTCGGGCTTTGTTTATAGCGAATTTTATATCCAGGTTTCTGATCGTCGTTACTGTACTTCAGGAAATTCTGAACCTGCTCAATTCGTGTGTTAATAACAGCTTTAATGATAAAGATATCCCCCATACGATTCAACGTATTAAAGGACACCCCATTATTAGGATCGCGATAACCCTTTCCAGTAAACCCTATTTCACTAGGATTCCACAAAACGGATTTAATATCTGGCTGAGGAAGTTTTCGCCCATGTTTTTGCTGCTCAGCCAAAAATGCCTGTGCTTTCATGACTTCCTCAAAGGACTCAGACTGTAACGATTTTTGGATTCGATTACGTAAGGCAATCGGAGCTGCCTGAGCCATAATTTGGAGATCATGAAGAGACAGTCCGTCAAGACTATCCATGGGAGCCAGGTTACTGGCTCCCATTGAATTATTTTGCTGTGGACGTCTTCTCCGACTCATATTAAATCGTTCCAGGGGTTACATACTGTTTGGCAGCATAAATTCTGCCACCGTACAAACACTGAACAGTGAACCAAGTTACCTTCTCAGGCTCAAGGATACCTAAATCCTTCACAATGTCAAACATCAGGTAAGATTTAGCCTTGGTAGTGAGAACTGTTGGGTTTTCCGGATTAACCGTTCCAACGCTTTCCGGGACATTACGGATTTCAAGCGGGGTTTCATCCGCAAATACCTGCACAGACATAGAAGTTTCAGCATCTCCTGTACGGTTAAATATGGCGACCAACCAAGGTAACGCTTCCTTAGAAGCCTCGTAATCGTACGTTTCGCGATACGAAGCCGGAACAACAGCGTTGTATGTTGCTTCGTCGTAAGCAACCCCCAGACTCAGCCCGGAAACTTCACCCACAAAAGCTGGCTCTCCGGAAGTAAAATCAACCGATTCGTTTACAATCAGTTTATTTCCTTCATAACATTCTACTTTACATTCGCAGCGTTTAGCTGCATTCAACATTTCAGCTATATTCACTTCATCCCCCATTTTAAATGCTAATCCGGAGTGAACCAATCCCCCGTAATTTTCCCCGATAACGGCCGTTACCATAAAGTTATTGATGGTTCCTAAGCCATCAGTTTCAACTGTTACGAGCTCGGCTCCTTTTGAATAAACATATTTTTTCATGTCATTTTAATTAAATTCTTAATTCCAATAATTCAGATACAAATATACAAATAAGAGAGGCATAAATAAACTAATTTATCAACCTCATAAGTTATTTATCTTAGATGCCCTGTTAAAAAGATAATTATTTGATTCATACCATTCTGGATTTAATTCCCCATTTTCTAACCTATACCCATTATCACCATAAATATCATTTATGATTTTATATACTTTTTTTAAGAACAGCTCGTCTTTTTGATGACGATTTTAGGGAACTATTTACTTTCAAATCGTCATCAGATATATTCATTACCATAGATTTTTCTTTCGAATTTTCTTGACTTTTGGTTTTTCCGTCTTTTTTAGTCTCGTTACCTCGTTTTTGTAACTCTCCCTTAACTTTCATAATGTTGTACAGGTCTTCGGCGCGTTGAGACTTAGAAGAGGAATCAAAACTGTCATTAAACTTCTTCACCAACCCGGCTTCCATCTTCTTAAGATCAGCATCAGAAATCTTTCCAGCATCCTTCCACTGACTGTCAATCTTCTCACGACGTTTCCCTGACAGGTATTTCTTAAGATTCACCTTTCCACTATTAGGAAGATCGTCGAACTTTACACGGGTAAAGGGTTCTTTTTCTTCAGCCTTTCCATCACCTGCTTCAGACGCTTTATCCTCGATAAGATTCAAAACAGTTTCTTTTTGATTCTTACTCAAAACCCCGATACCTTCCTTTATATCTTTTATTTCATTATCTTTGTAGCCACTTTGGTACTTTCCGGATAATGTAACGGTGGGTCTTCCGTTCTTCATAGAAACTATCATCTTATCATAAGAAAATAAAGAACCATTCCCCATCCCAGGGGTTCTAATAAAAGAATCTTTCAACGAAAATTCCTTAGTTTCACCGTCCTTAACATTCAATTTTTCTGCTATCTCTTTAGAAGAGAAGTCTTTTAAATTATCGGCAAAACCTGTACTTTCGTATTTGTATGGAGTAAGCCCAAGATACTTAGCGTATCCAAGTGCTGATAGTTCCTTTCGGAATTTTTCTTTAAACTTTTTGTTTCCAATAACCTGTTTAGCAACTTCCTTCCCAACTAAATCATCTTTAGATGTTCCATGATCACTAAGTGTGCTATATGTCAAAGCTAAGGCTGGGTTTTCAAGAAATTTGTTTTTGAAATCACTTCTCAAATCACTACCATCTTCAGATTTTCCTTCTGTTTTCCTAGAAGCTTCATTCACCTTCCCATAATCCGAATCGGTCTTCTCTTTCTTTTCTGAAGCTTTATCACGAACCGATTCTTTTCTTTCTTCCCCTTTTGCAGAATCCAACTTGCTCTGTAAGGTTTCCAAAGCACGATTGTAACGGACTTCTCCACCTTGCTCAACGAAAATATGTTTGTTTTTCTTCATTTGCTCTATCTTAGATTCAAGAGCCTGAATAATACGAGAATTGTCGTCTTTCTTTTCAGACGACTTCTCATCTTCCTTTTCTCCCCCTTTATTTCCATACTCTTGACCTACACGGTGTAATCTCCTGTTTTTAGAGTTATCCTCATAACGTCCAGTACGGGCTTTATTAAGATCAAAAATAATCCTATTTTCTATTAAGTTTCCCATGATTTAATTGTTTAAGTTTGACACTACAAATATAAACTCATTTGTTAGATTTCAAATGAATAATCCGTAATTTATTCGAATTATTTCCAATCTTTAGGTAACAAATCCGTTTCGCCTAATTCACGTGCCCTTTTCTTAATCCAACGCCTCGCAGCAGCAGGGTCTTTAGCGCGTCCAACGCTACGTATAGCGTCCTTTAAATCCTGGGTATTACGAATGGGAAAAGAGCCATCAAGCATCGCCTCGTCTTCCTTAGCTAACTTCTTACGTTCGCCTTCAGAGAAGTAGTGTTTATTTACTGATTTCATTATCAAATCTTGCATGGGTCAGTCCTTTTTGCGTTTTTCAGATTCCTCATGTAATTTCTCGTCCCCTTTAATTCCGCCCTCACGTTCTTTGAGTTTGCGCTCACGCTTCTCCACCTCGTCTTTATCCTCGTCCTCTTCGTGACCGGGGTGTTTAGCGTCTTCATGAAGTTTCTCATCACCCTTTACACCACCCAAGCGTTCTTTTGTCTTTTCTTCACGTTCGTGAACGGCTTGTTTGCTTTCGTAACTTTTAGCAAAAGGTTCACCAACGCGTCCCAATTTCTGATTTGCAGGGGTATCAGCGTAGTGACCTGTTTGGAGGGCTTTCATCAACTCCTCATCAGCTCCATTCACAAATAAAGATTTCATAAAATCGGAAGAAGGGGAATAGGCTTCACCTACTCGTTTCAAACGTCGATTTTCGGGGGTGTCAAGATATACACCTTCAAGACCTTTCATCAATACACCGTTTTCAGATTTTTCCCAAGCCACCTGCTCTTTACGAAAGTAGAGAACCACGTCTTCACCGTTTTCGTCAGAAACGACAGCCTTCTGAAGATACATCATATCAGTAGTGAAAACATCTTTCTCTTCCTGGGATAAACGACCAGCCCGGCTCTTCATAAGGTTTTCACGAGCGTAATCAGCGATTTTTTCTTTGGTAAAAACTTCATATCCATTTGCGGCAGCTACTGCTTCAAATTGTGACAAAGGAACTCTCTTTTGATTTTTAGTGTCCATAGCAATCTTCTTTTAAATTTTTCTGGGAGTAAAATTACAAATTTACTCTAATCATTTAAAGAACGAAATCTTCAGGAACTAATTTTGGGCTTGAGGGAGAGCCGGAGCTCTCCACTGCCCTCACTGTAAAAATACACAAAAACAAACCTAAATGAAACAACTCTAAACAAACCTGAATGCCTTTACAGAAAATACGCAGGACGAATCCCATCTAAATTATGGCTGATAATTGTAAAACGTTTGTGATTGTAATACGGGGTGATCAGGGAACAGGTTTCTCTTTTCTTAATTCTCCTAATAAAATTTTGAGGACGGCTCGTCCGTCCTCTCGTATTACGAAGTATTACTCTATTAAGAAAATTTTAAATATAATTTTCGTGTTATTATGAACGTAGTGAATAATAACTAATAGAGTAATACGAAGTATTACAATAAACTCAATTCATAATATACCATTACTTTATAGGGGGCCGAAATTCCGGATGTTCTCTCCTAAATATAGAAACATAAACACCCCCCAGCGGGGCCGATAAACACCCCCCAGCGGGCGTCTTGACAAATTTAGTTATGTCCGCCCTGCATTTGATTATTGAGGTGTTTATTGTGGGGTTAAATTAAATTTATTATTTTTGTGTCGTAAAATTATAAACTATGAATTCAGTAAAAATTGATGGGATTGAACCTCATGTGTTCATAACATGCAGCCGAAGATATGACGATTTTGAAGAAAATATCTTTTCGCTTACCTGGGGAAAATTGTTTAAGAGTATGCAAACAGATATAAATGCATTTGAAAAACCTTTAAAGGAAATTTGTAGCGAGTTATCTTTTACTGATAAAGATAACGAACCTTACATTGAGTTTCGATCGTCAGATTTATCTAAAATGGGGTATGCATGGGTTTTTAAGAAATTCGAAAACATACAAGAAAAAAGATTAGTTTTGTCAAATGATGCAGATTCTACTAAAATCAGTTTTCCGCTGTTTTCTTCTATTGAAGATAAAGCTCCGTTCATACGATGCTATTTTTCAGCAATATCATTGAGATATCTTCTATATTTTGGAATTGGTGTTGGAGGTTGTTTTTTCAATGTTTTAGCTTCTTTACATATGAGAACGGCTCTTCGTCAGAGACTATATAGATTGGTATGTTCCAATAGAACAAAAAAAGAATTTACCCTGAAAATAAGCACTTTTAAAAGTAACTTTAATGTTCCAGACTATGATTTCTTTAAACTGAAAGAAAAAATCTTGAACCCATTTGTAGAAAAGTTGGCTGAAAATCCATATGATTCTATTATCATATCTTATGAACCCGTATATGAACAAAAACGAGTTGGAAGGCCAAAAGTAATTTCAATCAAATTCAAAATTCTTAAAAAGAAGATGAAGTGAATAAACTGAATTTTCAGTTAAATGCCTATTTTGCTTCGTTGTGTATATTACACTTTTTTGATGGATTTGCAAAGAATCCTTTGTTAAATGGTTTTAATCAAATTTATTATGAAAACCATTGAATCTAAAATAATCACCCTGGAAGCGGAAATTGACCGCCTCAAAAAGGAAATATTGTTTAAAGACAGACACATCCGTGAGCTTGAAAGAGAAATTAATGATTATATTGTCAGAGAAAAACACCTGATGAAAGAGATTGATGACCTTACACCTGAAGATACCCCCGGTGGAAGGCTTCAAAAATTACATTTAAGTCCTCAAACGGGCTCTTTAGAGGAATTTCTTAACCCTAAACTACCTACTACCTCACCATTAAAAAATGATGGCTCTAATGGTCTAGAAGAGGAGTGGGAAGATTTCATGTACGCTTATACCGATGATATCTTTGTAGAAGCTGACACTCCAGATGTACTACTTTATCGTGACGATGAAGAACGGTGTTATAAGTCAATGACGGGGAGAACATGCTTGCCGTTCCCTGTTAAACAATCCGATTTGGACTTTTACAACCTTGTCAAGGTACGTCCCGTGACACCCCCCGAACTCGAGAAAATTTGTAAGGATTACGAATTGTAATTTTGTGCTATAATTAAATCTGAATCAATATGGAAAAATTTAAGACAAACCAGAATGAAGACGTAAAAACGTCTAAGAATGAAACGTTGAAAGTTCAGACTCAACGTCGACGCTTTCCTCTTGTAATTTACAACTCCATTATTCCTTTCAAGGGGTTTATGGCGATGATGACAATCTTCATTTTATGGATCAGAAAGGAATACAAGAATCACCCGGCTCTTGACGATTCCTTCTATCGCCATGAAACAATTCACGCCTACCAACAGACTGAAATCTGGCTTACATCGATCATTCTAATGATAGCCGGGTGCTGGCTTCTTAATGTATCCTGGTGGTGGCTTTTGGGTACTCCGGTTATACCTTTTATCGTTTATGTGTTATGTTGGCTTATTGAGATCGCTCTCCCTCCTTACGACAAGGCTTATAAGAATATTTGTTTCGAGACGGAAGCTATCTATAACGAAGCTAATCCCAATTATCTTAAAAAGAGAAAACTGTTTCAGTTCCGCTTCCTGAAATACATTTCAAACAAGCGTTACCCGGCTATTACTGCCTGCGAACGTCGCAGGCGTAATCAAACATTTAAACAATAAATTTTGTAAATTAGGGCTTCTAAACAATGGTTCATTGTTTCGGTTGGTCTTGATAAGCCCGGTTTTTATACCGGGCTTTTCTTATAGTACTAATATACATCTTTACACGATCCATTTAAATTATGGTAACTATATACATCCTTACAGTCCATTATAATAATTAATTATTTGATTTATATATAATTATAATGGAATATATATAGTTTTGAGAGAAGCGGATTTCAGGGTAAAAATTGAAATTGATGATACATAAAAAAGGAAAGCCGGGCGTCACCCCGGCTCAAACACGTCAAACAATAAACCTAACCTTTCACTCGGATCTATTTAGTTTTCGACTCCAAAAATATGGAGAGATTATTGCTTTTTAAGCAATAGGTCAAATCTGTCATATATTGCTCTCCAATTCTTTTCGACAAATTGACACAATTTAACGAAATTGTTTTCTTGTAAATCTACACGGTTATATACGCCTGTTTTAACATTAGGGTTATAAATCTTTAGGAAAATTCCGAACTCATTTATAAATCCTACTTCTTGTCCCTTACAGACCAGTGAAGCATAATTTTTACCACTTTTGCCGTATTCCTCTTTAATGTTTGTCTTAATGATTGTTAGTTCCATAACGAAATTATTTTTTGTACTAATATAAATACCTTACTCATTTTGGTTAGGTAAAAAATTGTTTGTGAGTTTATGACTTTCATTGTTATTTGTTTGACTGATACAAATGTATATAATCAAAACGAAATACCAATGAAAAAGCCCGAAAATTATGGTACTAATATACATCTTTACACTAGGTACTGACTTTGCTCCTAAAATATTTCGTTTAACATTTTTATTTACAGAAAGGAGGTAATCTTGCTCCCGAAGAAGCCGAGAAACTTACTTGTTATACGTCGAAGTCAAAGTCTCGGTTCGAAATTCGACAAAAATTTCCATCAGGAGCTACGCACACCACTTCTACATGTTCTGTTTCATAGAAAACAGTTACAATGGGAAGTATGGTTTCCTCCTTCACAATAAATGTTCCAGTTTTATCTCCATTCAGCCCTGAAAATGTCGTTACAGTTACCGCTGGAAAACGTTCTTTTACACCTCCGAATGGTCCAAAATCAGCCCTTAGAGGGTATGGTTTAAACGTTAACATCTCGAGAGGTGAAATATGAATGAGTTTAAACCTGAGATAAGCATTGAGCAACTGATCCTCAGTCAGTTTTTGATTTATTCCATAGCGTTCAGACGCTCTGTTACGAATAACTTGACGTTCTCCAACGGTTAATTCTTCGAAGTCTTTTTCTAAAATTTCGATCAGCCGTATCATTTTTGAATATTCTTTTTCACTTCTTAGGCTCATAACAGCGAATTTTACGGAGTGTATTTACTAAAGCGAACATATTATATCCCCATTGCTGTACAGGGAACACCTCACTCGGATTTGAGTGCTCTACATAGCTTCCGGGTGTACCTTGTAAAAGTTTTACATCGTAAAGCCATGTATCACCATACTTTTTATGCCACACCTTTACACCTAAACCGTTTACGAAGAATTTCATTGCATAAAAACCCTCCGTAGAAGAACGGTGAATGTAATCAGCTTTCTTCGGAAACCATTCCTTAGTTTTTGGGATTTTCATCGACTATATCCATTATTCGTTTGACCTGGCTTTCTGACAAAGCAGGGATATTCAAAGAACCTGTTCTACACGATTCTTTCCACGGGCCTCTCTTTCATCTAACAAAATTATTTTCATGATATTTTTAGTTTAAATTCGTTACCCATTCACGTACTTTCTTCCAATGAAAGACGATATTAAGAGACAGCAGTCCTACCAATATCCATTGACCCAGAGGCTCACTTGATTCTATTCCTGTCATAAAAAGAATTAAAGTGACCACTAAATAAATATTTTTAAAGGTGTAACATGTACGAATTCCTAATGCTCCATAGTTTTTCATAAAATCAGAAGCTGTTACTGTATTTGTATAATTCGGATAAGGATTCTTAGAAAAGAAAGTAAATTCCCCTTCACGGTTTATAAGAATAAAACCACATTCGTGGTTATCTGCGGTTTTTAGATAACAATTACGGGGTATATAACCAAATCGCTTAAGCAAGCGTTCGCAGTTGTATAATTCTTTGCAAGTTCCAGTTATAATAATTGGTTTCATATTATTTAGATTTAATCTGTTTGACATGACAAAATTAATCATTAAAATGATAATTACAAAGATTTTTGGTACTAATTTATCACTTTACACAAAACTTTCCTTGTGGCTGCGAAGGAAGCCAAATCACTTTAAAGACTTAAAAAGATATGACGAAACAAAAATTCCTAATTTTGTGTTTAATTTGTGTGTATAATTTTTAAAATTTCAACATTATGCAAAAAGCTTTTATAACAGTTACTCCAGATACAGGCCAAAATGATGGAACTTTATCTGTTAATGCTGATAAAAATGAGAATTATGTTAGTAGATATACTACATTTAAGGTTGAGGGAGAGGGTATTACTAAATCCGTATCAATAGAACAAGATCCTAATCCTTATATTTATATTGATTGTGGATATATATTTTCTAATGCCAATATACAAGAACCTTATAGATTAAATCATGATAGTGGTATTACATTTTTGATGTTTAATGTAAAATTTACTGATTTTATATTAAGCTCAAGGCATCTATTTATTATTAAAAATGTATCTAGCTTACAAGTTGAATTTAATAATCCTGTGATTAGTTCTATAAATCTTGGTTTTATGGGTTATAATTTAGGTGATATAGCTTTAAATGGATTTACTACAAAGGTTGTTCCTAATTCTGAAAATGAAGGTACAGTATTATCTATTATAGATATAACTCCTGCTAAGCTTAATGAAATTGTTGCAAAGATAAATTCTGCGCGTGATGCTTCTTCTACTGGAAGTATAGTGATATCTATATTTATTAAAACAACTGGTACACAAGAGAATTTAGTTATAGCGATTAATGTAAATTAATATTATATGAAAAAATCTTTTATTACTGTAAGTCCTGATTCGGGACAAAATGATAATGTATTAAATATTGTTTGTGATAAAACGACTTTATCTATGAAAAGAACAGAAGTTCTAAATATTACTGGGGGGGTATCTAAAACTATAGATATTTTTTCAATCAGGTGTATTATATCCTATTATTGATTTAGGATTTATTATTGATGGTACTATTAGTGGAATGGATTTTGAAAAAAGATATACTGAATCTTCTAAAACTTTAGAAGCTGTATTTAATTATCCTAAGAATGCATTACTCTCATCTAATTATACTTATTTTGGTGTTTTTAATTTAGGTGCATTTAGACCGGAAGTTGTTATAACTACAGGTTGGTTTATTGATACTATTGAAATAACAGTAGTTGGTAATCCTTCTAAAAAGTTTACTTATACGTCTAATGGAAGTACTTTTATTAATGACGATTTAACCGGTGGTCAACTGGTATATCAGAATCCTTATAATTATAATTTAGTTAAAACTATGTTGAATGATATTAGATCTTTGGGAGGAGAAATTATTGTTACAATGAAGAGTTCTACTGTAGATCCTACAATTTGTATTTGTGATTGTATTATTAATCCATAATATTATTTTAACAGTTATAATCGACTATCAAGAAGCATAAACAATAAGATCCGGTTGGAATTACCGGATCTTATTGTTTATATTAAGCTGTAGGTAAAACAACAGGAACATTTTCAATGCTACCGTTTAATTCATTAATTTCTAGAATTTTCATCCAATTATTTTTATAAACTTTCGAAATTTCACTATCTAAATAAAGTAACGACAAACTACGTAACGGGGTTATTCCATTTCCTTTAGGAACTGCTACTCTTACCACGTTATTTGATTTCATCAAAACGTGTAGTATAAAAAATTCAAACTTATTTATATCTGAATAGGTTTGAAATTTATTAAGATGCTCATCAGTATAAGTAAACTCTTTTTCTTTGTAAAATGCGTCAAAAAATTCGTATTGTAAAATGCCAACAGAACATTCACCATAAATCATTTTACGAATTTTATTTTTCAAAAATTCCTTCTGTGTTACTACAGAGTATTTATAGTCGGTAGCGACATTTACATTATATAAAAATCGTTTATCTTCATAGGAAACAACTGCCTTCACGGTACAAAGTGCCGGACAGCTATCAGCCTTTTCTTTCTGAATCTTTTGAATGGTATAACCAGGAAAAGGACAATCATCAAAAGGACGTATGTCATCGTCAAATTCCGGGTCGCTCAACAGTCCTATTGCACTTGAAATTGTTCCGTCTGATTGTTCTATTCCAGGAATCCATGTTGTTATTCCTTTTGGAATGGTTTCATCTATAGGTTCTACACGGCACCATACTCGGCGTCCATTGTCCGGCTTGTAAGTACCATCAGTAAGAATTTCATCCGTTGACGTAAAACAGTACGAAGGGAACTGTTCGAGCATTGAATGTGCGTAGAAAGGTTTACCCTGAATTTTCTGATCTTTGAAGAAAGACAAAATCGTTTCGTACATGCTATCAGCATCGGTTTCGGACGTTACTTCTACTGGAATGATAACTGAGTATACATTGCCTCCAGTTTCGTTCATTCTTTTGTAATCAAATCTGTAATTTACTTTCATATCGATTGGTCTTTTAATAATAATAATTAAATAACGATAGTATATACGGGTTGATCGTATAAAGTTATCTTTCCTGGGACTAATTTTTTCTGATTTTGATCAATAACCTGAAAATATACCGGGGTCATCCGGTCTTCAGGAACATGTTTAGTTCTTTCTGAAAATACTTCCAAGGCATTCAAAAGGGTAACAACTGAATATTGAACCATTTCAGCTTCCTCTCTTGTGGAATAACTACGGGAAATAATAGGATCAATGTTTGAACCGTTTAGAGAAAAGAAATAAAACTTTTTTCTCTTTTTATCTTCAGTTCTTTCTAATTCTGAAACTGGTCCAACTGTTTCTATCAAAGCAATGTTGATAGCTTTCTTACATTCTGCTCCGTTATCAATAAAAACTAACATAATATTAAGATTTTAATTTGTAAATCAACGATTCAACACCTGTACAGGCACAATAGAGGTCGTGACAAGTGTAACACAATTCTATTTCTCTTCTTTTTATAAAAACGGTTACCGGATATTTATCGTTCTGTAAAGCACATCTACACGGGGGTATTTCGAAATCTTCACGCTTCGTAGCCTGATTGAACGCACAGCCCCAACAACCCATCTGCAAACCTTTTTCACGTAGTTCTGGAACTACCTCATACTTTACTCCTCGAACCTTTATTATTTGTCCTATATGAATTCGTAAATCGGTTCTTTTAGACTGACAAACAAATTTGTAAGGCTTACGACGAACACCTCTTTTCATGGCTTTATAGAAAAATTAATCAATTTGATATATACATAAATTTTCCTGACGAAATGTTTCCAAAGTACTGTTTATTCTTAAAATTATATTCGAGTACTTAACAATTTGAGGCGAATGCACAGAGTCTACAATAACTACACAAATATTACCTTCTTTATCATTAGAACATTCACACAGTTTTACGTTCAATTTCTTACGTTTCAGAAAACTGTACCACGTCATTAGTCTGTAAAATTTTTCCGGACCCAGTTTTACATAATCCGATGTGTATAGGAAGTGGCTTAAATACCACTTCCTGAACGATCCCAGTTTATACACCTGCTTCATGAGGTTTGTTTGATTGAACGATTGAACGTAAATTTTCAATAGTGTCACACGGTGGATTTGACAGAACTGTCATTTCCACTTCCCGGTTCTCTATTTTCATCATGATATCATACGCCTCAGGAAACTCCTCTTTAAGACGTTTGTCTGTTCTGATTGAATTCAAAATTGTACAATGTACTTTCTTACGGAAATCACGTATCCTAACTTCCAACAGGTACAGTTCCGTCAAGGCTTTCCCTAATTCGTCATCGGGCCTAGTAATTTTCAAAATCTCTTCACCCCACTCATCCCATTGAGGAAGTGGAATATCAGGGAAGTTGATTGACGGATGAATTTCATTTGGAGAACATTCTTTTGGAAAGAACGCTTTGAAAATTCCATTGGGGTACAAAGACAAATTCCTCGTAGATTTAAAGTACCGGGTTTTGTCACAAAAAATCATATAAAGACCCTCTCCCATTATTTCACGGGTTTTGTCTACTAAATGTGCTCTGATTTTAAACAGAACAGATTTCTCTTTTTGTTTGAACGTTGAAGAAGCTAGGCTTCTAGCAATTTCATGTGCTTTGTTATCACTGATTCTTGTCATGATTCTTTGTATTACGGAGTGGTTTTATTTGTGCTTTACGCTTTTTCTGAGTAGGACAAGAGGCTTCTTTGGGTTTAACCCAAAGCTGAGGTACGACTGTAATGTCTTTTGCGGGAACTTCTAAGCTCTCCAAAAGCTTTCGTACACCGCTTTCAGGTATGTTCTCAAGTAACTGTCCGTCCTGGCTGATAACATCGCCCGTTGAGACGTTTATGACCTTAAATAGAGGCTCAGGTAATTCCATTTCAATAAACTCTTTTACATCAATGTAATCACATCCAAAGTTTTCAGCAGTTTTTCGATCAGAATCACTATGATCACCCGGTTTTCCAGAAGCATCGCCTATCACTAGACATTCGGTATTTTCAATGTTAATTTTAGTGATGTCTTCAAACTGTTTAAGCATACTGTTCAGCATACCGCAATTAGGCTTGCGGTTCTCGTTCGTAACATCATTTACCACACAGAATTGACCAGCGACTAGGGTGTTCAGCCCGATATATTCCTGAAGAGAAGCAATGACATAGATGAATTTAGGCTCAAACAGTTGCTGTGGAACTATACCGAGTTCGATCCCACCTTGATTACTTGCGATGAGTACGGCTAACGGGTGGAGCTTTTTCAACTGGTCAAAGACAGGAAGATTCAGCTTCATGTCCCAAATTCCAGCCGGAAATTTGTTACCCGTACGAGTAGAAATAAGGGTATCGTCCAAGTCAATAAAAATAACTTTCTTTTTAGTAATGTCCATATCGAAATTTTTAATGTTAATGAAAATTAAACGGTATTAGGAGAAAATGAGTTTCGGGGATTTCTCCCCGATAATTAAAATTCAACAAAAATCAAACGCTTACCTGTTTTACGGTCTGATACCCACATGTGGTTATGGCCGAATCCATAATCAACATATTCAGAAAGTCTGTCATAAATAGACATTGTTGAACGCATATTTTTACGAAGTTGTTCTTCAGTATAGGAAGTTGTAATATCGTTAATGATAGTTATAAACAAAGCGTATAAGCATGGATTAGGTACCGGGTTTTCTACAATAGCTTTCTTAATTAGATTCGATTTATTGTTTGACTTAATTTTGACATTACAAATATACAAACAATAAATCGAATCACAATGAAAAATCCGGAAATTCTTTAAATTAATTTAGATTATGATCGGCAGCTTAATTCTAACTTGAGAACTCCGGTGAACCCCTCAAAAGAAACTTCAATGGTTTGATAATCCCCATCCACAGCATGTGAAGAACCGAATCCAACGCTATAAGGATTTCCAAATCCAATGTCATCAAAATGGCCATAATCATCTGTTATTTCTGCATTCGTTATCTTTCTATCAAAGGTAATATAACCCGAAGTAACACCCGCGTTTAGTTCTACTGAAATATCAATTGATCCTGGGACAGAAACAACTGTTCCGGCTGGGGAATCTGTCCACCAAAAATGATTTTTTGTGAATTCTGTTACTTTTACAGTTTGTTGAATAGCTTCTTGATGAATAGAAATCGTTTTAGTGACACCACTACCACTAATGGTGATAGATTCGGTTCTTTCGTCTTCAGTGTTTTGACTGGCAGTTACTGTTACTGTTCCGTTGCCCCCCCCGAATCGGGGGTTACATTTATGAAATTCTTTTGCATAATGTAATTAAATTAGAGAGTTTCTCACAATATTATGATTGATGAGTTATACGCAAATAAAGAAGGCCGGGTTCCCCGGCTCAATTCTTCGAACACGAAACCTGTTTCTCAACGGTTAGTGGTCTAAGGTGTACTCAAATAATCAACGTATGCTAATATTTGTTATATACAATGGACTTTTAAATTTCTTTTCTCACAAGAGTTTTACTTCGTATACCTGTATGTCGGAAAACATAGAAGAATATTTACCTGACAAGATAAAGTCTTTCAAAGCGTCTTCCGATGAGTAGTCGTCTATCTTGTAAGACATACAAGACACCTTTTTATCGGAAACTATCTTCATAGTACCGTCTATGATTTTAGTGTGCAGGTTAAGGATATTGATTACATTCTGTATACCTTCTAAAATCAATCCATCACCCTGCTTGAAAAATATTGCATACCTGTTCATAATTCTTGTTATTTATTGTTTACACCATACCCAAACAAAGCAAAGTCACATTTGCAAGGGTCTTTTGGAAAGACCCGGCGACAGTTATACGTCAGCTCAAGTACTGTATCCATATTATTCCGTTTGAGTGTTATGAGACCTAATTGACGCCCTATGCGTGCTACATGTGTGTCAAGGGGCATTAGCAGGTATTTAGGATCAAAGTGACGCCATATTCCCAGGTCAACCGGGCTGTTCTTACGAGCCATCCACCGCATGAACATACAAAGCCGTTTACAGGCTGATTTGGTATCGTGGGGAACTCCTTTCACCCTCTCAGGAAAGAGGTCTATGAGTGATTGTATAGGATAAACTCCAATCTTCCGACGGTTTGCCAATTTGTCAAACATTGCCGTTTCCATTGTAGGATGCTTCTTGTATATCATCCTCAGTGATTCACAAAGGTCGTAAAAATCCATATATTTATAGAACCTGTACAGACATTTATTAACCGGATGGTTACGGCTGAACTTAACATAAGACTTGTCCATAATGAAGTGATAGGGAGAAGGAGCATATTCGAGCATTTCCTTGAAAAGCGTTTCACATGTATTGAGAATCGCTTTACGGTTTCCGTATGCCAGCCAGGAAGCTATAAATCCCACGATTTCTATGTCCACCTGCTTATGGTACCGTGAAGGAAACATTACAGGATCGTCAACTATAAAGTTGTGAGTTTCATACCGTTCAGCGAGTTCTTTCAGGAGTTGACGGGTTTCTTCTTTCATTTCAAAATATTTTCAATGTTAATAGCTCTTGTTTTACCATCAACGCGGACTTCCTTGTGACGCGTCAGCATTACACCTGATACGTAAATCTCAGGGAGGTCATTCTTTCGATAGGTGATAGAGATACGGTCTACACATATCCACCCTATTTCATCATGTACTTTATCGCCCTTTTTACATGGGCATACGGCTCGAGCGTATTCATGCAGGATACGAGTCTTTTCAGCAACGTACTCTTCTTCAAGAGCCGTAATCGATTCTGCGTATTGTTCTTCGGGTGTCATTTCTTTTCGATTTGTTTGTTTTCAATCAGGAGTTCATTTCGCTGAACCATTCGGGTAACTTCGTTACCGAGGACTTTTCCAAGGCAAAGCTTGTCAAGAATTTCAGCGTAGTTTTTGACTTTTCCTCTGAGAGCGTTCTGGCTGCGTATCCAATTAGGTTTCATAATCCAAATGGTATTAGAGGGAAATTCTTGAACTACCATCACAGAACGTGACGTAACACCGGCCATGTCAATTACACGTGCATAAGAGATCCTATACGATTCAGTACCTTTCATTCGGTAAACAGTATCACCGTGGAGGTCTTGGGCCTTTGAGAGGTCTATAAGACCCGGAAACATTCGGTTAGTAAAGTCAGCATGTTCCCACATGTCCAATCGTTTACCTGTAAAGGTCAGGTAAGAGACGGGTTCTTTACGCTTGGGTGGAATCTTTTTCATTGGCTGTCATATTACAAAGGTAAATACTACGGTATTCCATCTTCTTTGGAAGTGTACCATCTTTTTTCAACACCCGACATTTGTACTCAATAGTAGGAAGCCCATCGGGGTCTGTTATACCAAAGAACGGTTTCCAGCTGATCACTTCCCCTTTCCCCTGATGATCTTTGACAATATCTCCCTTTTTATAAGGGTTGTTCGTACGACAATATTCGAAAATAAATTCTTTCTTACATAGCTGATATTCCTTGTCAAGGGCTTCTAAACTTTCTAAATATTCCTGTCTGTCCATTTTAATTGTATTTCATAGGTTATTCATTTAACGATTTTCATCTTTCTTCGTAATTATTGTTTTGACTCTACATTTCATACGGCGTTCTTTATAACGTCGTTCCCGTCGACGTGATTTTCCATCCGGAAATTCGTTTCGATTTCTAATTATCTCCGCATATTTACAGGTGGTATCTATTTCTTTAGCTGATATCTCTTTTATTGTTAACCCTCTATCCATAACTATCTATATTTAATTGGTTTCATACTCAGCCAAAGCCTTGAGGCACTCTTCGTGACCCTCGCGACAGGCAGCGTCCATGATATATTCCATGTTTTCGTACTCCGGACATTCTCGAGTCGCTGTACCTGTTACATCAACGTAAAGTGTCTCGTCTTCATCGCATTCGACAATGAACCATCCGTCGTTGTACATTACATAACCATCTTCGTAGATAGTTTGGATGAGTGTACGTCCGTCTTTCATTGTAGAGGAAGCCAATTCATAGGGTTCTGTGATTGTCCCCTGTTCGGCTTGATTGATACGAGCCATAGCCACGAGGCAAACCTTTGCTAACTGCCGACGGTCTTTGATGTTATCAACATAGCGGTGAGTCCCTACTGGCTTGCTGAAGTCTAAATTTTTGTAGTATCTTGTGAACCTTTCATGACGTAACTTGTTTGATTTGACTGAGCAAATATACGTTCATTTATCGAATATCCAAGGAGTTCATCCGGAAAATCTTCATTATTTCTTCCGATTTTTCCTCAATTCGGCTCTGCGTTCTCTTCTACGAGCCTTCCCGTCCTGAATTTTTAGGGAAGATGAGCCTGTTATTCTGTATATCTCGGATTGAGTCTTACTGATTACGTGTTCACAGAACCCCGACAGGGTGACTGTGCTATCCTTATCCATTCTTGCGTTCATATTAGACGATTTAAGCGATTACAACTATACAGGGAATAAAATGTACCAGCCAACAGGGGTAAATCTCGTAGAGCGACCACCAGTGGCTCCTATGAATAAGGAAAGAGGCAACCCGTTACAGGCAACCTCTTTCCAATCATGACTAAAACAAAAATCACATCCTCACGGACTTATTTCTTTTTACCTTTCTTCGGTTCAACAACCACTTTCACGGTCTTGGAAGCCTTGAAAGCAAGTGTGTGAGACTCGGGAACGTTCATAGGCTTCTGAGTCAACGGGTTTGTCCCGGTTTTAGCAGCGTTCACTTTCTGCTTGAACTTACCGAACGGAAGGCTGATTTCTTCACCACCTTCAACAACGCTTTCAACAATAACCGGAGTAAGAGCGTCGATTACTTTTTCGGTATCTCTCTGGGTCATACCAGCTACTTCGGCAACTTTTGCCACGAATTCTGACTTTCTCATTTTTGTTTTAATTTTAATGGATAAATAAATGTTTCAATTTTCAAACGTGTTTATATAACGTCGGTTTTCGTCAATCGGTTTTCTGTCGTCCCTATAATCATTAGGAATCTCACCTGTCGGGGGTGAATACAGCGGACGTTCTCTTGCCATTTGCCCCACACATTCCAAGGAAACGATAGGCAAGATTGACAAGAAATGCTCTGTCTTTATTGCGCTGATACGCTATCTTCCTGCGGATCGGACATCACCTGTGCATAACAGATACCGTTCTGGAGCTGAATGTAGGTGTGACTGAATTCTGTCACCACCCATACATTAATTAAGCAGTTTCCCCACTTGAAGATGTACGGCTTATGCTTCCATGTTACTTTGTCCATGAGCCGTTCAGCGTTCGAATGATAATTTTCCTCCACCTTTATCTGATACATATTATTCTTCTGAGAGTCTGATAGGAGCTGAAACACGTTCTTTTCCTGTTCAGGTGTACAGATGACCTCCATGTCAATGTCGTGAGGTTCATCAACTTCCATTCCTAACTTGTGCAAGGCAAGAGAACCTACGATTAAGAACTTCATGCCACACGGTTCGAGAACCTGTTTACGGAACTCTTCCAACGCTCGTTCAACCTGATTCGAGCTGTTTACTGTCAAATTTGATTCAATCATTGCTTCAAAATTATTTAATGTCTGATAATGTTACGTAATTCCTACGGTTATCGATTACAGTCCTCTCGATTTAATGATGTTCTTGAGCCTCCCACTATAACCTTTCTTTTCAGCGTAGACACGATCTAAATAAGCGAAATAATCGTCTTTACTAAGCCCTCGGGCGTATATACTCTGCCATATAGCATAATCGGCTATACAGTCCTTCCAGGAGCGGAAACGGGCATGATTATACAACATCCCCAAAGCTAGAGTTGGTCTTTGAGCCGGAACTCGCATACCTGTACAGTTGTGACCGTGTAAAAATAGAGGGCTGCTGAAGTTCCCAGACTCCTCTATGCATTGTGCCATAACGATATCCGGATGTTCTAACCTCATCAAGAAAATGTAGGTGAAGACGCTGTCGGCAACGGTGGTGGAGTCTATAAACCGTGACTCCGAAGACGCTGTTCCGTCAGCAAATACCGGGTCGGGTTCTGTGCAGCTCTTTATCACTTTTATAGTAAGTACTACTACGATGAATAGTACGAACGCCTTTACCATGTCCGTGATGTAAAAGGTGTGACGGATTGGATAATTCAGTAACTCTTTCATATTAAGGTCAGTTTAAAAACTCTGAAGCCACTCCAGTCCCCGTTTTTGTCTTTATATTGGGGAATGAGCCTGATGACATTATACATAGACACGGATTTGGCACTGGTATAAGTAGAGAGTTTGATCTTGGTATTCAAGCGTATAGTTTCGAACTCGTTTCCTCTGTACCACATAACTCCCCAGTAGGAGTAACTCCCATCCTCTTCCTGACCAATGTATTTGACAGTTGCGGAAAGAATATAGGTATCACCCGATACCTTCCACCCCACAATTTCATACACTCCTTTACCTTTGTTTTCAAAGGACACCTGATTATTGGGCATGTGGCTTTCCAGCCCATACATGGGGTCTTTTACTTCGTACCCGGTGTACCATAATTTCTGACTCAGTGTTGTGGCTACCATAGCCAACAAAATAGCGGTAAGTAATACTAACTTTTTCATGATTCTTTTGATTTTTCGATTGATAAATAATTGTCGATTGTGTCACGGAGAGCTGCAAGCTGTTCCAATGTCATATCAGGAAAATAAGTCCACTGAAAGCCATTAAGGCAAAATTCCCACCTCGTGGCGTCGAGGAATGTCCCCGACTGAACGGTCTTCAGTTACTTTACATTTAAACTGATTTTTCATAAGACATCAAGATTTAGATGAGTTCGTCAACTCGTTTAACATAATAAGATTCTCCGGCTCCATATTGTACGGATAAATGTCCATACCGGGTTTTACGTCAGTAGTGAAATCCATCTCGTATTCCGGGTCTATCACTACAAATTGCTCAGCCTGTTCCGACCAGCGTAACACGTGAAGAGGAATCCATGCTGCTCCCAGGTCCATGTTAATGATTCTGAACGCTTTCATAGTAGAGTGAGTAATAGCAGCTGTCCTCATCCTCCCTTGGTACAAAAAGCGTACCAACGCACTACAATACATTGTAGAGCGTATTCGCCCCGGTTTAATGTCTATTGGTTCGTTTACGTAACGAACACTGGCTGGGTCGGTAAATTGTCCCACCACCTGGACTTCCCCCGTCTTTGAGACCTTAACAGAGGTTATTGATACAGTGTGACACGAACCGTCCTCGCTTTCTATGTGAAAAGATGTGCCTGTTTTGAACTTTTTCATGATGTACTGATTTTAGTAAACATCGAAATATATTCTGACGTTAGTTGAGTAGCCATTTTCACCAGGCACCTAGGCTGCGTCTTTGTTACACCCTGCATTTGATTCTTCTTCTGTTAAGTCGATTAAAACCTTTTCCATTATTTCTATGAATTAAAGGGTGAATTTAAATGAATTAATTTGGGTAGATGTCAGAGATTCCGGAATCTCTTTTAATATTATCCACTTTCCATTTTGCCCCTTATCAATATACCCCTCGTATTGTAATTTACTCGTCACAGAATCCACTATACACGTAGTTTTACGAGCCTTTTCCCACTTTTCGGGTTCTAATACATACTGAATCATCTGATACCGAGTTACTTCTTTTCCAGCGTTTTTCTTAAAGAAACTTTTAATTTTGTTGAGATAAGTTTGTGATTTCATGACGTATATTATTTACTGTTTGACAATACAAATATAGTGGAAAAGTTTAGATAAACAAAGAAATCATCCGAAAATTTTACTTATAACTTCTGAATTTTTGACATTGATACTATAAAACAGGGGTGTATGCTCAGGCGTTTTTCCTGAGGCATAATTTCCTTGATGGCGTAGAACGGTACACGTCCATGTAACGTAGGAACGACAGAACCGTCCTTACAAAGCGTTACAACAATCACGTCATCAGAGGTGATACATTGTACCGTTCCAATAAAATGAGAACTGTACTGGTAAAATTCGACTCCGTATCCTATCGTCTGACTGAACACATATCGAATTTCTTCCATTGTGACCGGGGGATACTTATGACTTTCGGTATCACCTACTGTCCAGCCCGTACTGTTCCCACCAAGAACAGCCGGGTCAAAACCTGTGGTTTTAGATTCGCTCACGACCCTTGTCTTTTAAGGGACAGTTCTGATATTTACAGAACTTACCCGGATTCAACTTGCATTCTATATAGGTGATCTTATTATCGTGCAGTGGACGTTTGTGTTCGCAGGTACACTCTATCTTCTTTACCCACAGCACCACGGGGTTAGATTTTGATCTGTACATGGTCCATAGCTATTAGCGTTGTCATAAAATTCTTTCTTTTCTCAGGATGACGTAGGAAGTACACAATCAGGGAAGATATCAAGACGTTTTCGACTTCTTTGCTTACCTGTTCCTCGTCGTCCATCGCACTGGCTATTACATAAGGGAGGTCTATCTCCCCTAATTCAGTACGTATCTCGTTTTTAATGAAACGATGAAGAGCTACACGGTCATCTTCAACGGCAGCTACAATAGCGAACCCGACCATATTCGGATTGTTGTCAATCTTTTGCAGGACTTGTTTTAATTCTTCACGGATATCATCTGTTTTCATGGCTTTATTTCTTTAGGGATTGAACTTTCTTAAGGAGCTTCACATGTTCGGGCAGTTCGCGTTCACGGCGTTCACGCGCTACTACGCTCAATTTCTTAGCTTTTACAACTACTGATTCAGGCTCTACGTCTACCCACCCGGCTGCTTCAAGCACGTCCAGGATTTCTTTACGGTTGAACCATCGACTTACCTCGATACGGTCATTCTGAGATTTAATACGCGCCACCGAACCCTTACGGCGACCACGAAATGTTACTGTTATGAATCTTAGCATGGCTTTATTGATTTTAGATGATTAATGACTTTAGATGACACAGTACGAAGTGTCAGGCTTTGAGGGCTTTTTCAGCCCTCTCAATTTTACGTTTCAGGGAAGCGATTCTTTTGCGAACTTCCTTACTAGGATTCTCGATAGCTTCTTTTTCCTTGAGTTCTGCACCGTATTTAGCCAACCGTTCTTCAGCAGTACCCCGGTGTCCCTTAGACTCACCTGATTCTTCCTTTGTTTTCTTTTCAGCTTTAGGAGTAGGGTCTTCTACTTTAACTTCTTCCTGAACTTGAATAGTCTCGACTGGAGCTTCTTCAGCAACGGGTTCTTCCTGAACCGTTACAACTTCCATGTACTTCTGAGCTATCGTTACATAGCTGTCGATAAGGCTCTTCTTACTAATCTGATCTGGATTAGCAATAGCCTCAACCTCGACATTAGCTTTGCTACATCCTAAGATAAGAGTGTGGTAATCTTCGATAAGAGTTTCACGTTTAATATACTTGTAAGCACTTTGAGGATTGTTAACGATTGCGAAGTTTACTGCGTTATTAGAAGCTGGCTGATTGCTTACTGAATTTTTCATGACCTTAAGTTTTTAGTGTTTGACTTGTTTTCATTTTGACAATACAAACATAATACTTTTTCTGGATTCAACAATGAAAACCAAGATAATTCTTTAGTATTTGTCTGGAATATTCTGCGGGTGCGTTTTCCAGCACCTTGTCCCAATCCTCAGTAACCACGGGTTTTAGACCACTTTTAACAATGTATTCGCATCTTTCTGAAGCGATAATATGCAGCAGACATGGATTAAGTATAAACAGACGCATACTCTCAGCCACAGATTCGTAAATATCAGGCTCATATCCCGTGATTTTTACCTTTCTTTGGGAAGCCTCGGTGTAATTATATCAACCCCCAAGGAATTAGATTGAATTTTCTTGAAGATTTTTCGAAATTTCTGATATTTATTTAAGAAGTTTCTTATAAATCGATAATACTGTTGTGCTTCTTTTGTTTACTAATCCTTTAGGAACTAAATATTTCCAATTTTGAAGTACTCTAATTGCTTTAAAAGTTAATCTATCGTTTTTAGATAAATTCTCTTCTTTTCCTATAATACATAAGTTTTCTTTTCCACCAATTAATTTTGGATCAATATGTAATCGAAAACCTAGCATAATAGGAACAATATGGTCTATAACTTGTGACTCAGAATCAAATTTCAAGTGGTGACTGTCAGTAATATTTGTGACACGAATTATATATTGGTCGCATATAAATCCTCTGTATCCATATTTACGTCCGTATAAGATTGGAAAAGTGTATGGATAATTCTTTTCTAATTCTTTTTGTAACTGTTTTGGACAATTATCCCAAGCAACCTTTGGACTCCCGTACTTTATAATTAAGTCTTTAAATTTATCTATCAAACTTTTCATAATTAACCTTTTTACAAAGGTACATTTTTATTCTTCATTCCCGTAACATCCTAAGGGGTGACCACCGTAGACAGAAATGATTAGGTATTAGGAATCCTCTCGATATCACCCCTGAAAAACACGAAACCCGGAGCCGCATGACGTAAAGAGCTCGGCTATGTATACCTCTAGATTTGCCATTATCCATCGTAGTTTCTTGTTTCGTTCCTGTAACATGCTCATATTAGAACTCACTAGGCAGAAATGAACCTGTTTTTAGGTTAGAGAGTGTATACCCCTTGTGCGCGTACGCGCGCGTAGGGTATAGGAACAGTCTACGTCGTGGTGGATAAATACCGGGTGACTCTGCGGGGATTTCGGCGGGAGAGACTGTTGCGCTCCGGATTCTAAATACACCCAAACTTAACCATCCACCTCAAACCACCTCTCACAATCCACCTCAAACAATCCCTCAATCCCTGTACCTCTCCTCCAAACCATCACCCTCATCTGCATTTCCTCACCACCCTGCCTCCATGCAGTCACCATTACCTCTACTATTACTTAGAATAGTCATCTCATCACACCACCAATCAGCATTACCACCCCAATTTTTATTTAGAAGAACCGTCTGATATGCAAATGGATTCCATACCTCTCATCGACTATTTTCTTAAAGACAATTAGAGCCATGAATCTGACTTATTATCACCTTTCATCATGGCTCCTGAATTATTCAATTCACTCTCTGAATCTTATAGAGAACTCTAAAAATTTCCCGTCGACTCGGGACTCATACCCTATATATTATACTTCATCAATAACTCACTTATTCGATGTATTGCATGTACATTCCTGGTAGGATCATCCAATATCCTTCTGATTTCTTTTAGAACAGCTACTGGATCAAAATCAGATTCATTCGGTATCACAACAACCCCCTGAACGGTATTTATTATTTCTCTCACAATCTGGTTTCCCACACCTGCCATTACAGGAACTAATTTCTCATCCACCAACAGATTCTTACCTAAATACATTTTCCTGTTGAGGGTTAACATTTCTCCAATAGGCTTCCTTTCAATTGTTTCAACAACCGTTATGGAATGAGTCGTGGAAGTTATAACATCAGCCTCTCCCATCTCACATTCTCCGTCTACTTCTTCTTTTGAATAGTATTCGGGACACTGTTTATCATTGGTACATTCTAACATGATCTATAATCGTTTATTGTTTAACATTACTACTACTCACCACCTCATTTTATTAAGGCATCTATTCGGAGACATTTGACCGCTCTAAGGAACGTTTATAACGGGCGTCGTTAGCACCCTCTTGAAACTCTTTCCACCACGGACTGCTCTGTAACCTTTCCTATAGGCTACACTTTTGTTCTTTAATTCTTTTTCCATGACTGTTACTCTTTGACAACTTCTCTTTTAACACTCCAGTTCTTATTTACGATATCTATCAATACCTCTTTAGCCCGGTGTAACATTCCCTTTACTGTTCCTAACGGCATACCCAGCTCATCAGCTATTTCGTTATATGTGAAATCATCTATATAACGTAGCTCTATTAATCTACGCTGCCACCTGGGTAGCAACGTCACAACCTCTCTCATAAAATATAAACGCTGCTCTGTCATCAGTTGTTCATCGGGTGTCTTATCAGGACATTTAAGCTGGTAACCTAACTGGTCATCATTCTCGAACATCATTTGTTTATCCAACTCAATTATGCTGTCCGGTTTGTTTTTATTGTTACGAATGTAATCAATGGCACAATTGATTCCTATCCGAAATAGCCAGGTGCTGAAGGCATATTCAGGACTGTACCGATGAAGTGCCTGGAAAGCCTTCTCAAACGTTTCCATTGTAATATCCATAGCTACTTCCTCATCACGTACGATCTTTTTTATCTGATACAGGAGGGACCGATGATAACTATTGTAAAGCGTAGTAAAAGCTCTTTGATCACCGCTTAGAGCCTTCTGGACGGTATAAAACTCGGAATCTTTTCTTGACATCACCATGATGTTGTTTATTAGTTTGACAGGGGCAAATATAATACAGAAATTTAACTTTACAAAGGAATAACAAGAAATTATTTCCTGTTATCAATCATCGTCCCATTCGTTTTCTTCACCGTAAGGTGTTTCCTTATCCCCGATCTGTTTATGAAAAGTTTTATTTTCGCATGCACTTGCTAAGGCTTCTATCGCCGCCAATTCCTCAAAAGTCATTTCATTATCTTTTTTCTTGAATTTAGGGTCTAATTCAGTAGGGAATAAATTATGCTTTCGAATGTATCCATTCTCAAACAGTTTCCGCATCTTCTTACGCTCTATCATGTAATTTTTCCTGTGCCATTCCCATAATTGACTGAATTCTATGTATTCGACAGGAGTAAAATCACAAATAATATCATTTCCATTTTTGGACTTATAAATATGAAGTTCATTTTCGTATCTTTCAGTACCTCCAAACATCGAACTATACACTTGTAAAAAAAGAGTTTTAAAACAGAAGTTCTGACATGGAAGGAGTACGTGTATTTCTTTTCTTCACTAATTTCTTCTTCGGAAATTCCATACTTAGCACACAACGCTGCTAACAGTTTTCGAGCAGCCTCTTTTTCTCCACCAATACCTCTTTCGGCAAGTGCTTTTATTTTCTTTACTTTAAGTAAAACTTCTTGAGGAGTTTCGTTTGACTGTGACATGACTTTAGTGTTTAAGTTTGACGTTTTAATTACACTACAAAAACTTGTTATTGCTCTAAATATTCAAATTCATCTTCAAAGCAGAAATTATTAAAATATTCTGACACAAAAGACTCCGTTGGTTCTTCCGACTCTTTTGATTCTTCCGACTCTTCCCATGCTTCGTGCAACATATCTGTATATTTGTCGAATATTTTATATTCTTCTTCACTCATCCCGATGTTGTTTTCTCTACTACAAATGTCCTTAATTTGTTCTAATGTTTTCATAGCTTTTAGTTTTTAATGTTGATTCATTTTTTACACTACAAATATAGTGGTTTAATTTGATTATACGATGAATTATCCATAATTCTTCAGATTTTTATTGAAACTTATTCCGTCCTGTACCGTAAACGAAAATGTTTATAAACATTTAAAATTAATGAATTATGCATGTTCACACTGGATTAAGCACCGAAGAAGAAGACAAAAGTGCTAAATTATTGAACAGCCTGTTGGCTGACCACTTCACGTTATTACTTAAAATCTGGCAGTTTCACTGGAATGTAGTAGGTGACTCATTTGGTTCCTATCATGAAGCCATGTTAAAACTGTACGAAGCCGAAATTGAGCGAGTTGATGATGTTGCTGAGCGTATCCGGGCACTCGGTAAACGCCCCTTGGGGAGCATGGACGCTATGCTCACCTCTGCTACTATTCTTGAATTTAGTATGGGCGAAAAGGTTCCAGAAGCTCTTAAAATGTGGGAAATCATTCGTGATGACTGGGATCACGTAATTCAACGTATCCGTGAAATCCACGGTCAAATCCCTGAAAAAGACTTAGCTACATTAAATTTCCTTGAGGACATGATTGAAGCTATGGAAAAAGAAGCCTGGATGAATCGGTCCTACACGGCTACATCCAGTCAAGTGTAATGTACTTTAAACAGAGAAGGGAAGTTGTTCGCCTCCCTTCTATTTTATTGACCCACTTTAAACACTAAAATTCTGTGTAAATTCTGAAGTCAGTACCATTATTAATCTTCTGATTTGTTATCGGCTTCCCTGTCCTTCTTACGTTTTTCACGTCGCTTACGGCGTGCCTCTGCTGCTCTCTTTTTACGCTCTGCAAGTAGTCTATTAACATTTTCACCACCCTCTACTTTTTGAGCCTGGTGACGACCAATAGACTCCTTAATAGCCCCCTTTACACGCATACCCTTCTTTTGGGGTATACTTTTATGTTGACTGTAATCTATCTCAAATTCCCCTTCAGGATTTTCAGTAGTCGGATTACTGGGCTTTAAAATTACATCTTCTTCACGTAATTGCATAGCTTGATCATCGGGAGTAATAGGGTTCGCTCGGTTATCTTCGGCTGATTTGGCTTCCTTCATCGCTTTCAGGCGTTCTAACATGCGCTTGCGTTTGTTTTCAGCCTGTTCATTTTCTTCGGGGGTTTTCTCGTCAATAACCTCCGCTATTGGAGTAAATTCGTCAATAAACTGTCCGGAAGCCTCCTCCATCCTTCCCCAATCGTATTGCTTAATCAGGGCACTTGGGAGTTGAACATTAGCCCCGTCCATAACGTTTCCATTGAATCCATTGAATTTACTGTACCAGCTATTAGCCAATTGGCTAATGATAACAGTAGGATTCAGCCCGGCTTTAGCTGCCGTCAGACCGACGACCAAGGCATTGATAGACATCTGCTTCATTACGTTCATCACATTGGTTTCTCCGTGTAATGTAGCGTTGATGTCTATTCGACCGTCTACGGTCATCTTTATCTCGTTTCCTTTAACTTCCTTACGAGCTTGTTCAATAATCCGTAAAATGAGGTTACAGAGGTCTACATTACTCCCCCCGGCTGCTCTGTTCTTTATTTCAACCTCAATAAGCATTTGATTCAGAACTTCTAAACGCCCCGTTTCAGTTGCTATACGAAAGTCTTTGTTTTGTAGTACATACTCAGCCCGGCGTCGTGTAATCAGATCACGATTGTCAACATAAAACTTCTTTAACTCATCTTCTGGAACCTTTATTCGGTACTCCTTTGCCATCACCTTGGCAACATCAGTGATAGTATAGAATTTACCAAACAATTCCATTATTGTACCCGTGTAATCTACAATGTTCCGGGAACGTCTGTACTTAGTTCCTAGTGCTTTATTGAGAGCTATAACGGCACGTTGATAAGTATGGTCTAATTTGAGATACTGTAAACGTTTAGCGTTTGCGCTACGTACAGCCGTCAAATCACCACCATAAGTCTTTACATACGCCCCCACATTCACTGTCTGCTGGAAGTCTATTTCTACCTCCTTTTCATCGTCTGTACCTTCATTCAGAATTAGGGTGTAGTAACGTTTAGGGGAAAGATCACGCTCTTCTTTAGCCCATTCCGCTGCTACAAACAAATCCTTAACTATATCCGAAGATTCTATAATATAGTCTGGAGCGTTTTTCATAATACGCTCCTTTTCCTCAACCGTCAATTCTCGTTTTTCTTCTGCCATATTACATTTTCATACAGTAACAACCGCAATTCATTAAGGAGGATACTGCCTTCCACTCTTCTTTATTATTCCACTCCTTTAGGAATCTATGAACCTCGTTATTTTCCGGGGACGAACAATAGAGATCAATCTTCAATATCCCACCTTTACACTGTATATACGCCACAGAAACGTGCTCTAACTTAACCTTTATAAAGTCTTTAGACTCCTCTATTCGACAGTGGTTGAATTTGCGCTCGAAAGCATCAATAAAATATTCAGAAGGAATTCCATTCGTTGGGTGTGCTGTCAGGTAACATTTCACTCGAAGGCACTTTAATTTCCTTCGGTTTCTTTTATAATAGATTACCCCCCACCCACAAATAGCAGTTAACAGTAAACCAATTCCTGAATAAATAACATTCACCATAACTGTTTTGATTTAGCCTCGGGAATTCCCGAGGCTTTAAACTTACTTCTTATTCTTCTTTGGCTTATCAGCTTTAGCCGGGGTTTCTTCTTTTGGACGTTCAATAACCGCACAAATTTTTGTAAGTTCAACCTTTACAATTTCGGTCGGGCACGGAAGTGTTCTTGCTGAAATATCAGCCTGTTCCACCGCCATAGAACTTGAATCTGCCTGAACCAATATAAAAGAGGGTGTTTTCTTAATTTTCCCATTTTCGTTTTCGTGAAGTTCGTTCAGCTTTACTTTCCAGAACGGCATTTCACATTCATTATCCAGAAAATCGACATTTTGGATTTTACTTTCAGAAATTTTTGCAATGCGAAAATCTTCTTTAGGGAATTCCTTTCCCATGTATACATGGGATAAAGATTCAGCTTCGGTATAACTTACAGCTTCAAACAAACGAAGCTCCTTAACAGTTTTGTAGGTGTTCTTTTCAGTAACTGTCAACCGTTTTGTTCTTACTTCAAAATACATTATTTTCTATTTTAATATTCAGCATCTTCTTCTTTATACTTACTAAACAACGTAATATCGTCTATACCTACATACCACCACTCTTTTCGAGTAGCAGCCTTAAACCTAGTAGGAAACCCACTGAATCGAGGATAACATTCCTTAATTACAACCAGTGTATTTTCCTTGAAGCCGTGCCCACTCTCGTTATGACGAACACGGCATATATCCCCTGGACCAATTTGTTTTTGACTCATTATTTCTCATCTTTTTCAGATTTAGCAGCCATAGCACAAGAAGTATTAAGGAACTGTATAGCCACAGAAACGGCATTTTCAAGCGTCACACGAGCAACCTTGGTAGGATCAATAATTCCTGCCTTGAACATGTCTGTAACTTCTTCTTTAACCGGATTAAAACCCTCCATCCAATTGGGCTTATTAGCTATCAATACTTCAATTTTATCAGGCTTTAAACCGGCGTTTTCACACAACTGACGGAACGGAGCTTGAAGAGCTTCCTTAACAATAGCTATTCCTGCTCGAAAATCAGAATCATCCAGGCAAACAGTCCCCCTCAGATATTCATCAAGCATTTCCGCAGCTCTGAAATGCATAGTGCCTCCACCGGGTACATACCCCTCTTCAATGGCTGCGCGAGTAGCAGCTATGGCATCGTCAACACGGTCTTTTCGTTCCTTCATTTCAACTTCGCTCTTCGCCCCCACATATACCACAGCAGCCCCCCCGGTTAATTTTGAAATACGTTCTTTGTATTTTTCGATGTCGTAGGCGTTCGTTACACCGTCCATAAGGTGTTTAATAGCCTCAACTCGGGTATTTATATCCTTATCTGAACCTGAACCCCCTATGATCACAGTACGAGTCGTTGTAATAACCGCCCGATCACATTCGCCTAACCATTCAGTAGAAGATGACGCAGTTTGCTCAACGGGGTGCCCATATTCATCTCCAATAACCTGCGCCCCCAATTTAATAGCTAGGTCTTCTATCAAATCCTTTTGAATTTGACCATAACCCGGTGCTTTGACAAAGCAGGCTTTCAGCCCATTTGTCTGCTGAACATTCATCACCAAAAACTTGATGACATCATTTGTCATGTTCGGCGCAATAATCAACAATCCTCTTTTAGCTGAGTACACGGTCTGAACAATAGGAAGAATTTCCTGAACATAATTGATATTCTGTCCAAATACCAAAACATACGGTTTGTCAAGCACGCATTCCATGCGTTCAGGATCAGTCACAAAATAAGGGTTCACTAACCCCTTTTCATACTGAAATCCGGTCGTTACTTCAACGGTTGTTTCATCGGATTTGCTGCTTTCTTCTACGGTTATAACACCATCATTGCTGACCTTTCCAATAGCTTCACTGATAATTGTACCAATCTCCTTATCCCCATTCGCACTGATAGTAGCAATCTGAAGAACCCGATCAAATTCCCCTTCTTCGATAGGGGTTGACATTTGCTGAATAAAATCAACCGCCCGGTCTTTAGCCGTTTCAATCCCTTTTTTAAACATCTGAGGATTTTTAATGCTCGGCATCACCTCCATTCCTTCCCTCATCAAAGCAGTAGCTAAAATCGTAGCAGTCGTTGTACCATCCCCGGCTTCATCACAAGTCTTGGCAGCCACGGTTTTCACAAGTGTAGCCCCCATACGTTTCATAGGATCGCTGGTATCATACGCTCGAGCCACCGTTACTCCGTCCTTTGTCACATGCGGGATGCCGTACCCCTTATCGATAATTACTGTATGTCCAACGGGTCCCAGTGTAGCTGATACAGCTTCGGCTAATTCAGCTGCGCCCTCATACAACTTCTTCTGTGCTTCTTGTTTAAATAAAATTTCTACGTTCATTGCTTGATTGTCTTAATCGTTTTTATTTTGTATTTAAACGGGGTAAAGAGACAAAGAGTTCCCCTTACCCCAATATAATTCATTTATTAATAGAAGGGGGTGTCCACTCACATTTTCCTCCCATGCATGCCGCACCGATATCTGAACCTGCTTCTTTAACCGGGCTTCTCCACACGATATTGTCGTAATTGACTTTTCTCATCCGACAAATGTGTTGCCATTTGTGATACGCATTAACATGTTTCAGACAATACGCCGTTTGCTGTCTATCCCCAAACATATACTTATCCGCGAAACTATTAAAACGTCGTACCCAATCCTGGCGACGTTCTACTTTACGTTTCAGGTGATCAATCACACAATTGACATCTGAGAAACAGATACCGTCAATATCAACTAAAAAACGACCGTTCTTAATGTTACTTGTAATAAAGTGACTGATTTCCTTGTCGGTAAGTTGTAACAAATTTGGAGCGTTACCCATAGCTGCGTTACATGCTTCCCAAACGTCTTTAAACACATCAGCAGCGTCTACTACCAGTCCACTTGACAAAATAGCCCCAGCTCCATAGCGTTGTGACAATTGGTTTTCATCAAGTACTTCGGTATAAGGGGCTTGAGGATAGTCTAAATCTCCAAAGGATGACAACAAGCTGATTCCACCAAACTTATCCCGGTGTTCCCATAAATACTCTCTAACATCTTCCCACTCATCTGGTCTTACTGTACAGGTGTTAGAAACGTTCATTCTGAGTGTGGGGTTCTCTTTTGTAGAGGGGTGGTCAAAATTTGTGCCGAACTCTATCCAATTTCCCTTAGTCAGAAGAACCAACTTCAAAAAGTTGATAGCTGACAAATTCTGTTTCAGTAACGCCCTTTCCGGCAATGTAACCGGAAAAGCGATCACTTTTTCCCGGTCTGGTGCCCACACAGATGTTTCAACGCATTCGGGGTTTACTCTTTCCCATTCCTGAATAGCTTGTTCGGTGTCGGAGGCTTGAATGTGACGAATATAATGGCGAGAATGACCCGGAGTTATACCCGATAGTGTCCCCAGTAATTGGGAACTGTTTCCCGAGGGCTTGATAACTGTACACCGTGCTGCCGGGCTGATATTAATCATCTTCGCTATCTTTTTGTTCGTTTCAACAACTATTCGAGCCGCCTTGCGCTGAACTTCAGGATCAAATAATACTTCGGGGTTCTCACACAGCCCGGTTATCCCTACACCGATTAAAGCGTCTCTTTCAGCGATCTTTTGTGACCACCTCTCCAATACTTTAAACCGGGTGTATCCTGCTTGCAAAGTACAGATAACTGCCGCAGCTTCGGCTGCTTCATACAATTCCTCTGGCGTATGTATTTTACCGCCATTTATTTCGGCAAGATTACAAAATCCCCAGCCTGAATACCACTCACCGTTTTCATCCTGAATTCGAGGATACATTCCCACCTCACCACAATTATGAACTAAAACTCCAGTACAATTTTCATAATTCTCATCACCTTTGGTAATGATATAAAAATTGTGGTTGTCTTCAACGGTTAAATCATATACAGCTTCAACCCCACAAGCCATTACGGACACAACTTTAAGATATTTTTCTTTTATAGTAAAAAAGGGTTGAATTTCTTTACCCACGCATTTACAAGCTTCAAGATAAGTTCCATCAGATAATGCTAATTTATGATTAGGTGTACATCTGAATGAAGTTCCATCAGACAATTTCACTTCAATCACTTCTTTTTCACCTGTTTTAAATGCAATTGCTTTTTTAATCTCTGCTTTCCAAGATTTTGAATTTCGACCTGCTCGTTCTACCCACTTTCCAGAATATACAGGGAATTCCTTTCCATTTTCTGAAAGTTCCTTTATTGGGACAGCATTCCTTCCATCAGCAACAGCCACAAGAGTTTCCCCTGTAAAACACGGATTATAAACATAATCCTGCTTTTCGATGAACACGAATCCCGGCTCACCATATTTTTTAGTAAATTCGTATATCTTATCAAATATCTCTTTAGAGGTATCGGGTAAGATAGCTGCTGAATTGTTACTTCTACACAATTCAGGCATGGTTGTGATCCAGGCCCCGGTTTTACAGGAAGCCATTTCAACATCATCGGCGTCAAATATGCTAATCATTGCACTACGCCGTACACCTCCAGTCACCACACTGTTCGCAAACACACAAATGATGTAATGTAATTCAAAAGGACGTAATTTTCTTCCTTTAATCTTTTCAACGATCGAATGAATTTTTTCAATAGCTTCTTTTAAAGGTTCGGGTCCAGGAGCAGAAAATCCTCCTCGAATAAACGCTCCTCTAGGACGAATCATTGAATAATCAAAATCAATATCCGGACGTCCTTCATAATAAGCTGTCATCAGTAATCCAATAGCTTCTGCCCACCCTTCTATCGTATCGGGGACGGTAAACTGACTATTCGGAAGGGAATGGTTAAAGCCCATCGGAACGGGTAACTTATTTACATGACAGTGCTGAACACTGTACCCCACTCCACACCCACACAATAGAAGATACATCGCTTCTTCAAACACACTCACACGGTCAACGTAGGTAGAAGAACAGTTTCCCGTAACAATTCCATTTGATAAGATAAACGATTTATCCTCTTCAACTTCTAAACACCAAACATCGTCATAAATTGATTTTTCCTCAATTTCTGACACTTTAAACATCTTCGATGTTTTTCCAGTTTTCATTGAAAGGGTATAATCTTTACAAAATTCTCTTGTTTTATAATTAGTTATTTCTCCACACTTATCAGAAATATTTAAAATAAATGCGCCTGTGCAGGGGAATACCTTTTCTATGAAATTAGAAGATTCTACAGAAGATGTTTGAATTCCATGATACATTACTTCTTCAGGGAAATTTTCATATTTATTCCTATCCAAATGACCGTCGGCACTTAAATATCCGCTAACAAATGCTCGAACTAAATTAACACCATCTTTTTCAAGCAAAGGAAGTGTTTTTAAATAAGTTCCAGTATAAGCGAAAAAATCTCCATCTAAAGATAAATTTGTGGAAGTTTTAAATCCGCATTCCTCAAACCTTTCTTTAAATCTGCGTTTTTGGTCACATAATCTAACATGACTATGATTATTGCTCACAACTCCATCCCCATAAACAAACCCATAACACCAGTACAATTTTTCCTCAAAACTTGCAGTCTCAAAAGAAAATGAAAATACATTTGGAGTTTTAAACAGTTTATCCCCAACTTTTAGCTTATTTACAAATTTTCCTTCCTTATTAAGCCATCTATGGTCCGAAGTTGCATAAACAACACTCCTATTCGAACCTTTGTAAAAAACAATTTTATTCAACCAATCTTTTCCGTAATTTCTTACAATAGCTTTTCTCCATCTACCTTTGTGAGTCAATACGGTAACTTCATCGCCATCTTTAAAATCATTTAATTTAAAAACCCCCTGATTCGTTATGAAAGAAGTTTCTCCGCTCAGACAGTTGTAGAAGCGAGCATGCTTCTCAAGCATTAATTCTCCACCATACTGGAGAGCTCTCTGCGCTCCCAAAATACGCTGATCGTGATACAGTGTATATGCCTTACGAAACATATCAAGAAACTCGGGCATATCTTTAGGAGATACAACATTTCGATACTGTTTCATGTGCATGTCCATAACTCGGTTTACAGCTTGATCCCATGTTTCCTTTTGCCCTCCTGAAGTTTGAGAATATTTACTCAGGAAAACATAGTTGCCCACAATGGGGCGTGAGTCCATTTCAATCATGTTTTTCTTCTTTTGTATTATCTTGAACTATTTCTTTTGCTTGTGCAGAAATCACGCAACAGGGAATATTCCCACCTAATGTGAGAGCAAGAAAATCCCCTTGAACATTTTTATCTTTCTTTTGTGCTTCGGCTACAATAGCAGCAAATATACTACTTTGTACTTCAAGATACAAGGGTTGAGGAATGTACTTCGCTTCTCCACCCTTACTTCGGGCTATTTTCATTCGAACCCGTTCAGATTGAAAATGAGTAGCTAAAATTTCTTCAGTAGGAAGAACACCTTCGAACGATTTAATTTTATCGCAACTTAACAGTACAATTCTGACTTCACCCTGTGGCCTCCCACCTTGAACTCTATGGGGAACCATAAGGTACAATTTAGCAGGTGTCTGCTTTTCTTTAGTTTCCATTATGCTTTTCTTTTAGTTTAACAATATATCAATTCCTTACGCGCCCTCGTTATCCCAACAAATTTCAAACATTTTTCTGCATACACAGCTAATTCAGTCACAGCATATTTACTGGGAATCAGCCCCGGTTCTAAAAAGAACACTCTGTCCGCTTCTAAACCCTTTGATTTGTGGATAGTACTTAAAATTATACCCCGACTGGCGTTTTCAACAAAAATGTCGTAAATGACCGACCGCACTTTGTCCAGGCTACCAAAGTATTCGTAAAGACTTAACAAAACGTTTACTTTTTCATTAACTTTATCGTAAGCCTCAGTTTTTGTTGGGTTTTTCAGACCTTTCTTAGAAAGTTTTTCTTCTAAGTCGAGGAGTATCTTTTCAAGTCCCCATACATCATCAACGCTGTCAATTAACGACACTAATTGATCTCCAAATTCCTTCCCAAGAATTGTACACTTCTTCCCTTTGCGGAGTAGTGTAATGAAAGCCTCAACCAACGGTGCATTATTCCGACACAGAATGAAGTCGCCCTCTTCCGCATCCGTGAACGCTCCCTCGCCAACAAACCCCTTCTCAGCTCCCGGAGCAGCTACAATACCATCGGGGAACACTTTACAGGCTTCATCTACGATACCCCTTGCACACCTGTACGTCATTGATAAAGGAAGAGTAACCGTGTTCGGAGCGTTCTTAATCGCATTAAGAGTATCGAGGTTTGACCCTTGAAAACCATAAATTGCCTGTTTTTCGTCTCCAACTCCCACAAGTCTTCCTCTTGGAGTCTTCAGCATTTTTATTAATTGATATTGCAATGGAGATAAATCTTGAATTTCATCAACCATTACGACATTATACTGTTTAAAATCTTCTTTGTGAACGTATTGAGTCGCATAATATAACATATCAGTGAAGTCCATAGGTAGTTTTCCTCCTCCACCGTTTAGGAAGTAATTATCGGCAATCCTTTTGTTAAGCATACGGAGCTCTATTGCTCTCTTAGCGAGCTCTTCGTCAGCTTCCTCACCGTACCTCTCCCCCAATACTATTATTGCCTCTATATTGTCTGGTACGAGGTTAAATCTCATGAGGTCGTAGAGTTTGCATACTTTCATTATTATTCCAGGGATACGTTTCGGATGAACACCCTTGAATTCCATCTTCTCTTTTGCCAAATTGAAATTCTTTGAATCACTCAAACTAAAATTCAGGCTGAATGCTTTAAACAGGGACGACAGCGCACAGGAGTGAAGTGTCTGAGCCTTTACAGTTCTTGGAAGCCTCTGCCCAAGTTCCTCAGCTATTGACTTATTGAAAGCCAAGAAGATTGAACTCTTTATCGGAGGAGTCATCTCCACAAGTTTACACAAAGTAAATGTTTTACCAGAATTATGAGTAATAGTAAAATCCCCTAATAGATATCTATTATCTCCATCAACAGTAAAACCAAACCACGCCCCCTTTCCAATAGGTTTTAAAGAAAATCCAGTGTGAAGCACATCTTTTATTTGTTTTCTCTTACTCGCCCTTTTTCGTGAAAGAACGTTAGGAATAATCTCTGTATGACCCGAAATCCCTATTCTAAAATAATATGCTTCAAAATTTCTTGATTTAATTGTTGAACGTTTCCATTTATAAGACGAATATAACCCTAATGAACGAACTAAGTAAACAATTCCCTCCCCCAAGGACTCCCATTTTGTTGAAATTGAAAAACAGCATCCATCACTTTTCTTATATCCATCGCCATCAATAAGCCCAGCAAGAAGTCTTAATCTGTTCTTCATTGAATTAATCAGATAATTTTGAGGAATGAAAACATTTCCCAATTCATCAATGCATTTCTTAAATTCTTCCCTAAAAATATTTTTAGAACCGTCCCCCACAAATCTTACCTGAACACAATTTTCACTATCATCTTTTATTTTGCATTCAATTCCTTTTGGAAGAGGATAAGATAAAAGATAATCAATAATATCTGAATCCTGTTTACATATACTAAAATATGGATTTCCTTTGTGCTTCGTTCCTTCTGCAAGCCATAACCCTAACAAATAAGGGTCGATAGGAAGGTCTTTTTCCTTAAATTCAACACCTGTTCTGACAAGTTTTAAATGACCAATTTCGCCATTATTTTTCTGAAATTTTAAAATTTCTTTAATATGTTTGTCAACTATGTCAGAAGTCTTTTCCGAATTATACAACCTCATTGAACGAGTAATATATTGGTCATGAACAGTAAAAATATGCTCATCATTACATATCCATTTTTCACCCTTTTTCGGAGAAACTTCGTACAAATTAGAAATTCCGCTATCAATTTTCAAAACATTTCTCGGGCAAGAATCTGGTCCCATTAATACATCTCCAGCGCAAATTTCTTGAGACAATTTTGTTGAACCATCAAACATTAAAACCTTAACATCTTTTCCAAGACATCCAGCCGTCGCACTCACGAATATATTTCTATTTGTAGAACGATATTCGTTAACTATCGCCTGTTTATATTCGTCCAATTTCACCATACTAAATCGTTTCTATTTGTAGTTCAACATCTAACTTCCCGCTGTAATAAGCGTCAAATAGAGTCGTTCCGTTCAGTCTGTCGAACAGTTCTTCTTCGGTCGCATAGTAACAGTCTCCTAAGAGAAGGACGTCTCCCATCTTATTCAATTCTTCGTACCTTTCGGTCTTCTCAATAAACACAACATCAGAACCCTCATGGTGGAACCAACTGAACCCCTCAAGAGGCTTATCTTGAATGAACTTATCCTGGGTCTTGTAATTTGCCAACGCATCCGCACCGGCATTACCAAACACAACCTCATTATCCAATTCTGCTTTATGCCCCGGTGTCCAAACGAATTGAAACTTCATCTTCGGTCGTAAACTAATCGACTTTAAAATCCTGTTCCATAATTCGGGGTTTTTAACCCCTTGCCACCCGTTCAATCTCCACTGCTGAAGCCAGCCTAACTTAAAAGAATTAACTACGAATTGGCTGTCGCTGATGATTTTAACCGCCGTAGGAATATTCGGATCAATCATTTCAACAGCTGCTAAGACAGCCATCATTTCCATTCGGGTTGTTGTAGTATTCCAATACCCCCGGCGTAATGTTAGATAAGTATCACCCTGAATGACAAATACTCCAAATCCGCCCGCTTTAATTCCTTTTGTAGTACAGCTTCCATCAGTGTATATCGTAATAGGTACACGATCAATTGAATCCATGATGACAAAGAAATTTATTCCAATCCTTATGGTCGGAATCAGGATTAAACATTTCCTTAGATTTCACCAGAACGGACTCAACGGTTTGAGATCTCTCCTCAGGTCTGTCTTCTGTTGACAAACAATTGTACAAACCTCCATACACAAAATGTGCTTCACCATCAGATGATCGAACAACTAACCAATCTTTTCCGACACCTTCTATGACTCCAATTGAATTTACATAATCCGAACCTATACATGCAAGGTTCGTAATTGTTTGACCGACTACAAAATTTTTCATACTTCACGAATTTTTAAACCATGAATAATCACCCATCCTTTTAATCTGAGAACAGATTCAACCTCGGCACTTGACTTTGCCTCTACGGTTTCAGACTGTTTTGAAATTTGTTCCTTACGGTTCTTAGAACCAAAGAATTTCGCTTTAAAAGTCTTCATCTAAATCACTTTTGTTTGTTTCTTAAAAATTTTCTTGTTAGTAGTTCCTCCTCGCTCATCCCCCTATTCACTACACCCGTTATTAAACTTTTATTCATTACGATGTCTTTCATCTCCATGTCTATTGTTTCTGTCGATAAAAGATATGTAATATTTATACTATTTCGCTGTCCCATTCGTTCCAATCGTGAATTAACCTGCTCTATATCAGTAAATTTATCAGGCAACTCGATATAAATCATGTTGCTGCAATTTTCCTGTAATCCGTCTGTACCTGTACCTGCTGATTGAATATTAGCAAACAGAACGGGACATTCCCCTCTAGAAAACTTTTCAACGATCTCTTGCTTCTTTACACCCGATATTCCACCCTGAATAACCGGGGCTTTAAAAACCTCCGCCAATTTCTGTAATGGCTCTCTATGAACCCCAAAGACCAGTAACTGTTCGTTTTCATTGGCTTCGAGCCATTCTTTAATGTAAGTAATGATAAACGGAAGCTTCCCTTCTATGCTTAGCCGTTTTAAGGTCTGAAGCATAACCAAATGAGGAGCATTCACAGCACTATTTGCCTTTTCAACATCTATCTTTTCAAGGTAGGCTAGCAAGTTTGATTCGGCTTTACGGTACTCCTTCAAATTGCTAATAGGAGCATCGATAGTTTGAGTAATCAGAGGGGGCAACTCATCAAGTACATCTCTTTTATTTCGTCTGATATAACCCCCCATTCTCAATAACTCGTGTAACTCCTCTAAATTACTAAACCCACTGCAATCAAATCCATAGGGAGTACGTTTCATATTGCAATACCGAAACTTAAACTCCTGACTAGAACCAAATATATCTTCAAATCGCCTGACTATTTTAAATGGCTGAATTAAATCAGCCGGGCGATTTTGAGTCAAAGTCCCCGTCAACCCCCACACATGTTGTATCTTGCTAGTTATCTTTTTAGCCATCTTTGTGCGTAGAGCTTTCTCAGACTTCAGAAAATGAATCTCATCTATGGCACAGGCTGCCCATCGCTTTTTCAAAAGCTCTTGAAACTTAGCAGTCGGCTTTTCCATATTCCTTTCTCCCAGGATATCGAAGTTAATTATAACAACATCATTATCCCAAACGGCTGAGTCAAATTTCTTCTTTCTTTCAATAACGCCGATCTTCCGATTGGGGTTCCACTTAAGCCACTCCTTCTTCCAATTATATTTCACCGAAGCCGGGGAAATAATTAATGCTGGAAATGAGTTAAGTAACTCAATAACAATCAGTTGCTGTGCAGTTTTTCCGAGACCGCAATCATCCCCATTAATACAGTTCCCGTGGTTAATCATGTAAGCTATCCCCTCGCATTGATAAGGTCGAGGGATCCTCTTTAAACCGATTTCAAGGCACGCTTTATGTACTTCCTCAGCAGTTATCTCTTCTGGAGGTTCTACGTACTCTAAGACGCGCTTAGAGGGCGAATAATGTACACCCTCGGTAAAGTTGTTTTCTTGTAGCCACTTCATCAGGGGGTTTATCGTAGGTAAAGAATAAGGGATACTCCATTCCCTGTTAGCAGGGTTATAACCCGCACCGCTGAACGCTTTCACCTGATCAACGAGTGCTGGGTCATAACTGAAACCTACATAAAAATATTTACTATCGCGATAAAAATATTTCATTTGTAAATTCTTCTAGGCTTACTATACGTATCCCACGCTTACGAGCCGTATTCATTTTTGATGATGTACTGTTAAGGTCTTTAACGACAAGTAATGTACACTCCTTCGTGACACCGTTCAATACCACATGACCTTTGGCTGTCAGTGCCTCCTCGAGTTCTTTATCCCTGAACCCGGTAAAACATATATACATACGCTCCCCGTCAACTGGAGATGTTTGTTTAGGGCTTTGAATATAGGAAAAATTCACCTTGAATTGTTTAATCCGTCGTTTCCTTTGCAAACCTTCCACGAAAACTTTTGCTATTGCTTGTCCTATACCCGGAATTTTGACAAGAGTATCTATCAAATAACGCATTTCAACAGAATTATCAAGATGAATATCCTCCCTGATAATATGATGAACATATTCTTCGGATAAATTATCAAGAATCTTTTGACAGGTAGTTTCAGCAATCTTGCCATCAAAAATGTTTAAAGCAGCCAAATAACGAGCATACGGCACGCCCTCAGTAATAACCCGCATAATTTGCTTACTCACGACTCTACCATTAATTTCCCCTAATAACTCTTGGAGTTGATCCGTCTGTAAAGATATAATTGAATCAACAGTTTTATACCCGGCGTTATATAATTTACGAAGTGTTGGCTCTTCAAACTCTTCACAACCCATTGTGCGGAAAAAATAGGTAAGTTCACTAATAACTTTCTCTTTGCACACTTCATTTAAACATACCAGATTTACCATTGTCGTATCCCATTTTAAAGGTTCTCCGCAAGAAGGGCACACGACACATTCATCCATAAATTGTTCAAAAACGTTATTATTAAACGAAAGAGTTTTTAAGTGCTTAGGAATCACATCTCCACCTCGTGTAATTTCAATAAGTGCTCCTTTACAAATTCGATTATCGATCATGTACGACATATTATACCCTGTTACGCGATTCACCGTGGCTCCATTAATTTCAACTGGGTTGACAAGAATAACGGGGTTGACCACTCCAGTCTTCCCAACGCCTAATTCGATCCCTGTCACTCGAGTTTGATACGCATCACACCACTCTTCCCTTTTAAAGGCAATAGCATAAGCAGGATTTCCATTAGGCAAACGCCCTAACTTTTCACGAATTTCATATTCGTTAACTTCAATAACAACTCCGTCAATTTTATATTCATCATCAAACCTGTCATGAAGTTCTTTATCTAAAAATATGTTTAACTCATCATCCGAAAGTTCTAGAATTTCTTCAATAAAAACCTCAACTGAATCAGAAACATTTTTCCCATAGATTTCCTTCATTTCAGCAAGTTGTTCCCCTTTGTTAAGGGGTAGGTCAGAACCATAACGAATAAAATCTACATTCCTTATATAAGGGCTATGGTAACCGCCTGGAGCGTTAAATAATCCAGCCACCATGTTTCTAGCATTCTTGTATTCAAATTTTGGATTATCTTGGAGTTGAGCAAATGTTATTTTCTTGATAATTGCTTCTCCCCAAGTATAATCTGGATGAGCATATTTAGAATTATCGGAGTGCACTGAATTCATTCTTGAAAAATGTTTGTCACTTTTCTGCCCCTCGACCCCATCACCCCGTGTCCACGCCTTATGTGTTAATTCATCGACTATCAAACTAATCCCATCAAACTTAGGAGTTGAAACTACTTCCCTACACCCGGCTGCGCTCATCTTCTCAAGCCACTTCCTAAAGGCTTGAACAGTCTTTATCTTTTCCAAACTATACATAGGAAGAGGAAGTTTCTCCATGCGTTCTGTCGGTTGTTCAACTATGCCTCGTTTAAAAAATTCATCCTGAGGGCTATTCTCCCATAACACTTCGACTAAATGGTCATATTCAATATCTGAAATTTGGGGTTTTCCTTTACGATAAGCCTCATTAAAGGCAATAAGGTCATCCCGAAGGGAATTGATTTTCGATTTGCTTAACTGTTCCATACTAAATTATTTAGATTCTTGTTTTTGACAATTACTAATTGCAGTGACAATTCTGTTGTCTACTTTAAAAGTGTGTACACTGTACAGAAGATTTTCTTCTTCCTCGTCCCATATCCAATACATAGAAGATTGATTATTGTGTTTCATCAATTCTTTGCCTTGTTTTCTTGCGATACGAGCAGCCTCTCTTGCTGATGTTGTTTCCACTGTTATTGTATCGCCTCCGTTGAATTGAATATTGAACTTTTTCATGACTAACCTTGTTTATTGTTTGACATTACAAATATAGTCATTTCATCGAAAACTACAATGAAAAATCAATAATTTTCAAATTCTTTTTCGTAAATTTCTTTCAATACTTCAACAGCCCGAAACTCACTTGGTGTACCTGTATATTCCCGCTTAACAATTTTCCTACTTTTGATTTTACTCTTAGATAAGGATAATTAGTGAAATCATAGGCAACCTCATCTATTTCATCTAAAAGATATACCTTCCCCCTTAATTCTTTGTATATACAAAGATTTCCCAAGAATTTACCGATTTAAATCAACCCTAGTGATCCACATATAATCCTCCGTTCCGAACATAAAATTTTCCTTCGGAATTGACTGAACACGTTCCATCAATCGCCGTTCTGTCATTCCACCAGCAAAATTCATTCCAATATTCTGAACTAATTTCGTGATGTCCTGCATATCGTGTGCTTCATTGTAACGTGTTTCACGTGTTTTCAACCGTACTTCTCTTCCCATATAAGCACGATACTCTCCCATTACATTCAGCACCAATATGGTACAGTCGCAATTCATTACAAGCCCTTTGCAGGCATCTAAAAAGATTTCTTTCTCAGTCATTTTTACCTAACATTTTATTCATTGCTTTACGTTTTCTGAACTCTTTCTCATCCCCGGCCCCTCGTTTAATTTCTTTATCAAACCGTTGACGAAGTATTTCCTGTTTTTTATCGTCAGGTAGTCCTCCAAAGGCATTAACACTAAAGTCTGGTATGTTGCTCTCCTCTTCTTGGAAAACCATTAATTCACCACAATTAGAACACTTAGGAGCTAACCCGATAAATTCAGGTATCATCTTTTCCTGTGCCTTGTCATATTTCATACGGTAAGGCACGATCATCTTCTGATGCTCACACCCTCTGGGGCATACAACTACGAATTTCATAAGTAATGCCTCCTTCCATATTCAGCAATTAGAAGACTGTCTGTCAGGTTGTCATCTGGCTTCTTACAAGCCCGAGTCCTTCTTAAATCCTGTTGGGGGAACAACCGCTTCGCTGCCAACACTGACATCACTTTTTTATCCGGGCTGACCTTAATACCTTCGTGCATTTCCTTTTGCCACTTCTTAGGGGATACAAGAACAATCGGAAGACCACACATGATAAAAGCCATACGCAACATACCACACACAAACCCGAAATTCCAAGTAGCAGAAGCAGCACTATTATGAAGAGCATGAACGTCTTCGATAACGACCATTGTATTTTCAGCATCGCATTCTTCTGATATTCTAACAATTAATTCTGAAAGTTCATGAGGATCGAGTTCCTTTCCCACTTTGGGCATTGGATAGTGAACAATCCCCGATTTCCTCATTACAGTAATATACCCCTGCTTTCCGGGATCAACTCCAATTATAGTTTGATTACTTTTCATCGATATAACTATTTCCGTTTTCTTTCACAACTGTTAACGTTCTTACTCCGGCTCGTATATTCATAACGTGGCTGATTACATACACCGGATAGCCAACCCCCTCAAGAGATTCAAGTAGGAGAGCCAAGCCAAGAGGATCAGTCCCTTCAAGAACTTCATCAATCGTCAAGAAATGAAGCCCACCCCACTCATTCGTTCCGTTTATCATTTCTTGCATAGCCTGTATCAACGCAACCTCAATCCGGGCGCGTTCACCTCCACTAAATGACCAAAACGATTTATATTCCCCCTCTCCATTTATAACGCTTACCGTTATTTCTGACTTAATACGTCCCTTTGAATCCCGTTTAAACCCCTCAATCGAAAGCAACAGTTCTGAACGTTGTTTTTGTAAAGCTAAATTCGCAAAGTTCTGAATAATTCTCAACTGCTCACACGCTAAAGACATCTTAAACTCTTTAAACCGAACCCCCCACTGAACATTATCAGATATCCGCTTCTGAATTTTCTCAAATTCGGCTTCGGCTTTACGCAACTTTTTCGTTGTCAAAGTAACAAGCCCTTCCAATTCTTCTTCACGAGTCTTCAGCTCTTCAGCTTCTAATTTATCAAGACTGATAACTAACGCTTCACTCTCTCGTTCACAACGCTCCTTCTTCTTTTCGTTGTCAGAAATTTCTGCTTCAAAATTCTTGATTAATTGTTGTGTACGTTGAACTTCACCTTTTAGTTTACTAATAGTAGATTCAACTTCACGAATCGCCCGTATTGTCCCCTGCTCTTCTAAGCGAACCTGACAGGTTTCATCATCAAATTTCTTTATTTTGGCGGACAGTTTATTTAAACTTTCTATTGCATTTTCAGCTACTTTCTTTTCTTTATCTATGTGAATAGAACAGTCCTTAATTTCCTTCTTGATCTGAGCAACGCTTTTCTCAGGGTCTTGAATCAAAAACTCATGACTACATTTCGGGCATGTTACTGTCCCTTTTAGAATAGCTGACAACCGATTAACTTCCGATTCAAGACGGGCAGCGTTTTTCTGGGCAGTCTGCTTATACGCACGTAATTCCTCAACTTTATTATCAGTCGATTGACGCTCTTCATTAATTTTTTGATAACGCTCTCGGTAATCAACAGATTCAAGATTTTCAAGTTCTTTTAAAGCATGATCAACCTTCTTTTGTACCCCTCTGATGGTTTCCTTAGAAGACTTAATACCTGTTTGAGCTAACTTAATATTTTCTTCGGCTCTATCATATTCATTAACAGTCTCGTCTATTCGATCGTTTATAGACTCTATTTGCAATAATTTTTCCTCTTCAAGGTTACGCTCTCGCTCTGCAGCTAATTGTTCGTTATAGACGCTTAATTCGCCCTCTATTCGGTTTTTGTTAGCCTCAGCCGTTTTAGCCTGAGCCTCCAATGGTTTGTTTCTCTCTTTAATTAAATCATCAGCGTCATCAAGCTGTTCAGCTTTAATAAACCTTGAAATCAATGATAACTTATCGGTATTAGAAGAAGAAACAAACGATTTAAAATTCTCCTTGTTAATAATGTAGTAGTTCTTTAAATCATCTGCTGATATTCCTATCCATTTAAGAATGAAAGCATTTCCATCGGATAACGTTCCAAATTTTACAGAATCAGGCTCTTCATTAATTGTCAATTCCAACGAAGCTGATCCCTTTATACGCAATGTACGATGAATATTCAAAGTCTCTTTACGAATGGGGCAATAAATATCGAGCCAAATATTTGCTTCTTCTTCGCCCCACGTAATCAAATCCCGGTCTAATGTTTGCTTCCGTAACGGTGTAGCCAGGATTGCATAAGCAATTCCAGCCATCATTGTACTTTTACCAGCACCGTTCGTTTCCTTTGACTCGATTTCAGTCAGATTCTTCCCTTTGATTAAAACAGGCTCGTTCACGAAAGTGTGTTCTAGATTCTTAAACGACAGAAAATTTTCTAACTGTAAATAACGGAGTTCCATACTAAATCACTTTTGAAATTTCTTCTTCAATTTGTTCTAATAATTCAGGATTATCCAATAGGGACTCTCGTGCCCGTTCAGCTCCCTGACCAATGTTTGTTCCCTGATACTTGTAAAAAGAACCAGCTTTTTCAATAATTTTATGATCAATAGCCACCTGTAACACTTCAGATGCCCGGTCTATTCCCTCTCCAAATCGAATATCAAATTCAGCTTTACGCAATGGAGGGGCAACCTTGTTCTTGCACACCTTTACTTTTACGTGATTCGCGGTCTCTTCTCCTTTATCTCCGATCACCCCGGCTTTTGTTACTTCTAATACTTGTGAAGTGTAAAAGCCCAAAGCCTTCCCACCGGGGGTTGTGGTAGGATTACCATACGCAATTCCTATCTTTTCCCTGAATTGATTAATAAAAATTAAAAGAAGATTGTTAGCTTTTACATCACCTACGAAGCCTGGAAGCCACGCCGACATCAACCGGGCTAATACCCCCATCTTAGCATCCCCAACGTCAGCTTCAAGATAACATTTAGGAAACATCGCAGCCACACTATCCATAACAACCGCACATACGTCTTTTGACTTTATTACTTCACGAATAATTTCAAGACATTCTTCGGCTGTTCCCGGCTGGGTCAATAAAAACTTATCAGGGGAAATATCAACCCCCAACGCCTCGACATAATCCATGTCAATAGCATTTTCCTTGTCAATATATACTACTGCTTTCCCTGTTTCCTTTTGAGCCTCCCTGCAAGCAGTTAAAGCTAATGTAGTTTTCCCACTAGACTCGTACCCTCTGATCTCAATCAAACGCCCTCGGGCATAGCCCCCTCCCAACGCCATGTCAAGAGACAAACTCCCTGAGGATATAAAATCAACCCCCTGCTGATTATTTCCGGCTATCACTTCCTTCCCAAATTTCTTTTGTAGGGAAGACACTAAATCTTCTACTCCCATTTCATTATCTGTTTTAATAGTTCGAAACCTTCTTTATAATTATACCCTTTGTCATCGCAGAAAGCCTTAAATTTCTCCGAAATATCAGACCCATTAAGTTCCTGCACAGTTTCGGCTTCTTCTGTTTCGGTCACTTCAATGTCGGTGTATTTGGCTTTCACAGAAATTCCATTCTCCGTAAACCATTTTTTATTCACCCCCTTTACAGCTTGCTGATCCCCTATTAATGTGACCCGAATTTTAGCGTCGTTTGTATCCGTTTTAGCCAACGCCATCATCTCCTCCTTAGTTACGGTCGTGAGGTCGACTTTTATCTCTTTATACGGAACAAAATCAGCTTTCACAAACTCCGTAGACAAATCATCGTATAGAATTGTAAATCCTTTATCTTCATTCTCCCCAAAATTATTCTGACGAGTACTCGGTAAATGAAATACATTGGAAGCAGGCTGCTGAGCATCGTGATAATGCCCTAAAAACACTTTTCCGTAATGTTTAAACAATGATGTCTGAATTTTATTATTCACCTTCTTCCCGTCATTGTTAATTGAACCCTGGACGGCGGTATGACTGAACAAAACAGAACGTTTTGATTTAGGTTTAGGAAGGTTGTTGAATCTTTCGAGCCACACGTCCTGACTATAAAAAGGTATGAAATGAAATTCGATATCACCAGTTCCAAAATCAAATTCCGAAGCTTCTTCTATCTCGGCTAAATAAAACGCAGGATGGTGTTTAAACGGGGTTAAAAAGCTGCTGTTTCCTTCGTAATTCGTTTTGTCATGGTTACCCGGTATACATAAGATTTGTATTCCTTCTTCATGATATAAAGCTATCATGTCTGTTAAACACGTGAGCAATTCCTCACGTTGGCTCAAACGTGAGTCAAAGATATCCCCCAGCCATATTACATGTCCAATATCATACTTCTTAGCCAGTTCAATTTCCTGACAAGCCAAATCCATTAATTCGGAAGCATTTTCCTCTTTTAAATGCTTATCTGTGCTAATTATCGCAATTGGTTTTTTCATAAGAACAATGAAGCCCGATATGATTTACCGGGCTTCCTGAATTTTAAGGTTACTTCTTTTCTCTCTTCTGACGTAATGCCCGGATACGCTCAACAGCACTCATTCCTGATGAACTATTAGCATCTTCCGGGGGATTCACACCTTTAGGTTTTCCCACACGAGGCTTAGGAGCTTCAGCTTCCGGCTCTACTTCGGGTTCGGGGTCTTCCTCTGAAGTGGGATCTTCTTCCTCACCCCATCCGTCTACGTGAGGAATATCATAGCCCAAGTCTTCATGCTTAAGTGATAACTGATACGCTTCCTCAAGTTCATCACCCTCAAGTTCAAGTTCCTCATACCCCTCACCATACTGTTCAATAAACTCTTTGTTTACGATCGCCAACTTTTCTTCTGGTGTGGGTTCTGATTTCTTTTTAGAGGGTAATCCCTTTTTCCCCGGTGTAGCTTTCACAGACACCTTCTTAGCTGTTTCAACAGGTTTTTCTTTATCATCCCCAAACGGTAAATCATCATCTCCTTCTTCAATTCCTTTACTATCGATTTTTTCCACAAGGTTTGACATCTCCTCAACTTTGTCAAGGAAGTCTTCCTGGGCAAAAATATTGTAGGAAGGATTTGCTTCATCAAAGCGTTTCAGACCGTCAAGAGCTAAGTCAAAGTCACGTTTCGAATAACAATCAACATACAGCTTTTTCAAGCTCGGATAAGTTTCAAGCTCTTCAAGAACCTTGTCGGTTACGGCATGTTCAGCAAAATAATCATCCCACCCCTGGCTACGTTTCAACGGTAAAGATTTCAGAGTTTCAACTGTTTTACCCTTTTCATCTTTCCCACGGTCATACTGGATAGGGAATCCGTTTTCAGGATCGCTGAACACATCAATCGCAACTGTATCATTCTGTTCACAAAGATCAGCCGACTCTTTATTAAGAGCTTCCATCTGTTTCGGCTTCAGACTGTCACGGTAAATCTTACCTTCAATAAGCGCATAATATATGTACTCACGCTGAGGACGAATCCCCCATACCCATTTACCGCCCATTTTGTACCCGGTAATCGGGTTCAAAAATTTTTGCCTGTCACCCTTGTCCTGAATCTGCTCAGCGAGTTCATATACCCGTTTAATATATTCATCGATGATATCAAACGGCATCTTACCGTGAAGCGTTGCAATAAAGATTTTCTTTTGTTTAACTTCTTTTCCGATAACATCCCCGTTTTCGTCTTTCTTTTCTACTTCACAATCCAATTTAGCTGTCAGCATAGGAACGTAGGGGCTGTCGCCCGGTTCATGTGCAGGAAGAACACGCTTGATTGTAATACCATCTCTATTTTTCCAAAAGGGTGCATATTCCCCTTTTCCACCATAATAAGTGTCGTACTTTTTAGCTTCTTTCGTAGCTGACTGTACGGTTTGCAGCGTCGCTGCCCGATACTTACTTCTATCAATCGGCATAATTTTGAAATTTAATTAACTAAGATAATCAGTAACATTCTTTTTGATTTCCTCATCCACTTTTCGGAGCTCTTTTAAAAACTCTTTCATGTCCGAAGCAACTTTACCTGCTTCCATGTGACATACCTTTTCAGCAGCAATATCTAGTGGCAACCCAAAAGCCACATCGTCCATCTTAACTCCGGGGTGACGTTTACTTTTTGATGGCTTTAATTCATACAAATCAAATCTATCGGGAGCTGCTTCGCAGGGTTTCACATAAAATCTTTCTGTGAGCTTAATGTAACCTTCAAATAAATTTTTTTTCCTACTCATTACGAAATTGTTTTATTGTTTAACTATTAATTTAACGTTATAAAACGTACTTAAAGTTTCGAATATCCAAATAAATTATCTTAGAATCCTTGCTTTTTAACTAAGAAAGTATTAACCTTACCTTCTACTAACTCATTTAAAAACTCCGCTGGGGTAACAGGTTTAAGAAGATTGTTCAACTTTTTTGACTTGTCCTGAATTGCCCACTGTAACGCATCAAGTATTCCAAAATTCTTCTGAGCATTAATGTACTCAACGCACAAATTCTGATAATCCTCATCTAATAGGAGAGCTTCATCAAGAGCCTTTTCAGACAATTTAATCTCTTCACCTTCAATCTCAAATTTACCCTGATTTCGGTTGGCTTCACTTCTCCATTGTTTCTTTAACTCGGCTTCGCATACATCGCGTTCTAATTTCTTTTCGTTCATTGTGCATTCAGCATCTGCACGTAACATACCCACCTTATTCAACAAAGCACTAATCGTAACGGCTTCTCCATACAAATTTTCATAATTTATTGATGTCAACTGGTCGATATCAACTCGCTCTTCAAAACCATTAGTCACGAGTGTAACTGGGGTTGTTCCAAAATGCGTTGTAATTTCCATAACTTCTTTTTCACTAAATTTATAACGTGAGGCTCACGATATTCGTTTCATAATTCGCCCTCAATATATTTTGCTCTTTACGGTTATCCCAGGTTAGTGATCCACTAATAATCATCAAATTTGCCTTCCCAGTCAGCAACGACTCTAACTGCTTATATTCAGTCTGGAATATCATCACCTCTAAAAATTCGTAATTAGACTCAAGGATTAATTTACACATAACTTCTCCTTTACGTGTCTTTTTAATCTCCATTTCAGTAACGTAACCCGCAACTATTACATAGCCATTATTCGGTCTATTATCGGTGTCTAAGCACTCCTCAAACGATACATACTCGTAATTAGTGGCAAAGTTACCTTCTCCGTATCGTCTGTAAATAGCATCATAGTCGAAGAACGCTAAACCCGAAAGTTTCTTTTGTAACAATGCCCACCACCATGAATCATTCGCATGTCTGTCAGCACCTACTAAAATTTCATTATCTTCTTTGATTTTACTTTTTATAGACCCTAAATATTCAACAAGTAAATTCACACGTTCTTGAGGAGTTGTAATCCCCTCTATTGAGTCAAAAGCTCCTGACAAAATTAAGTTCTGAATAACCCGTGTATTAACTGCCGAACCTTTCCATTTATGACGAGTAATAAAGTCTTCCAAAGACCAATATTGTCCGTTCTCTTTACGTTCCTTTAAAATTTGTGTTGCAGCCTTTTCTGCGACTTGTTTGACCCCTGTAATAGACCAATATAATAACTTATTCTTAAAGTCAATTGCTACATCAATATCTGAGATATTAATGTCAACAGGCTTTACAGCACAAACCCTCGTCTTATTAATTTCCGCTATATAACGAGGGTAATCCTCATCAGTAGCATATTTAAACGCAACAGACCAATATTCAATAGGATAGTGAACCTTGATCCATTGCGATATGTAGCCCGTTATTGCATAGGCGGCAGCATGGCTATTACAGGTCACGATCCCTTCCTCGGTTGTAAACGTGTGATATGGATCTTCCATTTCAACATCATAAACTTCCTCCGGAGGATTCTTAATAATAGAGGCTATTCTTTCCACTTTCGTTTTAATCCCCTTGCGCCCCATGACAGTTCGACCCATTTCATAATGAAATTTTTTATGACAAGATGGGCAAACTGTCATCAAATTATCAATTTTATTGTTAGCATGATCCCCATCTTTATGATGAACCTCGAGTCTCCTATGGATTTTACCACAATTTTCACAATAATTCTTTTTTAATTCCCTTCGATATTTATCCCACTTCTTCCAATTCGTTTCCCCTTTAGTCGTAAACCCCTCGTGACCCTTTTTGGAATTTAACACAAATTTCTCAACCTTTGACGAGGGTGTGTATGGAAGATATCCAAATTGGTCTGTGAAATTTCCTCCAACCCAATCGTTCACATTTTTATCATACAAATACAATTCGTCCCCAACACGTAAATTTTCAGCTTTAACTTGTCGACCATCTGGTAATGGAAATTTATGATTTCCTGTCACGGTAATCTTTGAGCCATTTTCAAGTTTAATCGTTAAAGTTTCTCGAATACCTTGAAAATAAATGTCTTTAATCTCATTAAGAACTAAATCCCCTTTTTCATTTAAAGACCAAGAACTTCCGTACCCCCTGTATTTATATTTATCATGTAATGCACCATGGCCATTATCGAATGCCCACTTTCTATCATGTTTTACACGATACATTTCAGCAATAGTTGGATGCCAAGCCCCATTAGTCCGGCTATGACGTTTAATCCTCTCGTTCCCAGAAATGCATCTATTAAATAAATACGTCGAAGCCTTATCAATAGCGTCCCATACCTTTTCACTATATTCCTGGCTTACGCCATAATTATCCCGATAATAAGGAATAAACCGTTCTTTATACTGCTGGAGAGCTTCATACTTCTTCTTCACCATCGCCTTACGCACGTCATCGGCTTCCACCAATGACAACCCGCCTAACTCCCGGCACAACTGCATGATCTGTTCTTGGTAGGCAAATACTCCGTATGTGTTCTTCAGAATTTCATCCGTTCCCACATAATATTCAACCTTCTGATTACCTTCTTTACGAGAGACATACTCGTTGTGAAAATTATTTTCCATCGCTCCAGGGCGATACAATGAAATAGCTGCAATCAAATCCTCTATATTCTCTGGCTTCATTTGTTTACAATACCCCGTCAATCCGCTACTTCCAAAGTGGAAATTGTCCTCGTTCCACCCGTTTTGGAAATACCTGTACACTTCAACATCATCAAGAGGTACGCTGAAAATATCAAGGTCAACGTCTTCATTCTCCTTGATAAGTCTTACCATATCCTGAAACTTATCAAACTGTTTTACCCCTAACACGTCCTCTTTCAAAAATCCCGCTGCGTCCATTTCGCCACCTTCCCACTCTGTCACGTAGTCTTCTCCCTGCTTCCTGATAGGAACCCACCGGAACATATCATGTTCATCAGGAAATACCATCATTGCACAGGCATGAATTGATTGCGCTTTAGGAGCTGGCATAATCAACATCACTTCATTTATCAAATCGGGGTGAGCTTTTACAAACTCTTTAACCCGGCTATGAGCACAAGCAATCTTAAACAAGTCTTCAGGCTTTCGATCATTTACGTCGAACACCTTCATCATCTCGTTTGTTTCTTGAAAATTCAACCCATATACACGAGCCATATCCTTAATGGCTGCTCTCAACTGTAATGCACTGTAAGTTCCAACGGAACACACCTGTTTCCATCCGTACCGTTCTTCCATATATTTCTTTACCCTTGGTCTATCTTCTCCAGGGTAGTCCACATCTACATCAGGAAGACTAACCTTGACACGTCCTACATTCAAGAAACGCTCAAACAATAAGTCGTATTTCATTGGGTCCAACTTTGTAATCCCCAATAAGTAGGAAACAAGGCAACCCCCTGCAGAACCACGGCTTATCCCTGTCATAATTCCGTTTCTATGACACCAATTAATAATGTCCCATGTAATTAGGAAGTAATCTATTGCCTCCCCCAGCTTTATAACCCCCACTTCACGATCTATTCGCTCTGCTATGACATCATCACCCCAGTCCTCAAGTAAGTCTGGGTGTGCCTCTAGCCCTTTCTCAATAAGAGACCAAAAGAGATCTTCATTCGTTTCAAACTGTGAAGCCTCTTCCGGAGTCATTTTGTAGCGGGGTAAATGACGCGTCTTTACGTCAATTGTAAAATCAATTGCATCAGCAATATCTTTCAATAAATCAACTGCGTCGGTGAATCTTGAATAAGCGTCTTCAAATCCCTGTTCAGTATCAGGAAACATAGAAGCTAACTCAAGAAAATATTGGTCGTTAGCTTTAAAGTATTGATTGTCACTATCGTACGCAGTTGTGCCCCCTATACTCTGTAACCGAAGTCTTATACAACTATATTCTTCGTCTAAGTACCAAGCGTCTATTGACGCCACAGGAACTAAATTTCTGTCTTTAAAGAAGGCTTTCAGGTTCTTTAAATACTTTTCATCCCGACTATTATCAGTATATTCAACGGGATCAAGTTGATATATTACAGCATCAAGACCTAACCCTTTCAGTCTTGAATAATCAAGCGTTTTAGGATCAAGAAATAATACTAAATCATCATTATTACGAGTAACAGCATTAAAGTCAGAAAGACTGATATATTTGGGATTGTCGCAATTGATAAACTTATTAATTGTCAATAAGTCCCTCCAACCCTTTTCATTCCGGGCATATACTTTAACCGTAAAACGATAATCGTTAGGCTCATCGGAGACAGTACATTCCATTCCGATAACACTCTTAAGACCGTTCTTTTGACACTCCTCCTGAAATTTAAGTGCCCCGGCTAAACTGTTTTTCTCACAAATTCCCAACGTATGTACCCCTAGAAATTTTGCCTTACGACACCATTCGCTATATGGTCCAGAGCCAGAAGTTATTTCATATTGTCCGTGAACTCCTAAGAAAACCTCCGTAGGAATTTCCTGAGCAGCTTGCCCTACATACTTTAACCGAATTAACTTTACATCGTTTTCTTTCCCCCTAGGGAGCATATAATACACTCCTCCGAAACGATAAGCATAATAGTCACATTCAGTTCCTACTGATTCTCCACCTCTATCACTGGCTGGAATACCTACAAAATTAAAGTCGTCATCAAATAACGCTCCGTCGTAGGCAGGTTTATATAACTCAAATGTACTACCACCAATTTCAACAATACCTTCGTCAACAACCGTGTAGCACATTAAATTCTTTTCAAGGTAATCAAGAAATTCTTTCATCTACTAACATTTCATAAAGTTGTTCAGTAATATCGTCACCATCCTTAAAACCTAATTCAACAAAATGCCTAGCAAGTAATTCACTGGTATGATTGTTTAGTTCGTATTTACCTGACTTAAAATTACAGAAAATTATTTCAACTTCTTTTGAAGTCATTTTTGCAATATCAAAAATAACTTCAACTTCCTCTAAGAAACGTACAGAACCGAAAACAATATTAGCTCGATAAGCATCTTCATCAGGCAATGATGTCCAAATTTTTGTAATTTGTTTACCTGTCCATTTCGCCCAAACTTCATTTCCGGCAATATCTTTTAAAATTTCGCCTGTTCTTTGTAATAAATCACGCCCTCTAACACCAATCGCATACGGCACAGGATTTGGATAAATAGAAAAAGGTAAAAGAAAAGACTGAAAATTATTTTTCCAATATCTGTAAACATCAGAATTCACATCTATATGGCAATCTGTTCCTGTCAAAATTTTCATCAAAATCGAACGTATCCCATCACTAAAATCTCCAATTATTACCGATCTACCTTCTGCTTTAGAATTTTCCTGAAATTGTGTAGCTCGGTAAGATTTCCCACTACCTATTACGCCCACTAATCCGTAAATAGTTCCTTTATTATCCGACATAGTTTTCAGTAAATTTTTTAATTGATTTAAAATAATTCCAGTTATCAGAATATTTTTCTAAAAGTTCATTACAATGTTTCATAACACTATGAATTTTTTGTGTATTATTGCCTAAAGCAACTTCATTCTTACAAAAAATCCATAAATCAAGATAATCACAGCACTTGAAAAGTCTGTACTGCATTTCAGTCATAGACTCTTTAATCACCCTATCAGAATAGGGAAAAAGAACCGAATCACCGTCACAAATTTCATGCTCAATAATATCCCAAGCCTCAGCCGTTTTGCCATTGAACTTCTTTACACAAGCGTTTAAATCACCTGTTACACTTTCAACATAATCATGCATCAACACTTTATCCCACACATTTATGTCATAAGAAACGTCCTCTTCTGAAGCAAACCAACGGAATAGCATCCCTACGACCAGTCCGTGTTCCAAAAGGTTGTACCCCCGATGATGGGGGGTATTAGGTAACCTCTGAATATCTTTCATTCCCAAGAGAATGTCAATCTTTTTGTAATTCATGCGAAATCTTCTTTATTTAATTAACTTAGTTGAACAATTCGTTCAACAATGGATTCTTAAATTCAACTGTTTCCTTTGTCCAATAACGGAAGATAACTTTTGCCCAGTCGCTGAATAATTTATCCTGAAACATACTGTCAAGTGCTCCTCTTAATTCATTTTTGCTCACAACCCCTTCCCGGCACATCGACTCAAAGCTAGACAATTGTTTAATCAAATAATCGAACTCCTTTAAACTTTTATACGTTGGGGTATAAGTAAAGTTTGTCCCGGAGGGGAAAGTCCCGATTTCTTTTTTAGCAACCTGTTCGACAAGCGGTAAAAACTCTTGATAAACATGAAGATTATCCGCCTTATGAAAGTAACTTCCAACCGGAACGCCAACCACAGCAGCTATATATTCCTGCATCAATGTGAAATTAAAAACATTCACCGCGCTAAATCCCCACACAATGTCGTTTGATCGAATGTCAACATAACAATTCATTTTCCCATTAACAACCATAAAATGAATCGAACGTGTGCAGGGGGTGTCTTTTGTTTTTAAAAGAGGCAGTCCCCCGGCGTCAACACTATAATCTGCACTTCCATCAAAATCATCAGAAATTGGATCGTGAATTGTAATAGCTGCTTCCCGAGTGTCTATATCCTCTTTAAACTTTTCAACAACGAAGCGCAATTGGTCAGTCACGTTCTGATACATTGATGGTTCTTTTCTGTTACCGGACTTTCCGTTTTTGTACTGTCGGCGCATTCTACGTCCGTCAGTCGTTATTAACATATCGTCATTATCTCCATACCGCCGTATCCGAGGACCATAGCCTGCTCTCATGAACTCCCCATCATCAGAAAAAGTTTTCAAATTCTTAACGTATGCAGCAGGCATATCTAAGCAATTATCACCACGAGCAATCCATAAAGACTCAATCCACCCCAAAGTTTTGTTCCACTTACGTTCCGGGATACGAACATATCTGTCAATAGGATTTGTTATTTCTATCAACACGGCTGAAGGAATCTCACGACATTGAAATCCACGCCGGGTTACATTCACACCGCTTTCAACGAGTGCTCTTGACAAAGCAATAAATGCTTCGTTTAAATTCTCTGCTTTTATAAACATACATCAACGGTTTTTATTTAAGTTCAATTCTTTTTAATAGACACCCGCCTATCGTTATTCCTCTCTTTATGTAACGTTTTAAAACCATTCTCGTTACATCAAAATATAAATATGCTTCTTTTATGGAATCAAATTCTTTAAACAATTTCCCATTCTTGTAAGCATGAATTTTAACTTTCAATTTTTCACGAATTTTATCGTAATGTTCTTTCCAATTAAAAGGATTAGGAGCTTCTATCTTTAATGGAATACCATTCTTGAATTCATCAGCGTACCTCCAAATAAACCCACCTGCCGTATCGTGTTTTGGTTTCCTTTTACAGCAAGCTGAAATGTTCGCACTTTTCACCCCAGCACCCCTAATGGCTTCCGTAACGGAATCGAAAACAGCTACAAAATTTCCATTAAGATCGAATTGAACGACCTTCCGTTTATGGGCTTCATGGCTCTTCTCTTGGGCTTTTTCCAAACCTCTTTTCAATCTTCCATCATCGTTTTGCCATTGTTCTTTACATCGTTTGGCCTGACCCAATCTTTGGTCTTCTTTCCATTCATATCCAATATTTCCATCCCCTCCATCTGTCATATTATAGCCACCCTTCTTCGTATTAAAACGGCAAACAAAATATTTCTCAGCATAATTTAATTTTGCCCTTAACCCTATTTCCGTATTAGAATCCAAATACATTAACGTGATAACTTCAAAATTTTCTTTTCCATATTTTCTAATTGCTCTCTGAATTTTTAATTTGCCCGAAACAGAATGGTCACAATGAGCTTTAAACCTTTCTTTAACTGAACGTGCTGTTTGCCCAATATAACACTTTCCATTAATTTTATTTTGAATACAATAAATATAACCTCTCATAAGCGTTCAAATTTTGTATAAAAATCAAAACAAATGTACAAAATTTGAACGCTAAACCAATTCTATAAATCAATATTCCATTTCGGAGGGAAAAAGTATTCAATCTTCTTAGGGCTTTCCTTATATTCTGCTTTCATCCTCACCCCTTTGACCTTTACCCCTGGAGTATCTAATCCTCTGGCTCTGAGGTATTTATCGGTTTCGCAAAAAGTGGACTGAAGATCAATCAATGTCGGCAACCGATTAGGAAGGGGTTTAAATTCCATTCCTGTTTCTTTCTCGAAGTGGGACATCAGCTCCTCAAAATTTTCATGAACCCACTTAATCACGCCCACATAATCACACCCTCGCGCGTCCTCAAAAGTTCTTTCTATTCCACGAATGCTCCCCGGACCAGTTATCACAAAATCATTTTCATCAAAGTTGAACAAGGTAGAATAATTCAAGTCAATCGCATACTGCTGTGCGGTAAAATCCCCATATATTTTCATCTTTCTAAACACTCCAAACAGCTCCTCTAATGACTGTGCGTCTAAGAAGTCATAAATATGCCCGTTGTCAAAAATTTCACGTTGGAATACGCTAAAGTGTGCCCGGTGTTTAGACATCCCCTTCATGTAGGAGTACTCCGGTAATTGGTAGAAACAACAATTAATGATGTAAGCACTTCCATAAATGGTAATGCCTCGTTTTACCATATCGTCAAGACATTTGGCAATGTCTTCCAATTCCACATTAAGGGTGATGTCCCCTAATTCCTTTTCAATCGCTTCCCATGTTTCTATCTTGTTAAAGTGTTTAAACAGCAATATACGGTAAAACATATCTTCCGGCTCGTAATCCTTACCGTTATAAATCACGTGGCTCAACAGGTACTGACTAACTCTGTCGAGGCACCTGTACGTATTACAAAATTTATATTTTTGTAATATAGGATCGTCCGTCCAAGGCTTTCGATCCCCACTGTACTTTCTCCAAAAGATATCCATTCGCTCGCATATCCAATACAAATACCAAGTAAATGAATCATTCGGAGCTGGGATAATCTTTTTACTTTTCTTTGCCATCTTCAAATGATTTAAAGGAGTTTTTAATTAGATAATCTGAATTTTGACAATAAGCGATGAACTCATCTTGCACGTCTTCCAAACCCACGTGCTCCAAAATTCTAACACCCAAATCGTAAACCGGGGCATCGTATGGCTCATCATGTAAAGACACATGGCAACCTGCCGATACAACCATCTTAGCCTCTTCTACAGCCTTTTGATAGTCATGTAGGAAGGTTTTACTTTTACGCCACATACTATCCCCCTTGGGAGACTCGCCAGAACGGTATTCGATCCTGTCATAATATTCTTGCAACTGCTCCGGCTCGTAATCATACCGTATATGAACGATACTCTTAAACCCGTTGTCCTCAAATAGGAATTTGGGTCTAAGCCGCCATGTTGCCGTCGTACCCGCACCATCCAAAACAACACTGTGACCCTTTTGTGCAACACTCTTTAGGAAGTAGCTAAGCCCTTCAGAATGACATAACCGCCTCGTCATACTGTCGTGCCCCTGCCAACGGCGTACACCGCCATTTTCGTACCACTTCCCAACGAAAATCAAATCCAAATCCTCACAATAAACTCCTACTTCCTTTTCTTTTCCGTCAAGTGTTTTAAATTTAAAGGGTGTCAATTCTAGCCCTAATGATTCAAGGTATTCCAAGAATAGGTAAACCCTCGTTGATTTGCCACTTCCTGAAATACCTTTGACTAGATATATAGTGGGACTCACTATTTCTTAGCTTTTTTCGGGGCGGCTTTCGGTTTAGCTTCTTCTGCGAGTTCCACAGCCGTTACACGTTTCTTAATAGGTTTGCTATCACCGAATTTCACCATACATTTCTCCTTACCATCAGAAGAACGATAAAGGCGAACAATTTCTCCAACTTCGGATTCCCCTTTCAGGGTTACTTTTGAACCGTTTTTCAATCCCGG